CATATTGTAAACAATGTTGTATAAATATGAGTTTAAACGATAATGGAACATTAAATATAGATAAGTTCAAAAATATGTTATCAAAAGTAGATAGACCGTTTTTATATCAAACATTAACTGATAACTTGAATAAATATCCTCAGAAAATAGAGTCTGCTATAGGTTTTTATTTTAAAGACTTAGGAATGACTCAAAATAGGGGATTGAGATATAAAGATAGTATATTTGAAAATGAAGAGTCAAATAAATTAAGTAGTATAAGTTCAGTAAGTTATAATGTTTCTGATGATGTTATAAGAAAATGGGGACAAAATTATAATTCTGAACAAATTATAAAACTAGAGAATTTTTATAATGATATGCAAAATAGCTATGACGTTAAAACAGCGTCCCACAAAGACTATTTAAAAAAAATTTCTAAAGTTTCGTTGAAAATGGATGAGGCATTAGATAATGATAATGTAAATGAATTTCAGAAACTATCAGGAGTTTATGATAACTTAATGAAATCTGCAAAATTTACAGCAGTACAAAGATCAGCAGTTGATGATACTGGTGGCTTTGCAACATTTTGTGAGTTTATAGAAAGTCTTGAAAAAGAAGGCTTTATAGAACCTGCAAAAATTACTGAAGATTATGATATTGTTGAAGCCACAATTGCAGATATGAAGAATTATACAAAAAAATTAGTATTGGGTGATAGTTCTATATCTACTATTACAACAGAACAATTAAATAAAATAAAAGAAAAACAAGAAGAAACCGATGAAGAATTAGAAGGTGAAAATGATGTCATCGATAAATAATTTTAAAGCTGAAAAAGACAATAAAAAACAAGGAATTTTAGATATACATAATCCTTCGGGGAATAGTTTTGAAAAAGATGTAAATCCTATGGAGTCAACATTTGAGAGTGTAAAAAATGAATTCGCTAAATATGTAAGTTTATGGAGAGTATGTCCCGATTTATTTATTGATTTTATTACCCCAAAGGATAGTAAATTTAAGTTATTTTTCTATCAAAGGGTGTTCCTAAGAACTGCAATAAGACATAAATATTTTTATGCAACTTTTACAAGAGCATTTTCAAAGTCGTTTTTAAGTATATTAATACTATACATAAAACTTATTCTGTACCCTAACATATCTTTATTTATTTGCTCAGGTGGAAAAGGACAAGCTACAAATATTGCTAAAGAAAAAATAGAAGAGATATGGGAAAAGTTTCCTATACTTAAACGAGAAGTTAAAGATTATCAAGTTTCTAAAGATTATTTAAAAGTCACACTTCAAAATAATAGTAGGCTTGATATAGTTGCAGTCCGTGAAAGCACACGTGGTGGTCGTAGAAATGCTGGGTTGATTGAGGAGGCAATTTTAGTTGATGGAAAACTTTTAAATGAAGTAATAATCCCTTTAATGAATGTTAATAGACGTGCGAAAAATGGAGATGTTGACCCAAATGAACCACATAAACAACAAATTTATGTGACAACAGCAGGATATAGAAATACATTTGCGTATGATAAGTTAAAACAAATACTAGTTTGGATGTGTACAAAAAACAATGAAGCATTTGTTATGGGTGGCAGTTGGAAAATACCAGTATTACATAAATTATTAGACCCAGATTTTGTTGATGAGTTAAAAGAAGACGGTACTTATAATCCTTTATCATTTGACCGTGAATATAATTCTATATGGACAGGGTCTGGTGAAGATAGTTTCTTTAATGAAGATATGATTACGAAAAACAGAACACTTAAAAAATCTGAAGATAAACCTGATTTTAAAGTTACAGATGATACAAAGTATGAAATTAAATATATTGTATCAACAGATGTAGCTAGAAGTGAAGGAAATCAAAATGCTAATACTGTAGTTACAGTAGGAAAAGTAAAACAGAATCTTGCAAATGGACATTGTGTAACTAATATAGTCAATATGTTTGTTTTACATGGTGAACATTTTGAAGAGCAAGCTATAAAGATTAAAAAGATAGTATTTAAATACAAAGCAGAAATGTGCCCATGCGATTTAAATGGACTTGGTGCAGGATTGGCAGATTATCTAGTAAAAGAAAACATAGATGAAAATGGAGAAATTTATCCACCTTTTTCAATTGTCAATGATGATAGATTTGATAAATATAAAACAGATGATAGTCTACCTTTATTATATGCAATTAGATCGCAAGGAATAGCTGGACAAATTCATGTAAATTGTTTATCTCAAATTTCATCAAATAAAGTTAAGTTTCTAATAGACGAAATGGAAGCGAAATCACAACTTTCAAAAACTCAGGTTAAAGATATGAGTGGTAGAGAAATGGGAGAATATTTAGCACCATTTTTAAATACCACATGTTTAAAAGATGAAATGTTAAATCTACGTGCAAAACAAACAGGTAAGGATATTATATTGGATAGAATTAATAAAGGAGTTCAAAAGGATAGATTTAGTTCTTTGGAATATCTTTTATGGTATGTAAGACAAATAGAAGATAATTTTGAAGATGATTCTGATGATGATGAACGTCAATACGTATTCTATTAAACAAAAAAGGAGGTGTAAATTTGCAACCATCAAATTTAGATAATAAACAATCAAAAAATGCTAAAGCTGGCAGACCACAGGGTTCTAAAAACACATTTACAAAAAAACAAGTTGAATCAATGCAGTTACAAATAGATGAACTTCAAAAACAACATAATTCATACGATGATGTTGTAGATAGTTTTGTTGATGGATTTATATTAGAGTTAACACAAAATATAAAAACGATAAGTATGGACACATTACAAAAATGGTTTAGTAATCCAGATGATTATATGAAAGAAATAAATAATCTACTTACGTATTATTATATTATAGATGGTAATATATCTCAACTTTATGATCTAATATTCTCATTGCCAGAATTAAATTATAGAATTAAAACTTATAAAAGATTAGATAGTTATGAGAGCGATATGTTAGCTATAAAAATAGCATTAGAAAGAAATGTAAAACATAAGACATTAACTAGAGAATTACTTGTTCAATTAGCAAATAACGGTTCTGTTTTAGGTACATGGTTAGGGAATAAAAAAGAACCTTACTTTAATGTATTTGATGATTTAGATTATATTTATCCTTATGGCAATTATCAAGGTAAAATGGTTGGAGTATTTGATTTATCTTATATAGATACATTAACAGATTCACAAAAATTAGCTTTATATAATAATTTAAAACCATTAGTAACTTCTACAATATATGATAAATGGAAAAAGGAAACTAATATAACTAAAAAGAATGAATTACAGTTAATTGTATTACCTCCTGATAGGTCATTAGTTGCTAGAACTAGAGTATTATCACATAATCAAAGATTAGGATTACCACACGGTACTCAAGCCATATTCGATTTACAACACAAGCAAAAAATGAAAGATTTAGAACGTACTATGGCTGATAAAATTATAAGAGCTATTGCTATAGTTAAGATGAAAGATAAAGATGATAATGATAATAAAGTAAAAGAAAGCGTACAAAAGAAAGTATTTGATAAAGTAAAAAAAGCTTTAGAAAAAAATACTAGCAGTAATGGTGGTTTAACTTGTTTAGCTATGCCATCTTTTGCAGATTTCTCATATCCAGAATTCAAGGGTGCTGATGATATATTAGATTCTGGTAAATATGATAGCGTTAATAATGATATTACTATGGGAACTGGTATATCCTCGGTATTAGGAAATGGATCAGGGGGCAATTATAGTTCGGCAAACTTAAATCTTGATATAATTTATAGTAAGATAGGTGCAATGCTAGAACAAATTGAAGAAATATATAATCAATTAATAGTAATTACATTAGGACAGAACAAAGGATCTAACTATTATTTTGAATATGACAAACAAAAATCATTAACAAAAAAAGAAAAATTAGATATTTATAAAGGATTATCAGATAAAGGATTTAGTGTTAGACCAATGATTGAATTGGTTGGTGGAGATTTTGAAGCATTTATAAATGAAAGTATATACGAAATAGATGTTCTGAAATTAAGAGAGAAAATTATCCCACAATTAACCTCATTTACATCTACTGATACAGATTCAAATCAAATTGGACGAACTACAGTAGATAATCCTACTAATGAATCAACAATCACAAGCCAAGAAACTGATGGAAACAAAAACCCAAAACCTAGTACAACATAAAGTAGGTGATAAATTTGAAAATACTAGTTACAAAAAAAGAAGGATTAATTACTATTGCATATGGTAGTAATAGATTACTTATTGATGAAAATAGTAAAGTATATAAAAAATTAAAGGAATTATCAAAAGAAGATATTAAGATTTGGTATGAAACTAATAGATTTAATAATTTATTAGACTTAAATAATTAAATATTGAATTAATATAATTATTTATTATATGTATTTTAATATTTAATAGATTATACATTGGAAGGTGGTGATAAATTGGAAGAAAAGAATAAAAAGTTAGGACAATTTAAAATGTCTTTGAATTCATTAGAAACAGTCCCAAGTGACCCAACAATTTTAAAAAGTGACATAGTAATATTTGACTTTGAAAAAAGTGGAAATAATCAAGTGATTACTAAAGAAGTAGCACTAGATAATATGAAATTTTTAATAGGTAAGAGACTATGTTGTAAATATATTAATAAAGAAGATAATGGTGGAGAATTAGATGCTCTGGGAACACATGAACAGTATGAAACTGCTAATAGATCTGGAGATGATGTAATTTATACAGATACTGAAGGTATTGGATTTATAGAAGATGTTTATATTGGTACATATATAAATGATAATGGGATAGAAAAAGAAGCTGTCATAGGAAAATGTATATTTTGGTGTGATGACCATTATTCAGATATAGTAAATTTACTTAAACTATGGATTTCCAATAATATTAAAATTCATTTTTCTGTAGAATATTATTATTTTAATTATTTAATTAACGATGGAGTTGAATACATTCAGAGTCCAATTTTATTTAATGCTTTAACAGCTTTAAATAGTGAGGATAGGGGTGATGCAATTGAAGTATTGCCAGCATATAATTGTGCAACATTGACAAGCTTTAATGAATTAAAAGACCAATGGAATAAAGCAGTAAATAGTTTACAATCTAGCGAAAATCTAGGTTCTAATAAATTAAAACAAAATAACAACCAAAAGGAGGAAATAAAAAAAATGGAAAATATATTTTTAAACGCAATGAAGGCAAATAATCAACTTTCATTTGGAGATATTAGAGATAAAATATATGAATCATTAGCATCGGTTATGATAGCTGAAGAATACAACAGTCTTTGGATTGGAATGTATGACGTATATGAAGATTTCTTTATCTATGATACAAGAGAAGGTGATAAGTACGTAAATTATAAGGTGGTTTATTCTAAAGCTGATGATGATACAATAACAGTGTCTTTGGATAGTAAAGAAAAGGTTGAATTTCAACGTGCTTATGTTTCAGTAAATGCATTACTAGAACTTGAAACTTCAAAGAATGCGTTAGTTGAATTGCAAGAATCTAAAAATGCTTTAGAAACTGCCACTTCTAAAATTGAAGAATTAACACAAGAAAACAAATCTTTAAATGAAAAGGTGGTTGAAAAATCAAGTAACTCTAAAGTAGATACTGAAAAATTTAATGAATTGACTAATAAACTAGTATCTTTAAATTCATTAGTATCAGAAATGCAACCAATTGTTGAAAAATACAATGCAGAAGTATTTGAAAAATCTTTTAATGATGCAAAAGAGTCTTATAAAAAGAAATTTACTAGTGTAAATGCTTTGGAAGTATTTGATGAAGAATCAACACAAGAATTAATTAAAGAATCTATTAATTCTGTAAAAGAAAAAGCAGACAAAGCTAAATATAGTTTAAATGCTTTAATCGTTGAAAGTATTAAACCAATAGAAAAAGATATTGATACAGATGATATTATGTCAAATGTACCTAAAATCAGTATTAACCAAGTTATTAAATCAGAAGATACTGAAAAATTGGTTAATATCGAAGAAAATGTCTTATCAAAATATGGACTAAACTATTAATAATATAAAATAAATATAAGTGAGGTATAAGTTAATGGATAAATTTTATTGTTATTCACCTAAATTAAAAAATGAATTAAAAGAATTAGGTTATAAATGGATTGATACTGGAAAACATCATGTAACTAATAGAGTATATTGGGTATATGAAATTGTACCAGAGTTAAAACAATATCTAGTTGAAAGAAGAGATAGAAAGAAATAATCTATCTCTTTTATTATGCAATAAATTATAAGTTGAATTTTATAAGTTAAAGGAGATAATAAGTGATGAAAATAGGAAATTTAGAAGTATATGGAGTCATATACAAAATAACAAACATTATTAATGGTAAAGTTTATATTGGACAAACTATAAATGGATTTGATAGGAGATATGATAATGGTGGCATAGGAATTGAAAGAGTTTATAATTTTCATAAATGCGCTAAGAAAAATAAAGGACATTTTAATCAACACTTGTTAGGCTCTATTGAAAAATATGGCTTTAATGCATTTGAAGTAACTGAATTACTAGACATAGCATTTTCAAAAGAAGAATTAAATATTAAAGAAATTTGTTGGATAAAAACTTATAAATCCAACAAATCTAGTTATGGATATAATCAAACTGATGGTGGAGACAATTCTTTTCAAGTAACAAGAAAGATTATTTGTTTAAATAATAGAGAAATATTTAATTCTATAACTAATGCAATTAAAGAATATAATACCAAATCTATGTTATCTCATTTATCAAATCCTAAAAAATATAAATCAGCAGGAAAAGATAAAATAAGTAATGAAAAATTAGTATGGTCTTATTATGAAGATTATTTGAATATGTCGGAAAAAGATATAGAAGAAAGAATACTCTTTACTAATACATCAAGAAAATTTTATAAAAAGGGTTCAAGAAAATCACATAAGATAAGAAAAATAATATGTGTTACAACTAATGAAGAATTTGAGTCGGTATATCTTGCTCAAGTAAAATATAAAATAGGTTCATATATTTTTGAAGCCTTAAAAGATATTAATAAATCTTGTGGAAAACATCCAATCACAAACGAACCATTAAAATGGGAATATGTAATTTAAATATTTGTTAATTGAAATGATATACATTAATAAATATTAAATAAATAAATTAAAGAAAATAATAATTAATTTTTATAATAAAAGGAGACGATTTTTATGGCTACACAATTACGTAAAGCATTATTTACACCAGGAACACATGCAGTATCAGAAATCAATACAATTTGGGCTAAACCAGTAGCAAATGGTGCTATTCTAACAGGTTCAAATATGGACAATGGAGGATTAGTAGAATTTGCAGGAAGAGATGCTAATGGAAATAGACAATGCAAACCATTTGATGGAACAGGAGAATATTTTATATTACAAACTCATGTTGAAGATCAATTACTAGTTGATATGGGAGAGACAGATTACAAAAACTTTTTCAATGAAATCGGAGAACCTGTAAGACTAGTTAGAGTAGAAAAAGGAGTAAATCAAGAATTATCAGGATACACAGTTAAAGGTGGAGTTACTCTAGCTTTAGACTTACCTGTAATTTGGGATGCTACTAATAAAGTATTCCAAGTAATAGATACTATAACAACTGAAACTCAAATAGCGACTGTAGTAGGATTAGACACTGACTTTGGTTACAATGCTGGTGCAACTACTATCAGAATCGAATACAAATAATAAATAAATTATAAAAAGAAAGGATGATAATAAAATGGAATTAAATAAAGAATTCTTACAATTAGGTAAAAGAGTATATAACAACAAAACATCAGTAAACGCAGAAGGAATAAATGAGGACGAAAATGTAATAATTGAATTAGTTAATAAAGCTTATAATTCAAATGCTACTATAAATAACATTCAAGCCTATAGAGATCTAAATCAATTAATCGTGACTACTGCTGAACAATTACAAGTAGTAGATAGACAAAGATATATCGACTTAGTTTCTGACTATAAGAAAGTTGGTTCTAACGATATAATGCAATATAACGTAGCGGATAAAGTAGCTAAAGTTACTACTGCTGTAACTGCTACTGGTACAGGAGTAAACTTTACTAAAGTACCATCTTTCACAAGCAAAGTTTATGCTACACCATTTAAACATCAATTTGGTATTAAGTATTCTGTTTCAGATATGCTTTCAAATCCAATTAACCAATTTCGAAATGCTGTAAATTTAGTTAATGAAGAAAAGACTAGATATATATTATCACAAATATTCGTTGCAGTAAGAGAAGCTTCTGCAAATTCTAAGATACCTACAAAACAAAAATATAGTGGTGCAGGTATTACTTTTTCAGGATTTAAAGGAATTGAAAGTTCTTTATTAAGATACGGTAGAAATATTAAACCTGTTATGATAGCTGACACTGCTTTTATAGGTTCTTTAGCAGACAAACAAGCTAGTGTTACAGTAACAGGAATGACTAATGTTCCTTTATATTTAACAGATGCTATGAAAGAATCATTATTAAGAGATGCAACTATAGAACAAATTTCTAAAACACTTGCTATTTCTATAGATAATCCTTATACAGATAACATGAATTCAAAAGTAGATTTACCAGTTGATGAAGCAATTTTAATTGCTGGTGGTTCTGCTAGTCCATTAAAAGTTACAGAATTTGGAGATATGGCTTTACTTTCAGATACTATGCAAGAACATATCGAAAACGAAGAAGTATTTATGAAAATATCTTATAAAGTAGATATAACTTTATTATTAAATAGAGCTATTGGTTACATAAAAGATACTTCTGTAGTTCTTTAATCAATATAATTAGGACTTCTTTAATTAGAAGTCCTTTATTTTAATAATTTATAAATTAAGGAGAGAAAAATAATGAGAAAAAATACAGTAACATTAGTAAGAAAACAAGCTGATACATTTGAGGTAAATTATCCTTTTGCATTACCAGAAGGGAAATTAACACATTTTGACTGGACGGGAACTAAAGGGAGTATTATAAGCAAAAGAGATGTTCCAGTAGAAGTGTTTCAATGGTTAAAAGATAGTACAACTACCTTTACATCAGGACAATTAATGGTTGAAGAACAAGGTAATGAAGATTTAGAAGAAGATGTTAAATATTTAGTAGAAGATGTTGAAGAAAAACAATTAGAAATAAAAGATGCTATAAAAACTAAAGATGAAATACAAGCAATGTTAACAACAGGAAATCAACTTGTATTAAAGAAAGCTTTAAATGATTTAGTCAAAGATATTACAGATGACGTACAAGTAAAAGAAGTAAAAGCTTATATATATAGAACTGCAATTGATATCGGTATAGATTCCAACGCAAAAAGAAAAGTAGTTTGTGAATGGTATGGATTATCGGATTATGAAAATTGTGGTTATATTTTTGATGAAGAAACTAAATAAAATATAGAAAGGTGTGAGATATTATGGCAGTTACAAGTTATGATACTATATGGGAAACCTTTCGAGATATCTCAGGATTAGATGATGATTTACTACCTTCTGATGAACAAGGAATATATATAGAAATTCATAATGCAGTAAGAAAATATAATATCAAGACCGATGATAGTGAAGAAAAGTTAACTTATTCAGATACAACAGAAGATTTGAGTAAGTCTTTAGATGATAATAGATTACAATTACTCGCATTATTTATTAAACAAAATATATTAGAAAGTAAATTAGAATATTTTGAACAAATATATCAATATGATTTAAAAGAAGTTAAGAGTAAATTCTTTAAAGATCAAGTTTCTACTAGACAATCCACTATAGAAAAAGTAGAAAAAGAGATATTGGAAATATTGAGTTACATGGATGACCATGATTTAAATGACTAATGAAAGATTTTAGTAATTATAAAAAACATGTTCAGATTGATATGAAGGATTATAGTGGTAAATTTCATTTTAACGAACAGTTAAAACAAGAAGGTACAGATATTGAAATAAATGAAAAAAGTAGCCAAACAATAGATAATGTAGATACTGTTATTAGAGCAATAGTTAGAAATCATGGTAACGAATATAATGAATCAAAAGAAGAACGTTCTGTAATGATTGATAAGAAATATGACTATAAAACAGGAGATTATGTTGAATATTTAGGGGATATATATTTAACGAATACTTTTGTTGATAAAGATAATCCGTTTTTTAATACTGCTAAAACGACTAGATGTAATTACATTTTGAAATGGATGATAGATGGTGTTCTTTATGAAATGCCAGCAATTGTAACTAATAATACCAAATATACGTTAGGAATAAAAAATTTGACCAGTGGATTTACTGAAGCCGATGGTATGTTTGGGGCTATAGTTGGTTATAATGATATAGCTAAAAATATACCTTTGGGCAAAAGATTTATAGTAAATGGACAGGCTTGGGAAGCTACTCAATTAGATCATTCTAGTGTACCAAATGTATTGGCTATATTGCTAGGAGAAACTAGTAAAGTAAGTGAAAATGACAATTTAGAACTTGAAATTGCTGATTTCTACCAACATAAATACACAATCACATTAAATTCAACATCGAAATCAGTTGTTGAAGGTGGTACTTATCAGATTTCTACAGTGGTTAAAGATGATGGAAAAGAAGTTAGTAGTTCTAATGTTACTTATAAATCATCAAACGAAATTATTGCAACAGTTGATAATAAAGGTTTAATTACAGCTTTTAAAACTGGTACAACAATTATCACGTGCAGTATAGGTGAAGTAAAATGTGATTTATCATTAAGTGTAATTACTAAGACTACAATACCTGTGATAAATTATACTACAAGCTGGACAAATAATAATGGTAGTGTATTGAAGTTAATGAGTTCAACTACAGTCAATTGTGTTAAAACAGTTGATGGTATAGGTGATAACTCTTTGGTTGTAAATTATACATTAGATAGTGTTGCAAGTAATTTAGTGGCACAAAAGAAATTAACTATTACAAAGGTTAATGATACAAGTTATACAATTAAAAATACTAATACATCTGTTGTTACTGATATTAGTATCACATTTACTGATAGTGTTACCGGAACAGTTATTGAAACAAAAGTAATACAATTGAAGGGGGTATCTTAGAATATGAATATTTTAAACCCTTCTAATAAAATAAAAGCAAGTAAAATTATTAATTTATCATGTCTTAATTAGGCTATGACTAGGTTTACAAATTAAATGAAAGGAGTGGTAGGATGTGAATTTAGATGATTTAAAAGAATTAGACGATTTTCAAGAATTTAAGGAATATATAAAGACTTTTATAATAGAAAACGAGAATTTATTTAGAATGATTTACTTTCCAACAAAAAATCCACTAGATACTATATCTTATCCATATCCTCAAGACCCTTATCAAATATTTGATAGTGATTCGGCAATTGGAGAAGATGGGAAGTCAGAAATACATGGTGTAGTACTATTTAAACAAAAAAATGATAAAATTCTCAATTCTAGTTTGCCAATATTATTAATAGACTTCCATACAACTAAACTAGGAACAAATAATATATACGATAATTTATATATTGCAGTAAGATTTTTATGTAAAGGTGAGTATGTACAAGAACTCGAAAACGGTATGAATCGTTCGTTTGTTATAGCTAATATGTTTGATAATCTTTTTAACTTTGCTAAATTTAATGATGTTGGAAAAGTACATAGGCAATCTTTTGATCCTATTCCTATCAATGAACAAAATATCGGATATTCAAGTATATATAAATGCAGAGTATTGGCAAATCATCTTTTAGATAATAAAAATTATTTACAAGATAAGTATGGAGTTGATAGTCGTGAGTATTTATAAAGAATATGATATTGATGATATATTATTGGATATTCCTTGTGAATTTGAAGATAATTTAAAATTATATCCAATTAAGATTAAAGATAGAAAAGAATTTCAAAAGTATGCGATGTTTATAATATTTTCAGCAGAACATTATAAAATAGATGAAGACGAACAATCAATATTACGTATAGCATTAACAAATTATATAGGCTTAATAAACAATGGAAAGTATCCTGACAATGAAGAAATAAAAAATACATATTTTTATATTGCAGTTAATGCCTTTGTAGAATTGTTCAAGATAATAACTAGAGGACAAGTATTGAGATTGTCTTTTAATCAAGAAGAACAAAGATATATATTCATAGATGAAAATGAAGTACCAGTTATAACTGATTGGAATTTTAATAAAATACGTCATATAGTTTTAAAACAAAATCTAATGTTTGAACCATTTGTATATGATGACGCTGATGATGCTCATTGGGCTAAAAAGGCAAAAAGGGCGAGAGAAAAACAAAATAAAGATTTTGGAGAATGGGAAAAGATTAATATTGTTAGTTGTAATAAACAAGTTAGTTATGATTTTATAAGAGACAACTATAATATTCTTCAATTAGAAGCTGATTTTGGAAGACTTATCAAGGACAAAGCAGTAGATGATATTCTTGCATGGAGAAAAGTATGCGATGAAAAAGGTGCAAAAACTTTACCTAATATTAGTCATACAGATGCAATATTTAAAGACTTATATAAAAACCCAGAAGAAAGTATATGGAAAGACGCAGATAATTCAGATTTATTAAAAAATATGGGTGCGTTAAAGAAATAATCAAAAGGCTACTTATTAATTTAAGTGGTCTTTTATTATATAAAAAATTAAAAAAAAGAAAGGATGATATAAATTATGTCAGTAAAAGTAGGAAAAAGAATACTTTGCGATGTTATGGACTTACATGTTTTTGATATTGCTACAGGAAAACATATTATGACAGAAGAAGATTTAACAACAGCATCATTAGATTTTGATGTTACAACAAAAGAAGTTAGAGGAGGTAAAGGAAATCCAGTTATCTGCATACTTTCAAGTGGTAGAAAAGTTACAATAAAAAGTGAAAATCCAGTAATGAATTTACAAAATATTGCAACTCAACTAGGGACTTCAATAGTTACTGGAGAAAATATTGGCTACACTGAAAAAAATAAATTAAAAGTAGATATTGATGGATTAGGTGTTGCTACAGTAGTTCTACCTAAATTGCCATTAACTCCAGCAAACTTAAAATTTTCTTACAAAGGAGAAGATTTAGTTGTAACAACTGATTATACAATAGGTGCTGATAAAAGAACAGTTACTATTTTAAAAGCAGGAGTTCAATTAAAGGAAGTTATAGTTGTAGAATCTTATGATTATAAAACTTCTGCATCAGCAAGAACAATTTCTATAGATAGTGAATCTTATCCAAAGGGAGTAAAACTTGTTTGTGATACATATTTAAAAGATACTGAAACAAACATTAAAGAAAGTTTAAAGCTTATATTCCCTAAAGCAATCCCAACGGGCAAGTTCTCGATGGCAACAAAATCTGAGGTCGATGCATCTCAAACATCTATTGAATACACAGTTATCAAATCAGATGATGCAGATGAGTTAGGATACATCTTATTAGAAGATTACACTACTACTCCTGACCCAATATTAGCACCAGTCAGCGATTTAGCAGTTACTAGTACAGTAGCAGGAAAGGCTGATTTAGTATTCTCTGCTTCAAGTGATGCTACTACTATTGGAGTTAAATATAAATTAACTTCTAGTTCAACTTGGTTAGATGTTGCAGTAGCAACAACTGGTACAAGTGTTAGAATGACTCCAGCAATAGCACCAACAGATACAACTGCACAAGTTATAAATCTTGCAACAGGAACTTATGACTTCAAGTTAAATGTAGTTGGTGGATTACATGTAGGAGACTCTAATATTGCAACAGGTATTGTTGTAGCATAATAAATTAAATGCTGAATATATGAACATCTTTAATTAGGTGTTCATTCTTGAGTATTTAAATAAAATATAAATAATAATAATTGTTATTTTCACAAATGTGTGTTAATATAATAATGTAGGATAAATAAGGAAGTCATGAGCCTTATTGAAAAGGAGTATTCCGAACTCCCTTCCTATATACATAAAAATCGGAAAATAAATTCAACGGAGGAATTAATAATGGAGGACATGGAATATCAACAAATTATACAACGGTTTAAAGAAGAAAACAAAGAATTAATTGAAAGTGGTAAATGTAAGAAGATATTTTTAGAAAATTTACCTAAAAGAGGGAAATTAATAAGTTGGAAAAATAGCATAGGATATAAAATATATTTTATATATGAGAATATAGAAGGATTTATAGAAATAATAGAACTAAATAAAGATGCTATAAATGTAATTGTGGAATATAAAGGAACACAGTATAAAATATCTACACCATCTTTATCAGATTGTAGAATTGGTGTAATTTTAGGAAAGATAACAAAAGATTTTAAAATAGAAATTGGAACAAAATTTAAAGATAATAGAAGAGATATTGTAATAACTGATAGAGAATACAGATTGAAAGAAAAAATAAATAAACAAGGTTATCAAAGTATACTTAATGAAAAATGGTATAAATACACTTGTAATGTATGCGGTTGGACGGACGGTGCAATTGCTGAATCAGATTTAAAAGAAGGAAAAGGTTGCTCTTGTTGTTATGGAAGAACTGCCGTACTAGGCATCAATACGATATGGGATACTGATAAATGGATGTATTATTTAGGAATATCCGAAGAAGACGCAAAAACACATACTTATAGAAGTAGTGAAAAAGTTAAAGTGACTTGTCCTGATTGTAAAACCATTGAATATAAAATAATATCAAATATATACAAAAACAAATCAATCTCATGTACCTGTTCGGATAAAATTCCATATGGAGAAAAGCTAACATTTTCATTATTTAAGCAATTAGGATTGATTTTTAAAACTCAATTGAATAAATCTACATTTAAATGGATTGGAAAATATAAATATGATTTTTATTTTGAGTTAAATGGAGAACCATTTGTGACAGAAACGCATGGGCTTCAACATTATGAAGAATGTACTGGAAATTGGAAAAACAAATTGAAAGAACAACAAAAAATAGATAGTATTAAAAAACAATTAGCTTTAGATAATGGAATTAAAGAAGAAAATTATATAGTAATTGATTGTAGAAAATCAGAACTTAAATGGATTAGAGATAATGAAAATGGTATATTGAATAGTAGATTAAATGAATTGTTTGATTTATCTACTATTGATTGGGTAGAAGTAGAAAATTTTACTTTATCAAATCTAGTTAAAATAGCTTGTGAACATAAAAGAAATAATTCTGAATTAACCTGTAATGATATAGGAACATTAATGGGGTATTGTGATGGTACAATTCGTAAATGGTTGAAACAGGGGAGTCTGAATAAATGGTGTTATTATAATGCAGATGAAGAACTAAGAAAAAGTACTAGTAAAAATGGGAAAAGTAAAGGAATGCCAACTGGCATATTTAAAGAAGGAATATTAATTGGTGTATTTGAATCATCTACAGATTTAACAAGGCAATCCGAAAAGTTATTTGGAGTAAAATTTATAAGAAGTAAAATTACTATGGTTTGTAATGGTAAAAATAAATCTCATAAAGGATTTACTTTTAAGTATTTAACACAAGAAGAAATTGAAGAGTTTGAGTTACGCAATATAAATACAGAACAAACAAAGACATCTTATTAATTAAGGTGTCTTTTCTTATATCTAAAATTCATAGAGAAATAAAATATAAAGAATATAAAACAATCAATTTACGAGATTAAAGGAGATGAAAAATAAATGGATTTTAATTCAATAGAAGAAATGCGTAGACAAATGATTAAAAATATTGAAATAGGTGCTAGAAAAGCATTAGAATATGGGCAAGAAAGAGCTTATGAATATATAATAAATGAATGGTATAGAAAACATCATAATGAAAAATATATAAGATTAAATTTAATGATTCAATCATTAAAAATTAAGATTACTACTAATAATGATGGAGTAGAAGCTATATTATATATAAGTGATGAATTACATCCACCATCAAATTCATATAATAGAAATCCAATATCTTTTGAAGAATTATATGAATGGTTTGCAAATGGTTTTGGGGGAGAAACAGAACCAAATAAAGATATTATGGAATACACATATGAGGAATTAATAATGGCAAAATCTGCTTTTGATATTATTAAACATAATTTGATTGAAGAAGGATTTGATTTTCAATAACAATGAATAAATTATAAATAATTTAAATATGGGTAACGACCAAGCGTTAAAGGAGATATTAAAATGTTAGATATGGATGAACACAGAGAAAAATTGGAAAGATTATTTGATATGATGTGGGAGATAGTGAAAAAAGAAAAAGAATACAACAAAATGACTTATAAAGTTGGAAGTTGGGAAAGTATTGATTCAGTTAGATTAGAAACTATATGCTCTATTAGAGAGTTAAGTAGAATGTATATCAAGGAATTAAATTCTGTAAAAATGAATTGTGTTAAAGATGATGATGTTGTACTGGATATTAAAAGCATGACGAAATGGTTGGAAGAAGTCTATGGTTATATATTAAAAAACAAAAAAATAGAAGAAGTGAAAATATTAAAAATTGTAAATCAATTGCTTGAAGATTATAGTGAAGTTTATGAAAAAGCAAAAGTTATGTATAAATCACCGAATGTAACATTTTACAATTTAAATAATTTTGAATTTGGTAGAAAAGAAAAAGAATATAGTAATAATAATCAAGCTGTTAATTTAAATATATATTTTAATGGTGATGAAAATATGAATAGAGTAAATATAGAAAAGATAACAAAAGCATTAAAAGAGTCCTTAAATAGTAGTGGCAGAATATATAAATAAATGAAAAGGAGGGGAAAGAAATGAATAAATCAATAATTATTAGGGAAGATGATAAAATTACTACAATAGTAACAGACGGAAAACATCAAAGTAAAATGGTCTTTACAAAAGATCAAATTAAAATATCTTGTAAGTAAAATGTTCATTTTAAAAGAATTAAATAAATTAAAAAGAATATGTATTGACTTTGTTTCTTGATGGTAGTATAGTAATAATATACCAAGGGATAAAATAAAAAGAATAATAAAGTTGATACATATTTCAATCGTAGATTTTAATGATGTTCTCCGACATCAAAATTTATTTAATGTATGTATGAGTAATTATAACTAGGGAGTAGCTACCCTAGTTGGATTATTCAAATTAAATAAATAGTGGGAATATGATTAAAATGTATGTAGAAATACATGCATTAAATAAATTAAAATTTAAAGGAGGTTTCATATTTATGGAACAAGAAAATCAATTACAAGTATTTACAAATGAAAAATTCGGAGAAGTAAGGACAACAAAAATTAATGGAGAGCCTTGGTTTGTTGGAAAGGATATTGCAGAAAAGCTAGGTTATAAAAATCCTAGAGACGCAGTATATAAGAGAGTTGACACCGAAGATAAAGGTGTATGCAAAATGGCGACACCTAGTGGAGAGCAAGAGATGACTATAATTAATGAAAGTGGAATGTATTCTTTAATATTGGGAAGTAAATTACCACAAGCAAAAGAATTTAAACGCTGGGTTACATCAGAAGTTTTACCTTCATTAAGAAGAAATGGTACATATTCAATCGAAACATCAAATGTAAATACTAATTTGGTAGATTTAGTACAAGCTACAATAACTAATATAGTACCATTAATAGCAACTGAAATGGGAAAATTAATAATGCAATCTCAAGACAAAATAGACCAAAGTATTGAAATGTTACATAATCAATCAGTAATTTATGACGCAGACAGAGAATCAATTAAGGAACTAATAGGATTTAGAAGTGTTAATACTACTAGAATAGTAAATACAACTAAAGAAATGTTAAGTGAAAAGTTAGGATATAAAGTTACTGCAACTACACCAATATTTCAAAAAGTTAAAAAGGCAATATTTAAAGAATTTAGTGTAATCAAATGGGAAGATGTTGCAGTAGAAAAATATTCAAGAGTGTTTGCTTTTGTAGATGAATATATTAGTGAAATGGAGTGTAAATAAATTATGAATAATATTATGGATAAAGTAAATGAAAATATGAAACATAGTGAAAAACTATGCGAATTATTAAATAATAATGTTAAAGGTGATATAAAATATTCACCATCAGCTTCTAATGATGAAATAAGAATTAAACAAATTCTAGATAAAAGAGAATTAGTGTATAATACTATTTGCCTTAAAGACACAATTATAAATGAATATAGCTTAGAGAAGATAGTAGATATTATTTATACCTTACTAGGTATGGGATATTTTACAACATCATATCCAAGTACAAAAGAAGTAGAATTGTATGATGAATTTATAATAAATGGATGGAATGTATTTTTTGACAATGGCGTAATTTGGTTTGATGATAACGAAATTTATATCAGTGATATTTTATCTAAAGAAATAAATAAAGAATTTATTAAATTTGAATTAGATAAAGAAGAATGTGATTATTCAAGTGTTAAGATAATTAAAGAAGGTGAATTGTTTAATCTTGAATATACTGAATAAATTAAAAAGAATAATTAAGGGTAGAAAATAAAAACTCTACTCTTAAAATTTACCACAGTTGATAATTAAATAATGGAGGAATATAAAATGAAATTAGAAGAAATTTATGTAAATAAAATTAAAAAATTAGAACCAGAAATTAATTGTAGACAACATAGTGAAGCTGACCTAATATTATGTGAATTGTTAAATAAACTAGGATATGAAAAGGTAGTTGAAGAATATAGAAAAATACCTAAATACTATCCGAGTATGGATGAAAAAGAAATAATAACAAAAGATTGGAATGGGACTATAGTTCATAGAGTTAAAAATGAAAATCTAAGATAAATTGCTATAGTATGTTAAAAGACGGATTTTATTTAAACTTATATTGCTAAGGTATATAAATGTGTTATAATGGATATAATAAGAAAAAGGACGATTACTCGTTCTATGTATCTCAGCCAGATGTAGGCTCTAATTTAAGTATTCGGTTCCTTACTTCAGAATACTCATAATTAGGGTCTTTATTATGTCTTGATCTACACCATTTGTAATTGCTTTAGATATTGAATATAGTATTATTACAAATAATATTGAATTCCAAAGGCTTAAACCATTCTTCTTAACTGAAACTGGTTTAGTTTCGTAATCAAAATGAATACGTCTCTCTTTCATGAAAATCACCTCCTTCAAAGTATTTTGCCTTAAAAATAACTTATTATTTCTACTTGTTATTTCTAAAGTAAAATACTTTGAATTTGGTTGTTAGAACTATGAAAAACTACGTGCTTTATTATATATTATAGATCTAAACATTCGATAGTATTAGGTTTAGTTTTATGGTACTCAAAATTCTTTTCATTTTTCATAAGAACCTTCTATAATTATATAATGAAATTAGTATACCATTAATTAGTAAAAATGTATATAAATTAGTTGGAATAATATAAGACATGAAAATAAAAGGCTTAGAATTTAATTATAATCTAGGTCTTTTTTGTTATAAATATAATCAAATGAATAAAACAATCGCCTTTTGTAGAAACTTTACATACGATTATATATATTATAGGTTACAATTTATGGTAATATATAGGTATATAAAAAATATGAATATCTATTATATACACAATAATAGAAAGTTATTCATTTATTTAACAAAAATCGTTCGACAAAGTATTGAAATTTGGTAAAAGGTGGTATAATATGTTAATAAAGAGAATACAAAATACATTAACTTTTAGAATTAGAGTTATAAAGAATGGAGGAATTTGTATGGAAAATGTTATCTCTATGGATAAATATATTGAAAACACACAATCAGATGAATGTGAATGGGATATCATAAGAAATATATTTCAGAAGGCTATTAAGCGAAAAGGACTAACAAAAGAACAAGTTCATGAAACTTCACAAAGATTATTAAGAGAGGTAAGGGCTGAAAAATGAATGTAATTCTTGATACAAATGTGTTTATAGAAGCTTTATTTGAAGGGAATGAAGATTGCATTTTAATATTAAGAGAAGAACATAAGGGCGAGTTTCAATTGATAATGAGTAATGAAATGCATGAAGAACTATTACGAATAGTGAATAAATCAGCTAAAGAATATAATCTTTCTAATATGGAAATACTTAACACTCAGAAAATATTATCAAGAACAATATTACGAACTGAATACATAAAGCCAACTACAAAATTTAAAAAATGTAGTGATAGTGATGATAATATGTTCTTTTCATGTGCTATAGATGGAAATGCAGATTATATTATTAGCAGAGATAAACATGTACAAGATCTAAGAGAAAGAAAAGACCTATTGAAAAATAAAGATGGTAAAGAAATAAAGGTTTTATATCCAGATGAGTTTGTCATGGAAATCAAAAAGATTAAATTAGTTGCAAGTTTTAGTAATAATTAGAGAACTTAGTACAAGCTTTACTAGGTTCTTTTTTGTTATAAAAATATGTAAGACTAGATATTTTGTTTAATCTAGTCTTTTTTGTTTAATTGAAGTGTTCTCAATAATTCATTAGATTCATTTATTAAAGATTGTAATTCTTTATCTTGTACTGTACTGAAGAATGGACTAATAGAATATATTTTTCTTATTTTTACTATAAACTCTAATAATTGTTTATTTTTGAGTTGTTGAACAATTACAACATATAAAATTCTATAAACAAGCATAAATTTAGATGCTTCTATAGAATTAGTCATATTCTTGTAATTATTAATATCATATATGAAATTATCGGGGAGTTCAGATTTATCAGCATTATATATTATATAGTCAGTTATTAAGAATAAATTATGTGATAGAGTAAATTCCATTTCAAATCTAATTTGCATTTGTTCCATATCATAATCTTCTTCACTTATATAGATATCTGTAAGACTTGTAGTATTACTATTTTCTTTTTTTAGTTTATCTATTATTTGTAATGTTTTTTCATTCTTTTTAATAATATCGGTTGATATATTATTAAGATTAAAAGATTTTTTATATCTGTGCATTATATCATTGGAATCACTAATTTTCATCCAATTTGATATCTCAGAAGGGAGAAACATTTTTTGTTGAACAGATTCTAATTCAAATAAATCATTTGGAGTACATTTAAAAAAATCACATAATAAATCAATATGATACTTATCTATTTTTTCAAATGTATTATTTACATATTTACTAATAGTATTTTTATTAATCCCAGTATAGTCAGCGATATCTTTTTGATTATATGGACATTGATCTATCAATTTATCTAAATTCATTTTAGACATAGCATAATCACCTCTTATATATTATATAATAATTATTGACTATATGCAATAAAGGGATTTAAATTTTTACTATTGTCCCTAAAAAATATATTGACAATATTTAAATTAAGGATTATTATGATTACATAAGGTAAGTTAATCCAACTTATCCAAATGAAAATAAGGCAATAACAAAAAATGTTATCACCTAATCCCTCGTAAAGATTAGTATAGCACATGTTTAAGCCTAAATCAAGGGAGATGTGTTAAATATGGAAAACAGTATTAACAAAAATGAATATTACACAGGAATAATGATGGATGTCAGGGATGTATTTATAGGCTATGGAAGATATCTAGAAAAGAATAGTATTAATGAACAAGGAGATATTTCTGATTACGAAAATTACCTACATAACAGAGAAGAAGAAAATTGTACAAACTATCAGTTAAATAATGATTTATCAGATAGGAATATAGAATATATAGAGTTTATATCTTGGATATTAGAACAATCTCATTTAGATGAACAATTAAATGTTATTAGACAAGAAGAATGGGATAGATTTTGGGAATCAGAAGATAAAGACGATGAAATAGACATGGAAATTGTACAAGCTGGTGATTTCTACAAAGAATTTGAAAAGCTTGTTGGTATAGATGATTTCGATGAATGTTTTGTTCATATGAAATACATAAATGAATTGCAGAATAGCGTTAATTTAATAGTGAATATTAATGGTATTAATCAAAGATTTATTATTGATGTACTTTAACAAGAGTTGTATAATGTTATTAAAGGAGTTGATATTGATGGACGATAAGATTTTAGAGATACTAAAACAAATACAAGAGAATCAACAAGAAACTAATTCAAGATTAGATAGAATTGAAAAGAAACTTGATGGAGTAGTGGAACAAACTGCTGACTTAACTGAGTTTAGAATAGATATAAGTGAGAAATTGGATAAGTTAATAAATGTTACTAAGGATAATTGTTTTGAGATTTCAAATTTGAAAGTGATTAAATAATTTGATTATAACGCTGAAAGGCTTATAATATAGATTGTAGGAATGATAGACATTAACAAGGTTCGAAACTTGATTTATGTTGAAAGTGAATTCGACCTCATTTCATTCCTATTTTATATAATGGTCGAAAATAAATTATGAGAAAGGTCGAGATTGTAATGTCAAAGAGAACAATATATAAATATAAAGCAGAAGATTTAATAGAGGGTAAGTACAGTAATATTAAAATTATTAAACCAATTAGAATTAAATATAATAGTGGAAGAAATGTTAAAGGGTATGAGTATAAATGCTTAAAATGTGATAATATAGATAAAATAACTGAAGCACAGATTATTAATCAAAAATGTGGTTGTAATATGTGTTGCCCTAGTCCACAAAAAGTAGTTACAGGAATTAATGATATTGGAACTTCACATCCACATTTAATAAAGTATTTTAAAAACATTGAAGATTGTTATAAATATTCGTATCAGAGTAATGTATCTGTTCGTGTAATATGCCCTTATTGTGGACAAGAAAAAGATAGAAAAATTTATAAATTAAATAAAGAAGGTCTTGCTTGCTCTTGCAACGATAAGGTGAGTTATCCAAATAAATTTATAACAGAATTAACAAAACAGTTAAATATAGATTTTGAAACAGAAAAAATATTTGAGTGGTCAGGTTTAAAAAGATATGATGTCTATATATCCAACAAATATGTCATAGAAAATCATGGAATTCAACATTATGAAGAATCTCCAAGAGGTCTTTCTTTAAAAAAAGAACAATTAAATGATAAGTTGAAGAAAGAATTAGCTTTAAATAATGGAATTAAAGAAGAAAATTATATTGTGATAGATTGTAGAAAATCTGAATTAGAATGGATTAAAGATTCTATATTAAATAGTAGATTAGCATATTTATTTTATTTAGGTAATATTAATTGGTTAAAATGTCATGAGTTTGCACTATCTAATTTAGTACAAACCGCTTGTGAATATAAGAATAATAATATTAATATGACAATTAAAGACGTAAGTAAAATAATGGGGTTCAGTACTGATACAATCAGAAGATGGTTCAAACAAGGAAGTAAAATAAATTGGTGTCATTATGACTCTAAAGAGGAAGCTAGAAAAAGTGCAGATAATAATAGAATTTTAAAAGAAATAATTTCAATTAATAATGGACTTATATTTGAATCTGCTAGAGAAATAGATAGACAATCAATTAAAATATTTAGAACTAAATTGGATTATAGAAATATTTCAGCAGTTTGTAATGGAGTACAAAAAACACATAAAGGATTTCAATTTAAGTTTACACAAGATTTAACTGAAGCACAAATAAAAGATATTCAAGAAAATGCAAAATTAAATCAAGCAATGTAAAATTGTTGGAATAATCACCTATTATTTGTTATAATCATTCTATAAGGGGTGGTTATACATGAAAGAAAAATTACTTTTTAGTAAAAAGAAAATAATAATTTTAGGCGTTATATTTATTTTACTTATTGGTATAAATATAGGATATAATCAATGGGATCAATATAAATATAAAACAGGATTTGGGTTAACTAATACTGAAAAATCACAAAATATACAAGTTGCAATTTTAGGGCAACAATATAATATGGCTTTAAAATTATCTGATAATTACTATGAAGATAATGATTATATTAGACTACAATGGAAAACTAAAATAGAAAAATGTAAAATAGAAGGAATAAATAAATTTATGACATATGATAGTTTAGATGATGTGAAGTAACACTCTTTTATAGGGTGTTTTTATTATGTAAAAATAAAGGAGAGATATTATGGGAATTTTAGATAAACATCAAAAAAGTGATATTAGGTATAAAAATAAAGATTTGACTTTTTTTGAACCAACAGAAGAACAATTACAAGAAGTAAGAGAAATAATTAAAAAAAATATTACTTTACAAAAAGAATTGAAAATAAGTCAAGAATTAGATGTAAAAAGTATAAGATTAATTATTCGTGAGTTAACAAATATTGGTGCAGAAATAGATGAATATAGTGATGAAGAGTTACTAGAAAAATTAAATAATGGCGATAGAATTTTAAAATTATTACTAAGAGAAGTTGAGAAATTTGTTAATGAAGTATTAGATGATATATTAGAAGAACAAATCGAACAAGCTAAATCTGTAAATACATTAATAAACATTGCTAATAGCAATCAAGACGTAAAAACACTAGAAATTAAAATAAATAAATTCTTTAAGAAAAATAAAATGGATATGAAATTTGAAGATTTTATGAATATGAAAGATAATCCACAAATAATGGAAAATTTAACGAAGAAACTAAATATAAAAACCAAGTAAAGAAGTGCCATTATAATAGGTACTTCTTTTATTTTTATATAAATGAAAGGAGATAAGATTATAATGGCAGAAAATTATAAAAATTCAATATTACTTGGGGTAAAGCTCAGACCAACATCAGAAGTACAAGCTGAATTGAACACATTAATTTCTCAATTAAACGGAAATTCTACTATAAAATTAGACATAGATACAGGTCAAGCAAATCAATCATTAAAAGAATTTAGTAGTATGTTAAATAAAATTTCTGAGCAATTGAGAAGTGGTATAAATTTAAATGGAAATACGGATAATGTTGATAAACAAGAACAAGCAGTAAGAAGATTGAGTTCTACTATTTCAAATATGCAAAATAAATTAAATACTGCAAGTAGTAACGGATTCATAAATGAGTCAGTATTAACTAACTTACAGAATAAATTAAATGGAATAAATACAAATACTGCCGAATCAGAAATCAAAGAATTACAAACTGCTATCAATAATTTATCTAGTACAGATTCTCAAATAGTTAGATTGCAAAATGCCATAACCAAGATGGAAACTGGTTTAACTAATATGAAAGGAAAATATGGTTCATTAGTTGGAGATAGTTCGTCAAGAACACAATTAGAGTCATATATTTCTCAAGTAGAAAAACTAAAAACAATATTAAATAGTTTACAAAATGGCGGAACTATTAGTGGGGCAAAATTATCAAGTGAATTAAATTTAGGCACAAATGCAAATAGAGATTTAACTACTGCTGTTAGAAATAGTAGTAGTGCTTTAAAACTAGCTCAAGCTGACGCTAACTCTTTTGGTCAAAGTATAAAAAATGCGTTATCTAATGCTGGATTATATGTTGGCACATATCAAGCTATTCAGATGATGGTTAACGCATTTAAAGATGGAGTATCTACAGTTATTCAAATGGATACGGCTCTTGGAAATTTAAATAAAGTTGTTTCTATGAGTTCTGCCCAATTAATACAAATGAGAGATAGTGCTGTCTCAATGGGACAAGAATTAGGGAGAAGTGCTATTGAAGTTGCTAATGCACAAGCGGAATTTGGAAGACTATACAAGACACAAGATGAAATAAATAGTATGACAAAGGTATCTGTAATGGGTGCAAATGTTATGGATAATGTTTCATCAGCAGATGTTGCAAAGGGTTTAACTACAATTATAACTTCCATGAAATTAGAAGCAAAAGACTCAATGGGAATTTTAGACAGTATGAATGAAATTCAAAATAACTATAGGATTGGAGCTCATGATTTATTAAGTGCTTTGTCTGAAGTAGGTTCTACTGCTTATACAAGTGGCACTAATTTAAAACAAGTTGAAGGATATATAACATCAATTGCAGTCGCTACTGGTAAAAGTGGTGATGAAATTGGGAATTCTTTACGTTCCATAATGGCAAGAGTTTATAAACTTGGAGCAGAAGGTTTAGAAGGAGAAGGTAAACCTGAAAAGATGTTGCATGATATGGGTGTTGAAGTAAGAGATTCCTCTGGTAATTTTAGGAATTTTTCAGCTATATTAACTGATTTAGATGTAAAATGGAAAACTATGTCAAATACTCAAAAAATAGCAACTGCCCAAGTTGTTGGCGGAATTAATAGATATAATGATTTCATGAGTCTTATGAACAACTATGGAATGGCAGTAGATTCTACAAATACAGCATTAAATTCACAAGGTTCTGCATTAAAAGAAAATGAAATTCATATGCAAACTGCGGAAGCAAAATTAGGAACATTGAAAGCGACTACCGAAGCATTCTATTTACATTTGATCAATTCAGATGCAATAAAATCTGCAATAGATGGATTAACTTTATTAGTTGGAACTTTTGGTAATTTACCTACAATTATTGGATTGACTACTTCTGCATTAGTAGCCTTTAGTGGAAAAGCAATAATAAGTGCAATTTCTAGTGTGGGAGGATATATAACTAGTTTAATTTCATTAGCTTCGACCGAAGGAATAGTAGCAACTGCCACAGGAGAATTAACTTTAGCGATGTCTACAAATCCATTTGGATTAATTGCAATTGCTATAGCTAGTGTAACAGTAGGACTAGTGGCATTAAATCATGCTTATGAAGAATCAACGGATTATATAGGAAAAATAAATGACGCAACAAAAGGACTTCAAGAATTAAAAACTAATGAAAATTTAGTAAAGCAATATAATGATTTAACATCAACTATAGATAGCACAACTTCATCTGTTGAACAAGTAACTACTGCGAAAGAGAAGCTATTAGGAGTACAAAAACAATTGGCGACACAATATCCTAATTTAATTGACGGATACACAAAAGAAGGTGACGCTTTAGTTCGAAATATAGGTTTGGTTGAAGACAAAATAACTAAAGATAAAAAAGCACTTGGTGCAGAAGCAGAAAGTAATTATGGGAAATTAATAAATCAAGTTAATAATAAACAAGTTAATAAAATGTATGATACTTCCAGAGATTCTATTTGGTATTTACCAAGCACTTGGAAAAGTGATATTGAAGTTTATAATAATTTGTTAAAAGAATCTGAGAGTAATGAAAACGGCTTGTCTGAAAATAGAAAAAATAAATTAACTGAATTGTCAACGAAGTTTGGAGATTTGAACAAAGCTATTGTAACAATGAAAGATAATGGACAAGATATTAGTGGTAAGCAAATGTTTGATTTTTCAACAGGAAAATTAGTTGATGCTGTTGGTTACTTAAAAGATATTGAAAATCAATCGGTTAAAACATCTGATAAAACTAAATTAATATCAAAAGCTATGAAAGAACTAAGTTCATCAAATATAGGTCAAGAATCAATAGACGCACTAAATAAAGCTTATCCTAATCTTGGTATAAATGTGGATAATGCAAAAGAAAAAATTAAGACTCTAAACGATGAAATTAATAATGGTAAGACAGATGGTATAGATGACCAAGCAAATGCTATATCTAAAGCAACTAAAGAATATGCTAAATCCACACAAGAAATTGCTAAAATGCAAGGATATCTTGATAAGATAAATAAAACTCATTCACTAACCCCAACACTTGTGGCTCAAATCAGTAAAGCGTATCCAGAACTAGCTAATCAAGTAGGAAATGTTACACAACTTGAAGAATCTTTAAAACAAAAGATGCAAGAACAAGCGGATTCACAGTTGGCTAATTATGAAATCATGATGGGGGCAGATCAAAGTTTCTATTCTGAAAAAATAAAAAACAATCAATCATTCGAGAATTCCTTAAATACATTCTTAAACTCATTTGTAACTAATAGTGAAGACGCTTATAATATTGATACAAATAATTACAAAACACTTAATGAGTTAAAAGAAGGAATACAAGGAGATTTTGGTGAATCAATAAATAAATGGTTAAGTCAGTATGTTGATACATCTGCACAAGGATATTCAATTGATTTAAGTAATTTTAAAAGCTTAGCAGATGCGAAGCAAGGTATATTAAAAATACTTAAAGATGAAGTTGATAAATTAAACCAAGCCATGGCAACTATGACTCAAAATATAGCAGATCAAGCTAAAATAGCTGATAATAAGACTGATACAACAAGTGGGTTGCAAGCGGAAAAACTTTATGGCAAAGATATAGATGCATTGCAAAGGTTGGCAGATAAACAGAAACAAGTACAAGGTGGAATTGATGATTTTAATGCTAGTTTTGATAAATTTGGAATAGCTGAAAAAGGTCTTAGTGGGGGAAGTATTGGAAATGGTGGAACAGCATCCGGTTCATCTGGTAAGTCAAAATCCGAATCCGAAGCTGAAAAAGCACAAAAACTTGCTGAAGAAATTGCTAAACTTAAATCTGAAATAGAACCTGATAGATATTTAGATTTCAATAATGCAGTAAAACAAGTTGATAATGAATTAAATTTAAATAAAGGTATTAAGGATAATCTAAAAAAAGATAGCCCAGAATATCAAAGTGCTTTAGAAAAAGATATTAAATTATATCAAGATAAAACAGTTGCTTTAAATAATCTTAATGATGAACAAAAAAGAGAGAGAGATGAATTAAAAACCAAATTATCTAATCTTGGATTTGAATTTGATGCAACAGGTAAATTAATAAATAGTCAAAAAACATTATTAGATATGCAAGAAAAAGTTAATGCTATGGGTGGAAATGATGAACCGGCAAAACAAGCTAAAGAGGATGCTATAAAAAATCTTAAAGACATCAATGATGAAACTAAGAAATATATAGAATTAGTTGGAGATAAAATTCCTAAAACTACTGAAGAATGGGAAGAACAAGCTAATGCGATTGCTAAAGTTAAAGATGAAATGAAAGAAACTTTAGCTAATTATAGAGATAAAATAGCTGGATATGAATTAGAAGAATTGCAATCTAAACAGAAAAAATCAGAAGAAGATTTAGAAAACGCTGAAAAGAAAAAGAAAAAAGCTTTAGAAGATGCTAAAAAGGCTAAAGCTGATGAATTAGATGCACAAATAAAAGCACTACAAGACCAAATAAAAGCTTTGGATGATGAATCGGCAGATAATGAGAAAAAGTTAGCTAAACTGAAGGCCGAAAGAAATTTATGGTTAAAAGATGACAGTGTATTCTCAAAAAGTAAGATTGCAGACTTAGATACTAAGATTGCAGAAACTGAGAAAACAATTAAAAAAGATAATCTTAATAAGCAAATTGAAAAATTTCAAGATGAAAAGGATAAATCGGATAAAAATTATGATAAAAAATTATCTGATTTAGATAGTTATTATGAAAAAACAAAAGAAAAGCAAAAAAAATCTGATGATGATTCAAAGCTTGAAGAAAAAGCATATGAAAAAGCTGATAAATTATTAAAGAGTAATAATCAAAAAGAGATACTTGACCTTATGACTAAATATGGAAAGTCATATAAAGATGTAGGCACATTATTAGGACAAAACTTTAAAGATGGTTGGATTGCACAAATTGAACAAGCTAAGAAAGAATATTCTAGTTTGATGGGAAATTTGAGTGGAACTAATAGTTCAAATTCTTCTAATTCAGATAGTGGTATAACTACAGGTAATAAAGTCAAAGTGTCAAATACATCAACTAAAATATATAGTGAATCTGATTCTAGTGGTTATTCTAAGGGAACTGCATCTGATAATTCAATAAGTAGTAGTGATTCATTTACTGTAGCAGAAACTAATAATGGAAAAGCTTTATTAGTAGGTTCAGGTGGTGGTACTGCTGGATGGGTTAATTTAAATGATATAGCTAGTTATGATACTGGTGGTAGAACGCCTGATAATGTACCAAATGAAGGTGTAGTAGGTATTTTACATAAGAAAGAAAAGATACTTAATGAGAATGAAACTAATACATTTGATAATATGAAATCACAATTAGATCAAACATTTGAATGGATTAAATCTACTGGTAGTGTGATATCAGGTCAACTATCAAGTCAATATGGAAATATAGGAAATTACACAATGCCAAGTTTAGGAACTGATTTGAATAGTCTAACAAATGGAGTTACGAATAATACTAGTACTGATAATAGTAATACACAATCTATAAGTATGCCAATTACTATTATAAATCAAAAAGGTGCTGAAGCAGTAACTGAACAACAAATAGAGAAAATCATGACAAAAGTTACGAAGAAACAAGCAACTAGATATGGTGGAAGACCAAGATAAATAAAATATAAAATTAAATAGTAAACAGTTAAAACACATGTTTTAATAAGTCTTAAATGATTTATAGGACATGTGTTTAATAGTGCTTATTTTTAGTAAATAAATTATAAATAAAGAAAGGGGTTGATTAATACATGGATTACCAGCATTTCGATTCATTTAATCTAACTGATATGAGAACTGGAAAAACTAAAAATATATTCGATGATTTCGGTGGAAGAATAATTAATACAAATGAAACTACTTATGACAGAGAATGTATGCCACAATTAAACTTTATTACTGATAAGAATGATACTAGAGACGGTGAGATATTTATTGGTGGAACATTAGGAACGAGGATTATAGATATGACATGTTTCTTTTCTGAAGAAGATGGGGGTGGAGATTTATCTGAATTAAAAAGATGGTTATTTAAACAACATAATAACAAAAAACTCCAACAAATGTTTGAGTGGGATGGAACAGATGATAATTCTGCTATTTTTGCAATTGAATCTGGTGGTTGGCAATCTAAAGTCTATTATCAAAAGAAGTTTTTTGGAGAAATTCCACTAAAATTTGTATGTCATTCGCCTTATTACTTCATTAAAGATGAAAAAGATATTTCTTTTATTGGGTTAAAAGTAGGAGATATAAAAAATATTAGATGTGCAGGAAATACTGAAAGTTTTCCATTGATTAAGATAGTTCCTAGTGGTACACAATCTATTGTAAAATTTAATTGGAATGGCTTAATTGTCACTTTAAATAATGTAGACAAACCTATCTATTTAGATTGTTGGCTTAGTTCTTGTTATGAATATATAAATGGTATTATAACTCCAACTAATAAATGTAGTACAACTCTATATAAGGATTTTCCATTAGTAGATGCGGATTTACCTAATTCTATAACTGTATTACAAGGAAATTTTGATATGATTATTACTTTAAATAGTAGAATTATATAAATAAATATAAAGATATTGTTAAGTATAACCTTAAGTAGTAAAATAGTTATATAAATACTATTTAAGGGGATGAAATAATAATGAAAAAAACTATGGGAATATTAACAATACTATTAGGTATTATATCATGCATTATGTTTTTTCAAGCAGGAAGTCATTTAAATGATAATGGAAAAGAAATGAAGCAACTAAAATCTCAAGGTGGAACATCGCTTGCAGAAGCTTATTATCAAGATATTGGAGAAATAAGCAAGGGGTTAGGAAGTCTTTGTTATGCTTTTGGATTTGGGTCTCTTGCCATATCAATTGGAATAGGTGGAAATTTATATCAAACTGAAAATAAAATAGTTTCACGTAATAATGTTATTGAATTAGGTGAAAATGATGGTAAGTAAAATTAAAAATTTATATAATTTTGTAATAGTAAAGCATAAAAAATTAACTATCATTATTGGCGTAATTACAATAATATTAATAACAATAATCGGAACAGGATATTTTTATTATGGTATAGGAATGTCAGAACAACATAAAAACGATAGAATAAAATCAGTAGTATTAAATAAAGAATATGATAAAGCTACAGAAATGACAAATAGATATTTTAATAAAACAGACGAACAATCCATTGCTATAAAAAAAGTTAATATGTCATTAATTGATTTATGTAAAACTACCAATACAGGGAGTTTAGAAGAAGCTACAAGCAAATATAAAGCTTTACAAGAACAGCTAAATACAGTGAAAATAATAAAAGTAGATATAACTAAAGAAAAATATAATAGCAGTTATCATAATGTTGAAGTTACTGTTCAAAATAATGGAAAAGAAAATATAAATTATGTAAAAATAGGATTAGATTTTAAAGATAAGAATGGGAATATTATTCAAAGTGATTGGACAAATGATAGTTCTGTTATAAAGCCTAATGCTAAACAGACTATTAAAAAGATGGTAAGTAATGATATTAAATATGATACAGTACAGGCAGAAGTACAAGATTTTAGATAAAATTAAATATATAAAATATGTAAGACTAACCGATTTTGGCTAGTCTTTTTTGTATGTGTTTAATAAATTATTGGATTCATTTATAAAATTCATTAACTCATTATCACTTATTTCATATAGACCACCATTATTATAAATTTTAATAATTTTTGATATGAAATTTATAAGTGGCTTACTATTAGATTGTTTAACAATCAATGTATATAGAGAACGATAGGAAAGTATAAATTTAAATTGAAAAGAAGTTGTATTTTGATCCCGATAAGCTTCTATTTCTTTTCTAATTCTAATTGGTAAAGAAGATAAATCTGCATTAGATATGATACTATTTATAATTAATTCTAAATTTTCTTCAAGAGTATATTCTATATCTAATCTTTCTTGAATTTGTTCTATTTCATATAATTCATCTTCTTCACATAATTCATCATTAGTATAATTATTTCCGTTTTTAATTTTATCTATTATTTCTAAAGTTTCTGTATTTAATAAATTTTTCTTATTTGTATTATTATAATCAAAAATTGTTAATTGTGGTTCTATTTCAAATATATCATTAGGCGTAATATCTAACATATTACAAAGCTTTTCTAATATATCATATTTAATGGAAGTAGTTTCACCTTTAACAATTTTCCCTAAATTATTTTGTGTAACTCCTATTTCTTTAGATAATGAGTATACTGATATATTTTTATTATCTAAAATTTCTTGTAATTTAATTTTCATTATAATTACCTCCTTTGTTTAAATATATTATACCTCAACATATATTATGTTTGCAAATATTTTTTAAAAAATAACTATTGACAGATAGTATGTGAAGAGATATTATGTATACATAAGGTAAGTTAATCCAATTTACCTAAATAAAAATAAGGCAGTAACAATATTGCTACCACCAACTCTCGCAAAGTTAGTATAGCATAAAATTACTCCTTAATCAATAAGGGAGATGTATTAATTATGGGAAATCAATTACAAATTTTTAACAATGAGGAATTTGGACAAGTTAGAAGTATAAGATTGAAAGGAAAAGATTATTTTGTAGCCAATGATATAGCAAAGGCATTAGGTTATATTTCGCCAAAGGACGCAATTACAAGACATTGTAAGGGGGCGACAAAAGTAAGCTACCTTACTGAAGGAGGAAATCAAGAAGTTAAGTTTATTCCAGAAGGGGATATATTTAGATTAGTGTCTAGGTCAAAATTACCTAACGCTGAAAAATTTGAATGTTGGATATTTGATGACTTACTTCCAACACTAAGACGAACAGGGAAATATGAACTACATAATGAGGAAGATGAAAAATCACAAACAGAATTAGAACAAATAGCAACCAATATATTTGGACAATTAGATACTAAAATCACTAAGTTGGATGAGTATTATAGACCTAGACATAAAACCAAACTAGGATTAAATAAATTTATTAAAGATTGTTTAGGTGATAATGCCACAACAGAGAATTGCAAGAAAGCTAAGAATACATTATTAACTCTTTTAGGTAATTATTCTATATATGAAGAAGTACCTATAGATAGATTACAAGATACTAATACTATAGCTAGGTTATACGATATTTGCAAAAATATTAACAATTCTATAGTTGGAGGTATACAATAATGAGTGATTTGACTTATTTTGAAGTATTAGAATTACAAATGTACAAAGAAAAATGTATAACTCTTGGTATATATTATAAACATAATAATATCCAATACGATAAAGAAAAACTTAATGTAACAGAACTTTTATATATAGAATTTGGTAGGTTTTGTGAGTATTATGAATTAGATTCTAGTTTATTTATTAACTATGAGAAGTATTTAGAATGTGGTGGAATTGAATGGAATGTTGATAATAAAGAATTTGATTCAATAGAAGAAAATCAACTATATACTTTTATAAGAAGATTAAAAATTGGTGAATATAAAGTTATTTTATTTAATGAAGAAATTCCGATGGTTAATGATGAACATTATAATTCTATGGTGGGTTATGTATTTGATGAATTAAGAGAAGATAGTGTTATAGAAGTTGGTTTTGATACTCTAAAAATAATTCAAACCAATGGAGAAGAAATATTTTTAGAAGGACTAGAAGAAATATCAGAAGGAGAAATATTTGCAAGAAGATTTTTAAATAAATGTGAATATGACACTTTAATTGTAAAAGACTTTTTGGGACAAGTTGATTTTGAAGATCATAATTATAAAGACATAAAAAAAGATAACTATTATTGCAAATGCAAAGATATAACTAATATAAGAACAATGCCTGAAGATAGCGAACACTATAATATGAATTATGGGAATATTATAGTGGGATATGGAGAAGAAGATTTCTTTGAAGAAATTTGGCAACAAGGTTAATAATAAAATTTTAGATATTTAGAACTCATTTAACTATGGGTTCTTTTATTATGTTTAAAAATAAATAATAGGAGGTAAATGAAATGAATAAAATAGAGTTCATTAAAGATGAATTTCTTAATCCTACACCTATATTATATTTATGTAGGGGAATTATTGAAACATCATTAAAAAGCAGAGATTTTAATACAACAGTAAATATAGTTAAATCTGATAAACAAAATGAAGTTTCTACACTTGCTTTTGATATTCCATTTTCAAAAGATAGAAAAATAACTATTGATGATTGTGATAAACTTGTAAAATTTGAAAATGATTATTATTTAATTAAGGAAATTGAAGTAGAAGATGGAAGTACCCCAAATATAAAAATATCATGTGAAAGTGAAAATACTGAACTTAAAGGAATTTACTGTGAAACAATCAATGCAATAGGCGTTTCACCTTATGATATGTATTTGGCTATTATGAATTCAGTTAGACATCCAATTGATTTAACAAAAAATTATAAATGGGCAGGAACAGATGTTGTCAATAAATTTAGACATTTGCAATGCGAAGAAGAACAATCTGTATTTCAAAATTTCGTATCTTTAGCAGAAGTCTTTAATGGTTGGCTTGAATTTACTACTGATGAGAGTGGACAAAATTGGATTTTCTTGAGAACCCAAGAAATAGATGATGGGAAATTTATTAAAAAAAATCTTGATATGAAAACATTAAATATAACATCTGATAGTAAAGAGATATTTACTCAAGTTGAGTTATTCGGAAAACAAGATGAACTAACAGGTCAAGAAATAAATATAATGACAGTTAATCCAAATGGGAAAAGTTGTTTAGAAAATTATAGTTATTATCTTTCAAAAGGAATTCCAACAAGTAATATAGATAATGAACCTAAATATCAACAATTAAAAGTTATTAGAGACGAAAAGTACACAACACCTCAAGATTTATATGATATGGGAATTGAAGAATTAGCAAAATGTTCAATTCCTAAAATAGATGCGTCTCTTACGCTTAGCGATTTATCTATACATATAGATAGTCCAATTATACCTCCAGTAGTTGGTCATAAGCTTTTATGTATTGACAAAGATATAGATTTTATTTTTACGTGTAAGATTATTGGTGTAGAAAGACCATATAATAATCCTGCTGATGTAAAAATTGAAATCTCAAATGTAAATAGGTATGATACAGCGTATCAAAACATAAATCATACTGTAGATAATGCAAATAAAGTAATAAGTACAGACCCAACTAATACAGATGGTCAAAATACAGGAGATTCTAAACCCTACATAAAAATGAGCGATTGTAAAGATGGTGATCACTGGAATGCAACTAAAAGATTTGCTGATACATATTCATTGGCAACTCAACAAAGTGACCTCATTTCTCTAAGAGTTGATGAACAAAATCAATCATTTGCGGAGCTTCAGGTCACAGCAAATATGATTTCAACTCATGTGGAAGATATAAGTGATACAAATCATAGAGTATATTCAGAAATACAACAAACAGCTAGAAATATAAAAGCTGTTGTAGTAGAAGATCAAGATAGTGGAAGTGTAGAATTAAATAAAGATAAATTTGTAGTTGCCTTTAATGGTAGTACAAATAGAAATGCAGTAATAGATAGAAATGTAGGTTTAATACTGGGAAATCCTGACACTGGAACGTTTAGCCAAATAGAATATGGTGGTAAATTATCTTTAATGATGCAAGGAGAGAAGCATCCATATCATTGTTTAGTAGATGGAGGAGTTAGAAGTTTTGAATGTACAGATAGTGGATATACAACATTTTATATTAATCTGCCAAATAAGTTTTCAGGAATAGATGATTCAGAAATAACAGTTATTTCAAGTGTTAGAAAAGTTTATGATACAAATATTGATTCTACAAACAATATTTGTTTTTGGTTTGGTTGCTATGCCAGTTGTGTAAATGGGAGAATCCAAGTCGATGTGATGAGTAAGTGGAGAACTGTACAATATGAAGATGACTCAAATGGAGATAGTTGGGTAAAGGATATTAACGGTGAAAAGAATGGACTGATTGATATTTCATATGTTATAATAGCATAATTTAAAGGAGTGAAAACAAATGGAAAATAAAAAAATGACTATATTTTATCGTTTAAGAAATTTAGAAATTAGTGATACTTGTACAGGAGTACAAAGTTTTAGATATTTTGGAGAAAATATTGAAGATTATGAAATGATATATGGACGTTTAGTTCTAGATTATGACGTTTTTATTTTAAGAAATACACAAGATTTTTATCTAGAAAAAAATGAAAATGGAGAAGTACAATTAAAAATGAAACTTGAGTTTCAAGAATCCTTAAAAAAATATTTATAAATAAATTAAAAATAATATATTGACAACTTTCTTTATTGGTGTTATTATTTAAATATACCAAGTAACAACAAAAAGTGGTATAATATTCTAAAAGAATATAAAATTTAAAATAAATATTAATTATGAGAGGAAAGTGTTAAATATGAAAAAGTCAATTAAAAAATTAATAACCTTGATTATTGCAACTACTACAATTTTAGGTACATCAGTTACAGCAAACGCAGAATGGAAACAAGACACTAATGGTTGGTGGAATACAGAAGGAAATTCTTATTCGACTGGTTGGAGAAATATTGACAACAAATGGTATTATTTCGATAATAATGGGTATATGAAAACTGGTTGGTATCAAGATGCTGATGGAAAATACTATTATCTACAAACAGATGGAAGTATGGCTACCAATATAACTACACCAGATGGATATAAAGTTGACGATAAAGGAGTTTGGGTGAAAACAACTAGTAATGCTATTAGTACAACAAATACAACTCAAAATCAAGTTGCTACTAATGCAACAAATAGCACAAATAATCAAACTACATCATCTACTAGTAATGCAAGTTCAAGTTCTTCATCAAGTAGTAGTTCGTCATCAAGTAATTCAAATAATAGTTCTAATAAAAATTATGTTTCTATATTTTATTTAAAAAATGATAATAATAAAATTACTGATGCAGGAACAGGTAAACAAACATTAGGATATTTTGGGCAAGAAAACTTAATAGAAACTGAGAAACAATATGGATTATTATATATAAATGCTAATGACTACGGAAAAACCGCGAAAGATTTTGCTAGAGAAGTATTTGATAATTACGAAATAATCAATGATAATGGAATAGCAAAATTAGTAAAGAAATCAATACCCACTACATCCAATGCAACTACTCAAACAACTACATCCTCAGCAGTAACAGCATTATAGATAATTAGTAAAAAAATAACAAAAAACATATTGACATTAATAAACATTAGACATATAATAGTAATTGTAAAGAAGTTATATAATAAAATTCTACAAAGCATTTTATTTTAGATAAGACATTGATTGGTACTCAGTGTCTTATTTTTATGTCCAAAATAAAGGACTTTCTAATTATATTACTTACCATCTCACGTAATTGGTACTTACGCTTTTAAAATATATAATTATAGTCATCCTTATATTAATTATCTTATCATCTGTTCATTAAAATGTATTAATGGGCTTAAACAAAGTGTAATACTACAGTTAAAACAATATTAATTATAGCTATAACAATAGTTTCATCTAAATGATTTTTCAAGAAATCCACAAAGCTTTTTATTTTAATCGCCTCCCTTCCCAATGGGATGTTTCAAGATGGCAATTAAATTATATCACTTATTACTAGAATATACAATTTAATACAAAAAACTATTAATAACTTAGTGTAATATTTACTAGGTTGTTTTATTATGTCAAAAATTACTATACTATCAAGAATGTATAAACAAAATAAAAAGAATATATTAAAATAAAAACACAATTTTAAAAGAAAGTTGGTGAGTAAATTTGCCAAGTATATTAACAACAAAACATCAAGAAGCACAAGATGCTATTGCTAAAATGAACCAAAAATATATAGATTCAAATATACAACTTAATAAAACAAAAGATGAAGGATTCAAAACATTAGAGAATAAATTAAAAGATGAAGCAGATTATCAGAAAAATACATTATTGAATGCTTATAAAGATATGAATGATTTACCCCCTGATGTATAGTAAATAAAGTATAAATAATGAAAGGAGTTGATTGATTAAATGGCAAATACAAGTATATTTCAGATTGATAATATGGATGTTGATTTAAAAACATATGTAAAGCTTAGATGTAAATCATGTTTGGGGGATTCAGTAATATTCAAATTTTTAGTATACAATGAATCAAGTCCAGTAAATTTATCTGATTATAAAATAGAATTTCGTGCAAGATTACCAAAATCAGGACAAGTATATTCTGAAACAGATAATATAACAATGAATGGAAATGAATTAACTGTAACCTGTGATAATGTTCTTACATCTGAAATAGGAGAATGTATAATTACATTGCGTTTGGTTGATATAATTACATATAAACAAAAATCAAATTATATTATTATATTAAAGGTAATGTCTACAATAGATGCTGATGAAGAAATACAAACGAGTAGTACACTTAGTGCACTTTCTTCACTTGATTATGCAATAGACAGATATTTTGAATTAAAGGTTGATTTATTAGACCAAATAACAATAGGAAATTTATTGCTAAATAATTTAATATCAAATATAGCCACAGGTAGCACATTAAATACAAGTTTAATAACACAAAATACAAATGCATCTTTAAATATATCTACATTAATAACCCAAAACAATCAAGCAACAAATAATATATCAACATTAACAACTAAAAATAACCAAGCTACGAATAATGTTTCAGTATTAACAACTAAAAATAATGAAGCAATAACTAATACAAATAATTTAAATAACTCGATTAATATAGGGACTTCTTTAAATTCAAGTCTACATACTGAAAATATAATAGGAACAAAACTATTAGTAGATTTAAATAATGCTAATTCATTAATAAATAAAAAAATAGATGACCACATTAACGATAATAATAGGCATTTAAGTATTGGAGAAAGAGAGTCATGGAATATGTATGCTACTCAAATAAATGATATAGCAAAATTAATTGATATTTTAATGGGTACTACTACAATTGTCACTGAAAATGGAGATAATATTATAACAGAAACAGGTGATATTTTAATCCTATAATAAATTATAAATAAAGAAAGTGAGGAATTTAAATGGCAAATATAGAAATTAAAAATTTGATATCTGCTACACCTAATACTGCTGATTTTGTACCTATAAGTAATAATGGAAATACAAGAAAAGCTACAATTGCAGAAATTAGAGGTGTAGTAAATGATTTAACTACAGGTGGTACAGATAAATCTCTATCAGCAGAAATGGGAAAGGATATTGGAACGGAAATAATAGATGCTAGAAATGGTGAATCTAATTTAAAAATCAGAATAGATAAAGAAGAAAATGATACATTATTAAGAGAATTGGAGTCAACTGGTTATGGAGTAATTAGTGGATTGACAATATCAGCACAAGGCACACCTAACATGACAATAAATGTTGCAACAGGAATAGTACATATGATTGATGGTGTAAGATTGTCTCCAACTGGAGATAATGCTTTGGTAATAACTACAGCAGATTTAGTTAATCCAAGAAAAGATATAATATATGCAAAAATAGATAATACAATTGGATATTTAATAGGAACTCCAGCAAGTTCTCCAATAGCACCAGCTACGCCAGTAGGTGCTATTTTATTGTCTGAAATCAATGTATTAGCAAATGCCACAAGTATTACAAATGAAAATATAACAGATAAAAGAAAAATGAAAAATACTACAGATGATTTGAAAACTTTAGTAGATTCAAATGTGAGTAAAATTGGAGATTTAAATGGACTGGCTACTACAGATAAGAATAACTTAGTTAATGCAATTAATGAAAATACTACACAATTGTCAGAAAAAGCGAATAATTGGTTGCAAGGAAAAATAATTAATTTTATGGGAGATAGTATCACATATGGAGTTAATAGTGCTGATAGTGGGAACAGAATGCCTAGACCTTTCCCAGCAGTAGTCGGAACTATGCTAAATTGTACTACTAATAATTATGGTGTTAGTGGTAGCACCATTTGTGGAGATGGAGGGATGTGCGACAGAGTACTCACAATGGACACAAACGCAAGCGTGAATGTAGTTATGGGGGGCGTTAATGATAGATACGGTATATTAGGCACAATAAATGATAACACAAAAACTACTATATTTGGAGCGTTAAATATACTATGCACTAATTTAATCAATACTTATCCAAATTCAATCAATATATTAATTACCCCATTGAAAATTGATGACGTATATTCTAATCCGAATTTAACATTGAGTAGTATATCGGAAGCTATTATTGCAATTGGTAATAAATACAATTTTCCAGTAGTTGATTTATATAATGGTTCTCCAAATTTGGAACCTAATATAGCAACCTTAAAAACCAGATGGATAAATGATGGAATACATCCAAATCAAGATTATGTCGATAAATTTTTAGCTAGAAAGATAACAAATAGTATACTTAGTTTAGATAGTATTGGTTTTAGTAATAATGAAATGGCGTATGAAAAAACAAGTAGAACAATAACAGTCGGAGTTGGTAAAAATTTTACTACTATTCAAAGTGCAATTAATTCTGTTAAAAAAAATATTTCCAGTGGAGTTATTATAGATATAGTTGTTGATGCAGGAACTTATAATGAAACAGTAGTAATACAAGGATTTTACGGTGGCGGAACTTTAAGAATTAACAACGGAAGAACTACAATTAATACTATTGTTAATAATGTCATATTATCAAATTGTTCAATAGTTGTATATATAAATGGTATTAATGCAATTAGCAGTACTGCTCATGGATTTAGTATATCAAATGCTTTAAATACTATATGCGCTTATATTTCAGCAACAGTAACTACAGCAACATATTGTGGATTATTAACATTTTCTTGCCCTTCAATACAAGTTTCAAATTCAAATTTTTCAAATCATAATGCTGGGATTCAAGCAGATGGAAATTCTAAAATTTACTCTAATACAAATAGTGGAACTGGCAATACTTACGGCTTGGTTGCTACTTCCAATTCTAGTATTGGGAAAAACGGTACACAACCAAGTGGCACAACAGCGGAGGGCTCTAATACAGGAGGTGTTATAAGGTAATGAAAACATTAAAATTTAATAATGAAGAATTTAAAGCAGATAAAATTATAAAAAATGCTACAGATATCATTGGACAAGATTTAGAAGGAAATGAGCTATTTGGATTTAGAGGAATATCTGATCTTAGTCAATTTATATTAGAAGAAGGACAAACTTTTGATATTGAATTAACTATAGAAGAAAGAATGTCATTAATGCAAAAGGCAATAGATGACTTAACTTTAGGAGGTGCTTTATAGTGGGAGATTACTTAGCACAAAGAATTATAGATGGAGCATTTACTTATAACTTTGTAATAAGCAAAAAAACAAATCTAAAAACTGAAATAGATGCTTATTTAACTGAAATGGAAAGAATTGATTTAATAACAACTGCTACACCATAGGATTAGAAGATAGGGCGTAGAAAAATTAAAGATAAAATAAATAATAAACAAAAGATGGACAATATTTAAATACAGAAAGGAATTAAAAAATTGAGAAACATAATAAAAACTTTAGCAATTACTTTTATAATAGTGGGTAGTATAATATTGGTTAAAAGTAGTCCAGTATTTGCGAGTGAAGGCGCATTAATCCAAACGGAAGTAAATACAGATTTTCAAAATTCAATCATTTATACAAGTACAACAAGAAGTGCTGTTAATATTGGACAAGTATTTAATGTAGGATTAAACATTAATAATGTACAAAATATTTCGGCAGAAGATATAACTGTAAAATATGATAGTGATATATTGAATTTTTTAGGAGTATCAAATGTTAATGATGGATTTAGTATTATATCACAAACTACTGGAAGTGCAGTAGCTATTACTACACCTAGTTCAATCAGATTTATAATAATAAGTAATGGTTCAGTAATTAATTCACAACAAGATATTTTACAATTAAATTTTCAATCAGTTACAACTGGTTGTGGAGTAATATATACTGAGAATGGTAAGATTACTGATGGAACTACTATGGAAAGGAAACTAACCGCAAGTGAAATGGGTGGATGTATAATTGCAAAACATTTAGGCGAAAAAGCAGATTGTAACACTGAATATACTATGGATTTGGTCTGTGATGGTATAATAGATGAAAAAGATTTAGAAAAAGCAAAAGAATGTTTGTTATGTAATTCAAACTATAATGATTATGAATGTAACAATGCACGAATAAATTAAAGATAAGTTAAAATGGATTTTTTACTGGAAGTTTGAGAAGTTGACATAATGTTATTAAAGTGGGTTAAACTTAGGTATTACTTTATATGAGACTACTTACCAAAATAATTATTATGTCACTCAATCATTGTTTGGAACGTAATTTTGAGTGTAGTAATTAACTCAATAATCAATAGAAACAGTAATTCTAAAGGCTTGGTTGAAATATATCAAGCCTTTTCTCATGCAAATTTTAAAAATAAATTGAAAGAAGATGATTTATAAAATGGGAAAATATATAATTTCTGTTGGTCATACTGCATCAGGAAACTTAGGTAGTGGTGCTAGTGACTTACTAGATGAATCAAACTGCACTAGAGAGATTTCTCCATTGGTAGTTAAGTACCTTCAAAAAGAAGGACATGAAGCATATTTATTAAGAGTTGATAAAAGTAATTCTTATAATTTTGAAGATTGTTATGTCCGTGCAAATCAAGCTAACGATATTGGTGGAGATTTGTTCGTGGAGATTCACTTAAATAGTGGAAAAGAAAGAACAGGTGACGGTGTTGAAGTATGTGTTAATAGTGCAAGTGGAAATACTTCAAACGTAGCACAAAGAGTTGTAGATAGATTATCTAATGTATTAAATATTGATAATCGTGGATTAAAAGAAGAAAAGCTTATTGTATTAAGAAAAACTAACATGCCAGCTATATTAGTAGAGTGTATGTTTGTTGATACAAATAATATTAACAACTATAATGCAGATGTTATAGCTAAAGCAATTGCCGAAGGTATTCTTGATAAAGATATCAATACAAAACCAGTTCAAGGTTGGAATAAATCTAAAGATGGTACTAAATGGTGGTATTGTACAGATGTAGATAATGGGTATTACTATAAATCAGAATGGAAATTTATTAATAGTGAATATTATTCATTTAATGATAAAGGCTATGCGAAACAATCAGAATGGGAACTTTATAAAAGTAAATGGTATTATCTAAAAGATTCATGTAAGATGGCTAAAACTGAATGGTTATGGATAGATGGAGAATGCTATTACTTCTTTTCTGATGGTATCATGGCTAGTAATATTTTAACACCTGATGGCTATACTGTTTGCAGTGATGGTTCATGGGACGAGTCTATTCCAAGAAAAATAATAAAATAAAAATAAAAATAAATAAGTTATGCCTAACCTTAAAGGCAATTTTAGGGAGGAATTAACATGGATATTAATCAAACATATCAACAAATTATTGGAGAAATCGGAACACTTATTACTATTTTTGCACCTTTATTAACAGCTTATAAACTTGCTTTGGCACTTGGATTAGACAACTATATTGAAAGTAAAATAAGTTTAATTAAAGATGATAATTTAAGAAAAATTGCAGAAAACATAAAAATAAGAGTTGAAAATATAACAGTAAATACTATAACTATGATTGAAGCAGTTGAAAAACCTATTATTATTGAAAGTATTAAAAATGGTTCAATGACCAAGGATGATTTGATAAGTTTAAAAGCTAAAGCTGTAGAAACTATAAAAAATCAATTAACAACTGAAGGAAAAACTGATTTACAAAATACAGTTGGAGATATTAATTCTTATTTAGATACACTTATTGAAGCGAAATTAGCAGATTTAAAAGTTAATGATTCTTCAAGTATATCAAAAACAATTTTACCAGAAATCATTACACCTGTTGTAGATACTACAGAATTAACTAATGCTAATGTGCAATTACAAGCAGATAAAGATAATTTAACTGCACAAGTAAATCAAATTGCTAATGATAAAGCGAGTGTTGAACAGGCTAATCAACAATTATTAGTTGAAAAACAACAACTTGAAGCAGATAAACAAGCTTTACAAAGTAAGTTGGATGTTATAAATAATGCTATAGCTACAGCAAATATTAGTAATAATATGTCAGCTGGTGGGATTACAGTTAATAATAATGATGCAACTAATATTATGAATGGTATTACTAATACTGCTAATCAAATAACTACAATGTAATAAAATAAAAAGAATAATATTGCTATAAAATTAAGATTTTAACAACTCTTTATGCTTGAAAATGGAAGTATTTAAGAGTATGAATGAGAATACTAGAGTTGAAAAATTGAACATTTTTGAAAAGACCGAGGAATTTTATTTCTTTGGTCTTTTTGTTATGTGAAAAATTAACCACGCTCCTTCATTTAAAGGAGTGATACTAAATTTATTTTAATGGAGTTCACCTATATGGTGGATTACTAAAAATAAATTATATGATGAAAGAAGGAATTTATAATGAACAAAGAACAAGAAATTATTAAAAAAGAATTTGAAGGACAAGAAGTAGCTTTTAGAGAAACTGATGGAGTAAGTGAATGTAGGATTAATGAAGTTGCTAAATTTTGTGGTTGGACTACTATTGCGAAAAGTGGAAATGAGGTAATAAGATGGGCAAGAGTTAAGGAAAAACTAGAATTATTAGGCGTTGCCAATGTTGGCAATGGTGATTTTATACCTGAAAGTATTATGTATCCACTTATCGGAATGGCAGATTTTAAGAAAAATGAAAAAGCTAGAGAATTTATGATTTGGGTAGGACAAGTATTAGTTGAAATTAGAAAACATGGTGCTTATATCTCTAATAATGAAGAGATTGTAGATCAAGGATATATAAAATATACATATGGACAATTAAAGAATACATTTGCTAATTGTCCTATAGAAAGTTTGTCTGAAACATATGATGAATGTATGGATTGGCATAAGAATAATAAAACAAGAATTCCTTTTGCAAATAATTCTAAACGTAGGAAAGACGCAACACATTCTCATAGTGATAGTAAAATTATGATTATGCAAAAAGTTATATCTGTATTAGAAGACAGAAACTTATTACTTTGTGAAAATTCTAAATTTGGATTAATAAGTGAAGTAGATAACACTATAAAACAAATTAAAGATAATATAAAGAAACAACACAATATTAGTAATAGGGGTGTAATAGCAAATAAAACTAAGAAAATAAATAAATTACAAGATGAAGTAAATTATCACAATCCTAACTTAGATGACTTTTTAGAACTTCCTATTCACGGTTTTAGTGTAAATTATATGTTTACAAATTATATTTATAATGGTGAATTACGCACAAGAAAATCAGATAGTTACAAGATATGGATAGAAAGATTTCCAAAAGATTTAGTGATAGATGCTTTTAGTAATATAGATTTAAATAGGCCAACAAAGTTGTGGTTGAAGTTTGATTGTATTGAGTCTATGGATGTAGATAATATGGTAAAAAGTATTCAAGATGAAATTTCAAGAGTAATAGGTGATTCTGAAGATAATAACATACAACTTGGTTCAGTTGAAGTGAATAAAAGAGTTAAGAATTATAAAGAAGGAAGAATTTATATATTGTTAAAAAATATTGAATAAAATAAATTATAAAAATGGAGGATTAATTCCTCCTAATTTTAAGGAGAGATTTATTATGAAAAATGAAGAAAGAAAAGTAATGTTTATATACAATATCGAACAAGTCTCATTTTATATTAGTCAAGGATGCAGACCAATTGATACGGGAGTTCACCCACAAACTAAAATGGTATGGAATAAATTCTATAAGGATGAAACAGAACAAGCTTATAACTTATGGATGAATAGAAATAGGTAGATAGAATATTATGATGAAAGAAGGAATTAATTTATGATGAAAGACAAGTTTACTAAATTGCCAAATGACATGATTAAAGGAGATTTTGATTTGAACTCAAAAGAATTAACAATAGCTACAATACTTTTAATGACTAGGAATGGAAAAGATGTATGTATGTTTACTTTAAAATGGTTGTACGACATATTAAACATAGGTGCTAAAAATACATATAGTCAGAATGAAGTCAAAAAGACATTAAAGATGTTTGCTGATGAAGAGTTATTCTTCTATCATGACAATATATTTTTAGATAATGAGAAAAGTATAGATATTGATTCTATAAGTAAGACAGATTTAATATTTGCAGAATTATATCATGATATGCGTGATAGTTTTACTATGTTAATTGATAATGATATAAAACAAATTATAAAACATAGCAATGAAAATAAGATTGATACATATTCTCTATTAACTACATACACATATGTCTGTAGTTGTATAAACAATAATGAACAATGTGAAGATTATTTATTATGTTTTCCATCACTACTTAATATAGCTGATAGTGTAAATATTGCAGAGAAAACAGTATTAAAATACATAAATATACTTAGAGATTTAAACATATTTGTATTTGATTATGCAGGTTATAAGGTATTAGCTGATGGAAAAGTAAAGAATGGAAAGATGTTTTATACAAGAGTTGGAAATGAAGAAATATTACTACAAAGACTACAAAAAGAAAGACAAGAACATGGATATTATAATATAAGTAGAAGACTAAAAGATAAAGGTAATCTTAAAAGATCATTAAAGCAAAAGATAAATGACTTGGAAAAGAAAGCTAGTATTAATCCTATAGAGATAGAAGAATTAAAATTAATAAAAGAAGAATATAAAGAACTAAGCTATGAAGAAAAAGAAAAATCCTCCAGTAAGCTTTAGCGAAACTGTAAATTCATCTTCTTATTAGTCTTTCTTCTTCTTAGTATATCTTGTTAGTTAGTCTTATTGTTACACTTTACTGGGTTATGCATTTAGTATAACAATTGAAACGTTGATTTATGAAAATAACTTTATCTTGGAATGTCAGTTTATGCTTTTAGTATAACAACTCAATTCTCTATTTATACTATTTTCATAAATTGAAGGTTAAAGACAAAATAAATTAAATAAGGGGCATTAAAATGAGTGGAGTTTATATATTAAATAATATAAGTAAAAACAAGTCTGATAAGCTATATGTAAAAATAGGGTGTAGCAAAGATATTTCAAAACGTGTATCTCAAATAAGAAGTTCATTTAGGTTTAATGGTAACTTAGATGAACTTTCTTTATATAAAACTATAGAATGTAAAAACTATAAGGGCTTAGAGAAAATTTTACATCAAATAATGAAATCACGAAAAATAACTAATGAGTGGTTTCTTACCGAAGAACAATTTCTAGAATGTAGATTAGATATGGTTGATTTATCAAGGTATAACTAAATAAATTAAAAAGAATATAAAAAGATTGGAAAGTAAAAATCTAGTCTCTTTTTATCAATAAATTAAAAATAAAGTTCACGTAAAATAGTTATTTTAAATCGTCTAGTACACAAATTAATAAAGGAAAGGAGAATTATATATAGGTTTAATAAAAAACTCATTTTTAACCAAAAACAAATTTAAACAAAAAATAATAATAACTTAAAGCAATATAAGAGGGGGTTTAACAAATGTCAATAAATAAATTAAATTTTAAAGAAGGAGATGTAGTTACTCAAGAAGTGTTTGATATTATAGATGTAAATATGACTAATGTTCAAGCAGATATTATAAACAATACAAATCAATTGACAGATATAGAAAATAGAATTACATGGATAAGTGTAAAAGAAAAAGTATATGGAGCAAAAGGTGATAGAACAACAGATGATACAATTGCTATACAAAATGCCTTAGATATGGCTTCTGTAAGTGGTGGAGGAACTATATATTTTCCACAAGGAGTTTATTTGATTTCAAGTAAATTAATTATAGACGGGAATTGTAGCTTAATTCTAGATAATGATGCAGTGATAAGAGCTACTTCGTCTATGGATTGTATGATAGGATACAATCTGAATGGAAGTAATTCACACATATCAAGAAATAGAATAATAAGTGGGGGAAAACTTGATGGAAACAACTTAGTTAACGATTTATTACAATTAGCATTTTACATAGGTTTAGATTTACATAATGTAATCTTTTATAATTTTAAAAGATATGGATTACACACCCAAGCAGTTACAGGTTCGTCTGCCGAATTAATAGGGAACAAACTATATTTTAGAAATCAAAATGTTGCATTAGGTGCTATCGCTATTTATAATCTTTCCAATGATAACCATTTTAATGATATTGTTATACTTGATGTAGAAACTGCAATGGTTACAAACTTTGTAAAAGCTAGTAAAATACACAGTTGGATAAGTCTTGTAAGTTTAATTCCTAATTCTACATTTGTTAGTTTGCTTAGTAATGCTGGTGGTTCTTCATTTACAGATTGCTACTCTGATACTTTGAGATATACTTTTAAAACCGTTTCAAGTTCAGCGTCAGCCATTTCCATTAGAGGTCTTAATGTATTATGGAATAAAATTATATATACAGATGCTTTAGCAACAACGTATTCTCCAATAATTTTTAAAGGAGATACAAATATGGCTTACAATGTATCAGGTTCAACATTTAATATTAGTTTAATAAACACATATTTTTGTGAAGTTGCACTGTCATCTACAAGAGTAGCAATATTCAGGGATTGCTTTGTTGAAATTAACTCTACTGGAACAATAATAAATTATACTCCAACCAATTATGAATTTGAAATTGCAAAAAGTACAACTTTATTAAAGATTGGAACAGCTTTAAGTTTGTATACAGATGCACCATGTGGAGAATATTTAATTGGAGATATTTCAATGTATACTGGTGCGCCATCAGGTGCTAGTGGAGTATACATACTTGAAGTTGCAAAGACTCCAACCTTTTATATTCACAAATTATATCCTCAACCATCAAATGTTTCTGGAACATCAGGATTTATATATTATAGATTTTGTACTCCATCAAACGGTTGGTTTACTTCATGGAATAAAGTAGCAACTATAACAATATAGTATATAATAGTATATGATGTAATATATTATAAATTAATGTATGGAGGTTATTGTATGGACAAACATAACTTGGAGGTATATATAAAGATGGATTTACTTAGGTATGGGGAAGATACATCAATCAAAAAACTTATTTCTACACTAATAAAGAAATCAGCATTTAGATTTATATATGTGTTTAGAAAGTGCCAATATCATATAAATAGGAATAAAATAAGATTTATAATATATAAGTTTTTCTTAATTAGATATAAATCTAAATATGGATATCAAATACCCATAGATGTGAGGATAGGTAAAGGCATGTTAATAGACCATCTGGGTAGTGTAATTATTAATAAAGATGTGATAATTGGTGATTTAATAACTATTAATAGTAGTGTGACAATAGGACAAACAAATAGAGGTTTAAAAAAAGGAAGTCCGACAATAGGTAATAAAGTTTGGATAGGTGCTAATGCAGTTATAGTGGGGAAAATTGTAATAGGCAATAATGTTTTGATTGCTCCGAATTCCTATGTAAATACAGATGTTCCAGATAATTCTGTTGTTATAGGAAATCCAGCTAAAATAATTCATAAGGAAAATGCTACTGAAGGATATATTTAAAATAAGATAATTAATATAAAAAAGACTAGATTTAAAATTAAAAATCTAGTCTTTTTATTAATTGAAAATAAAAGTCAGAATAAATGATTGATTTTATTCATGCACAACCACTTAAAATTCGTCATTTACTAAACAGTTACCTTCATAAGATTTATTAAATTATAGTAAATCTTTAAAGTGAATTATGTAAATGTGTTAGCTAGATATTCATAGATTAACAAATTAAAAAAAGAAAGGGGAGATAATATGACAACAGTAACTACAATTACAGAATGTCAATCAAATACAGGTCTAAATACTCTCAATAATGGCAATACTTCAATTCAACTTATTTGTACGTATCCAAGTAGTTTTGATGTATCATTTGATTCTACATTATTAGAAGATATGTATATAGAAAGTCTTAATGGATTTCAAACCAATGAGGTAATAACTGTTTCTATAAATGGCACTTCAATAGGTGATTTTACAATAAGTACAGATACTAAAGCTATTTGGCTATCAGAATTAATTGGATTGGTTACTAGAGAACAATTATCGTTAAAAGTCTCAGAAACTATTCAATTTGATTTCTCAAGTAATAAATTATTAAAATTTATATTAGCTTCAGCAACTAGTTCTAACTTTATTTCTACTAGTATAATTCAAACTTCTGGATTAGGTAGTAATATGTATAATTTGGCTGAAAGCGATATAGAAAGTCAGGATGAATCATCTGTTGGTGCAATATCTAATGCGATAGCCGAAACTAAAACAGAAATTATAGGAAATAATTCTACTACAATTCAAATAAAAAATACTTATCCGGTATGGGGAACAGCGCTTCCTAAATCCTTTGTTATGGATAACTTAATTGTATTTTCAAAATTGCTTCCAATGAATACGGAAATATATATTAAAAAAGATGGAATACCAGTAAAAACATATAAAACAACTGCAAATATAAAATGTGTTTATTTAAGTGATATATTAGGTATTTCAAAAGAATTTCTATATACAAAAGTAAGTGAAGAGTATGAATTAAACTTTGTATATCCTCAATTTATTAACAATCAAATTTTAACTGGTGAACTTACTGATTTTTCTATTGCGTCAGTAATGGCAGTACAATTGCAACAAAATATATTTGAATTAGAAAATTCTCATACAATGGAAGATGCTCCGGTCACAACGAATGATTGCAATTTTGTAGTGACTTATAGTAGTTATGATAGAAGTATTGAAAGTGCAGAATTACAAATCAATGCACAACAAACTATTTCATTGTCGTTTCTAACAGATACATCGGGTGATATACCTGTACCATTAGTAAAGTTATCAAACATAGATAATTTATATAATACAGAAATTTCTTTAGTTATGGATGGAAATGCCATAATAGATTATTTGACAATAATTCGTGATTTTGCGAGACAAAGAAACACATTAGAATACCAATATAAAGCTAAGTAGGTGATATTATGGGTTTTAAAATGATGTCATCTGGAGGGATATTTAGAACTAATTCATTACCAAAAGAAGGAGATTATCATGGTCAAATTTTTGAATATTTAAAAGATAATATAAGCAACCCTGAACTATATTCATGGAATGAATTACAGAAGAAATGGATTCCAATGAGTGGTGGAGGAAATGTAACTTATAAGAATTCAAATCCCATGCCAGTTGCTGTCGGTGGATTTTCAGTAGGAACAAATTTCACTGAAGAAAAAACAATCCAAGAGATGTTAGATGGTTTATTATATCCATATATACCACCTAGTATAAGTTTAGGAACTACAATTTCAACAATACAAGAATTAGGAACAAGTTTACCTAGTATTCAATTAAATGCAACAATGGCTAAAAAATCTAATGATATTACAAAGGTAGAATATTATAAGAATGGAAGTTTAGTTTATTTAAAAGATAATCCTTCTTTAAGTGAAAGTTATATAGATTCTACAGGAATAAATAGTGATACAACATATTCTGTAAAAGTTTATGATGATAAACCTAATTCTGTTTCTAGAAGTTTTAGTTTTAATTATATTTATCCAATGTATATAGGGAATGTTGATGATTTAAATCCTACTGAAACAAATATTAAAGGTATAACTAAAAAATTAATTGTAAAAAGTAATCAGACTTTGGATTATACGATTTCAAATAGTAGATTTTGTTTTGCGTGTCCAAGTTCATATGGCAGTTTAACATCTATTAAAGACCCAAACAATTTTGAATTACTTAATACATTTAACATAATAAATATGAACTTTACAATGTTAGACAATAAATCAATTCCATATATAATTTATATTTCAAGTGTTTTGACAACACAATCAAATTTTACAATTACGTATAACTTTTAACAAAAAGGAGGTGAAGATATGGCAGGAATACCAATAAGTAATTCATTTACAATGGGTTCAGCTTTAATGATAGATGATAGAGCGAACAAGAAGACTCTTATAGAACGTGACTCTATTGAAAGTTATAAACGTGTGAAAGGTCTTCAGGTATTCGTTGAAGAAACAAATACTTGGTATTATCTTAAAACAGGAATTACAAATTCTGATTGGGATATATTAGGAAGTAGTTCATCTAGTGGAACAAGTGCTGATTCAATTCCCAAGATAGTTAATCCAATAGTAAATGATATTATAGTTGCAAATACAGATGGTACAGTAAAAGATAGTGGATTAAAGACTACAGATTTACTTGATAAAGCAACTTATGATCCAACTAATATTGGAATAGTTAAAGATAGTAAAAAATTAAATGGACAAGATGCTTCATATTATGCCAAAGCTACAGATATACCAACTAAAGTTAGTCAGTTAACTAATGATAGTGGTTATCTAGCTTCTGTGCCTACAGGATATGCAAAAATTAATGATATTGCGACTACAGGTAATAAAATAGATACATATAGTGCAGATAAAATAATTAATTTAGTAAATAACTTTACATTGATAGTTGCAGATTGGACTAGTGGTGTTAATTATAAAAAATATCAATTAGTGGATTATTTGGGAACGTTGTATAGATTAAAAAATGATATTACAAATTCCATTTATACACCAGATATTTCACCTACAGATTATGAAGTATATTCAAGTGGTAGTGGATCTGGGGGTTCGAGTTTAAAATTTCCAACATTTTCGACTAATCATAGTTACTCATATAGAGAAGGCATTTGGTATAATGGAATATTATATTCTGCAAAATCATCATTTACAAGTACTTCAGTGTTTAGTGTAAGTGATTGGGATATTATTTGCGATATGACAAGAAACGTTTATGATACTAATGGTGATGGAAGAGTAGATATGGCAGAACGTGCTTTAATTTCCGATTTAGCACTTGAAACTCAATTAATGCAATCATGGAGGGCTAGCACGGTATATACAGTTGGACAAAATTTAATTTTTAACAATTGTATATACACCGTTAATAAAAATTTTACAAGTGGAACAACTTTTATTACAACTAATTTAACATTAACTGCAACTGGTACTCATAATTCTTTAACTGGATTGCAAGGAGGAAACGCTACAAGTGGTCAATATTATCATTTAGATCAAACACACTATGATATTGTAAATAAATTTACAGACGCTTCTGGAAATATTGCTTATAATGGAACAAAACTAGGAGATATGTTTAAAGGAATTTTTGATAAGAATGGAGATAATATAGTTGATGTTGCTAGTACGCTTGATGGACTTTTATCTTCAATTACTGAACTTAATTCTTTGAAGGGTGTTACAGGAAATATTCAAGATAAATTTAATTCGTTGAGTGGAATAAATTTAAAAGATACTCATAAAGCTACATATTCTACCTTAATATCTGCAACAGGAATGTTAAAAGGAGATGCTTATATAGTTGATGCTGATGAATCAAAAAACGGTGCTCAAACATGGTATACATGGAATGGAACTACATGGGTATTTTTAGGAACAGCTAGTGTCACATCTCGTGATTTTACTGTTAATCCATTAAATGTAACAGCTGAGTCAACTGGGCTATATTTAGAACCAAGAATTGACCCTTTAATAGCTAGAAAAAGTGATATACCAACATTTAGCAATTTAACATTATTACAATCATATTCAAATACGGATGGAGATATTACCAATGCAGTTAGTCAATCACATCAACATTTAAATAAAACATTATTGGATTCATATACTCAGTCTAATACCGATTTAGCTGATAGTGTTAATAAAAAACATGTTCATACAAATAAAGTATATTTAGATAAGATAAGTGAAGCTTCCGATGGAACTCCTTTATATAACGGAAGTCCAATGGGCAGTGGTTCATCTAGTGGAGGTGGAGGAATAACAGATTTATCCAAATTCACTACAGCAGATTTATCACCAAGTACAAATCGAAATTATGTTGCAGATTCGGAAAAAGCTAATATTCAAAATCTTACTAATATAGTTGCAAATCAATCATCTATGAATACTACACTAACAACAATTTCTTCTGAGATACCTTCAGATGTTTCAGCAATAAATAAATTAATATCAACAACTACAATGAATGATAAAATTAGCGCAATGAAATTTGTTCAATTAAAAGATGTTGATCCGGCTATAAAAGCAAATGGATTTTTAGTAGTTGATTCAACTGGAACAAAGATAACTTATTTACAATCAATAAAAGATTATATTCAAATTAAACAAATTACAGATAAAGATGGAAAAATATTTAATAATGTTCCAACATTTAAATTTGATGACCTAGCTGGAACTTTGCTAGGTGATGGAACACTAGAATTAAAATTAAAAAACATATTTAGTACAGACTTAAAAGATATGCCAACTACATTGGTTAATAATGGAGTATTAGTTGCAAATTCTTCAACGAATAAATATGAATTAAAAGATGTTGCTAATTTAACTAATTCACATGAAAATCCATCTTATAATGTAAAACAAGTTGATTGGTATTGGGATACAAATAATAATTGTTACCTGTGTGATATCACTCATAATTTACAATCAATAAATGTAATTGTTGGAATTTATGATAGTACAAATAATATAATATCAAATGTATTTCCTAAAGTAGTAAATAGTAATTCTATACAGTTAAAATGTCAAACCACTCCTGTTTGTAGAGTGGTTATTAATTGTTCACAAGGTACAGTAGGAAGTAGCTCAGGAGGTTCTACAATTGTAACATCTAGTGATTTTATTGATGATACAAGAGTGAGGAGTGATAAAACTTATAGTTCGGATTTTATAAATACTACTTTAAAGGGGTATGCACAAACAAATCAAATATATACCCAAACGCAATCAAATTTATTATATGCAACAAAAAATAGTGAACATCTGCATAATAATTTTGATTTATTACAACAACTTACAACTGATAGTAGTAATAATTTATATTTCAGTGGACAAAAATTATTAACTAATTTTCAACCATACACTTATCAATTAAAATGGACAAACGAAAATAAGCCTATTTTAAATACAATAGTAGATGTTAATTCGATATTTTTATCAAATAGTATAAATGCTATCATGAACAGTGAATTTACAATAGTTAATAATATAGTAAGTATAGACGATACTACTGATTCTAAGACAGAAAATTTAGTTCATTTATTAGTTTTGGACAATACAATAAAAATATTAGATGTATATATTAAACCAAGTAGAACTGAAAAATTTATATTAGGAATAAGTCCAAACATAAGTATAATGGTGCAAGGTAGTAACTTTTCTGGATTATATTATCTAACAGCATATTAAAAAATAAATTATAAAGAAGGTGACAGGACATGGCGAAAGTATTAAATTCAACATCATTCAATGGAAATATTTCTAAAATGGTGGAATTGCGTGATGAAATGATAGTTAATGGGATATGTTGTGATAAAGTTACCTTATCACCTAATCCATTAGATTATTGTCCAGTTTATGTAAGTAACAATAATGAAGTAATAATGAATCAAGTAGCGTATATGAATTCAACATGGTTTAGAAATTTTTCTACAAATGGGTTTTTGGTTGATTCAAATGATCCGTATACATATTATGTGGCTACAGAATCAATAAGTGGAAATGGAATAAATCAAATGATTCAGATAAAAAGGACATCTAATGGATTAATTACTTCTACACAATGGGGTAATTGGGACATAGGTACATATAGAGGTAATATAGATTTAATAGCCCAAGATAGTAATAATATTTATTATACTTTTAATAGAGAATATGGTGGTTATTATAGTTATATTGGATATTACAATAAATTAACAGGTGGAGGAGCAAGTCTAAACATAAATAGTGGAACGGTGCAATTGCTAAAAGATGTTGGTATATATTTGTATGTTTATACACCTAGTGTAAGTGCAAATACAATAAATGTAGGTAAATATAATAAAACAACTAATACAATGACATGGATATACACTGAATCTGGTGCTAATGGATATTATGGAGATAACTTAATAAGTGATATAGATAATAATGGTGTTTTTTTCTTAGCTAGAGATGGCTTTAACTTTGGGAAAATAGACCATTATTTTGTTTATAGGAAATATATATTAAATACTAATAACGATTTAGTTACAGCAAGTACAGTAACAGTAGATATGTCATTATTACCTAATAATAGTATATTTATTAATTCAGGTAATGCTATGGCAACATGTAGTCAATTACTTAAATTTACAGACTCAAATACAGGGAAAAGATATATAACACATTTGTATTATAATAAAGGATTGAGATACACGAATTTAAGTGCATTGGACTCGGCAATGTATACATATGAAATGATAAGTGACGATAATTGGAAATTAGTATCATATTATTTATTCAATCCGATTATTTATAGAACATGTTTATCTATTAATAATGGTCAGTTTTTGATGTTAGCTTATGAAAATGCATGTCATATATATATGTGGGATACAAGTTCAACATCTTATAAAAAGACTTCAGGTTTTGAAAGTCCGATAAATTCTATATCATGTGATATGAATAACAACATGTATGTTCAATACTCCGATTCTAGTATTGAATTAGTTTCTAAAACAATGCCAACAACTGTTTATGCGGATTTTGACCAAGATATTTATGCGTTTAGTGGTAGCGAAGTTTCAGCAAATGTGTCTTTATATATTCAAAATTACCAAGGTAAATATATATCAACAAGTGTTCAATTAACTTTATATGGCAATGTAAGATTTACAAGCAATAATACTAAAACTTTAACTATTACAAGTTCAAACTCGGGGAAAATAAATATCCCAGTAACTATTTTCGACGAAGGAAATTATCAAGTAAAAGCTTCAATAGTTACTAATTAATAAATTATAATATAAAGGAGGATATATAACTATGGCGAAAATATTAGACCAAAGTTGTTTCCAAGGTAATATACAAAAATGTGTTGAAACACAATTAGGTTTTATTATGCAAGGAAGTTATTATGATAAAGCACAATGGATTCCTAAAAAACTTCAAATATTTCCTGTAGCTGGAGATTTAACAGAATTAAGTATGAGTCAAAAATTAATGACAAATCATGCTCAGAATAATCATGGAAAATCATTTGGAGATACAGTTGTTAATGATAGATATGATAGTACGATATCCTATTCTTGGGTGATTGGAACTAGGTCATCAAATAAATTAATGCTTTTTAAAATTAGAGAAAATAATGGTACAATTACAACTTTAAATTCAAATACATTTTCTGCTTTGCCAGCAACTTCACCATTTGTTAGAGCATATCTAGGACAAGATGCAACTTACTTATATTATTTAATAGATTGTAATGCTACATGGCGTGAGTATTTTGTTAAAATAGATAAAAACACCTTAACAATGACAACAGTAGAAGATTTTAGTACATATTCTTGGGGAAATCTGATTAAAGAAACTGATACATATATTTACTATGGCTCAAAAAGAGGATATGGAACAAATTCTATTAAAAGATATAATAAAATGACAACTGTAACTGATACATTTGCACCAACTGCGAAGACAAGTACTATTTATTTTAGTACTTGCTATAGTAATTTATTATCTAATTCAAGTACAGATTTTTATAATTATACAGTATTTCATAATAGTACAACTAATAAATTTGGTATCACAAGATATCATTATGACACAACTCAAACAGTTTTGACGAGTATATTGACTGAAGCAGATTGTAATATAACGTGGGGAGCAGTAACTCAATTACCTGTATTTGCTTCAAATGGAACAGTTCATTATGAACCATTTATTTCATATGTATCAAGTACAGGAAAGTATTATTTGAATATTGCAATCTATGAAATAAATGGTTCTACATCAGCAAATTTAGCATCGTACGGTATCTACACATTTTTAATAGACCCAACTACAAAAGATTTAACATTTAAAAATTTTACAACAGTAACCTCTGATTATTTCAGGGGTTTTATTGGCGTTCAAAATAATACATTTTTAGCTTGTGTAAGTCCAACATCTACAATATTTGCAAATTTTGACCCAACAAATGAAAAATTTATTATAACAAATACAATAGCAAATGCACCTACACATATTGGTGCTGACCAAAGTGATGGTATTTGGGTTGTTAATGTACTAACTGAAATAGAATATTATAATACATATGTTCCAATTAATATTTATATTAATTCAGAAATGGATACCTATACTTATAGTGGAACTAATTTAAGTTCTTATATTACAATTCAAGCAACTAATTGGAATAATACTAATATTGCCTGTAATTTACAATTAACAATTAAAGGCGGTGCTGTATTTACTTCTAATGGCTCTAAAGTATTAACTGATACAACATTAACAAGTGGATCTAAACAAATTCCAATAACTATAACTAGCGACCAAGGATTTGCTATATTACCTCAATATATTATATAAAATAAAGCGAGGTGAATAATTATGTTTAATGACGGATTAGCAAGGTCTAGTGGAATAGTAGTAGTTGGATTTGATACTCTTATAACTGGAGAAAGCAGTGCAATATCATCAGAAAATATAACTACATTAATTACGCCAACTCCAATGGACAGTTCAGTATGTAATTTTGATAAAAAAATAATGGTTACAGGTGATGGAATACAAATTATAAACTTTATTCCTAAGTCTGTAACGGTTCAAAATGGAGTTAAAAAATATACTGGTATAAATTTAAATAGTGATTCTATGAGCAATCTAGAAAAAACATTTAAAGTTATACATGGACAACCAGTATTTATAAATAAGGCTGATTGCAAAGTTAATAGCGATAGTAATAAAGGCAATTATATAGTACAATTTTTAACTTTAGATCAAAATAAGGCGAAACCATTACAGGTAAAAGTTGTATCATTTCAACAAAAAATAAACATAAATGATATAAAAATTCATAGTAGTTATAAGCCTGTAAAAACTCCAATTATCACACAAATAAAAGGAATGATTGTTAAAGTTACCAAAATGTCATATAAGGTTTTAAATTTAGTACCTTACAATGTAAAAGTTCAGAATGGTGTAAAGAAATATACAGTTGCACCTGTAACGAATACTTCAACATTATATGTAAGAGTACAAAGTTATAAAAATGTATTAAATGCAGGTACTACAACTGGTGGTGGTAGTTTAAACTCATTTGTTTTAACTTTTCAAAAGTTCTCATATTATGAACAATCATTATCGTTTGGCAATAATGTTAAGGTTATAGGGGCAAGTGGCTTACCTCAAGGGATGATATTTGAATTGGACTGTATCAAAGGAAGTCCATTGTTATCAGGGCAGAGTACAGTAACATTGAAACTTTCGGACAATAGTACAGTTGTAGGTTTGATTATTGTGCCAGAGTTGCCTCGTATTATGTAATTTTAAAGGAGGGGAAAACTTGATTAAATATTATTTTAAAAATGATTCAAATACAGAAATATATCTAACTAATGATATAGATATAAATATATTACAAAGTAAAGACCCATCTACTCAACAATTATTTACTAATAAAGATGAAGCTATTGTATGGGCAACAGAATTTGTTAAAGTATATTACAATGAAGAACTTGTTGATGGTGAAAGTGTAGTTACTGATACAAATTCAGCAATACCATCATAACATAAATATAATAAATAAAAGTAGGTTGGTAACACGTGGGTATTACTCTCCTACTTTCATATTATGTACTTATGCAATTTAGTACTAATTATTTATTATAACATATATTATTTGTAATTACCATAGCACAGAATATTTAATTTTTACTCAAAATTATATTAAACGTTAATTTACTAGACTAATTTGATTTTAAAATTTAAAAAATTGTCAGAATTGAAGTCCCAAGTAGCTTTAAAAAATGAACAAGTAAAATTGCTTCGTTGCATATGGAGTTGCACTTCGTCGGTTTAAATATGGGTGACTGGAACGAACGATGGCGAACGCAAGATGTAAAAATTACTACTTTACTTTGAGTTAAGGAAATTGTGGATAAATAATCTGACATAAGTAATATTATGTGATATTTATAAATTATATGATATAATATCTATATGAGGTGATTTTATTGAATACCATAAAACAATTTCAGGAGTTTTTATTAGAAAAAGATAAGAGTTCCAAAACAATTGAAGCCTATGTCAGAGATATTTATCAATTTTACAAATATTTAAGAACTAATAATATTAAAGAAATTCATAATGATACTTTGAAAAGCTACAAGAACTATTTATTACATGAACGATTTCTTACTGCTACTACTGTTAATAGAAAATTAGTTGCATTACATCAATATTTATCTTTTAATGAAATTTCAGCCACAACTAATATTGTAAAAATTCAATCTCAAAACTTTTTAGAAAATGTATTAGATAAATCCGAAGTAGATAGAATGGTAGACATAGCTAAAAGTAAAAAAGATTTAAGAGCAGTTGCTTTATTTAAAACATTATCTAATACAGGAATGAGAATATCTGAAGCACTATCCTTAACTATTAATGATATACATAAAGATTCTGTAGAAATAATTGGTAAGGGAAATAAAAGAAGAATGGTATTTGTACCAAAATCATTAAATAAGATTTGGTTACAATATTGTAGAACTGGAAGGTATAAAACTACATTAGACTATTTATTTGTAACTCAAAAAGGTAAAATGACAAGAGAAACGGCAGATAAAATAGTAAAAAAGTATGGTGATTTGTGTAATATACCTATAGAAAAATGCCATTGTCACAGTTTTAGACATATGTATTGTAAGCGTCTAGGTGATAATCCCAATATAACAATTGATATTATAGCTGATTTAGCTGGACATCAAGATATTTCTGTTACACGTAGATATTTAAGAAAGAGTAAAAGTGAATTACTTAGTATTATAGAAGATTTAGATTAATTAAAATTGAATATATTAATTACTGAAGGTTTGTAATTGTACAAGCCTTTTTTGTTGCGTGAAAATATAATTTGAAAGGAATGAAAAAATGGAAGATTTAAGACAAAAGAATGAAATCATAGTTGAGTTTACTGAAGATAACTTAGATAGATTTTTAAATGAATATTATAAAACTCATAGAAAAGGAGGGATTTATGAATGACATTGAGAAGTAAATTAGAAGAAGTAAGAAAAGGATTTAAAAATATGGGATTAACTTTAATTGCTGATGAATATATAAATAATACTCAAAAGCTCTTATGTATTGATAAAGATGGTTATAAGTTAATATGTACAACAGTGAATTTAAATAGAAATACATATCCTTCACCATTTACTAGTAGCAATCCATATGTAATAAATAATATAAATAATTATTTAAAATTATCTGGCAGAAACAAAGTTGTAAAATTACTCAGTGCGAATTATGCAAATGTAAATTCTAAATTGAAATTTATTTGTTTAATAGATGGCTATGAATTTGAAGCTACATGGAGAAGTTTTTATTATCAAAATAATGGATGCCCTAAATGTGGAACTACCCTAAAATTTACATTAGAATCAATAAAAAATGATATCAAAAATATTAATTCACATATAAAAATTATATCAAATGAATATATAAATTCTGAAACAGATTTAGAGTGTTATTGTACTAAGCATGAGTCAATATTTTATAGTAAATGGAGAGAACTAAAAAGAGGACATATTGGATGTAAAAAGTGTCAGCATGAAAAATTTAGTGAGAATACATATTTTAGAGGACTTCATCTATGTGGAGAAAAAAGCCCTTCGTGGAAAGGTGGTATATCGCCATTATCTAGTCACTTAAGAGATAAAATAAAACAATGGAAACAAGCCAGTTTAAAAAAATATGATTATAAGTGTGATATAACAGGTAGTAATAAAAACTTGATAATTCATCATTTACATAATTTCAGTGATATATTACGAGAAACAATGGAAATTTTAGAATTGCCAATCTATCAAGAAGTTAATAAATATACTGATGAAGAATTAAAACTAATAGAAGATACATGTTTAGAACTACATTATAAGTATGGATTAGGTGTTTGTTTATGTGAAGAAATACATAATGAATTTCATAAAATATATGGAAAATATAATAATACAAAAGAACAATATGAGGAATTCAAAAAAGATGAATTAGAAGAAATGGAGGTAATAATTAAATGAATAATAATAAACAATTAAAATTAGTATGTGACGACTTTATATCTGTTAATCACTATATGAGTTATAGAGTGACTGGTAGAATTGTAATGGCATATAAACCAAAAGAAACAAAAGACTTTGAAAAGAAGTTTGGTAAATATGTTAAAGAAGAAATGGACAAGCAAGGATGGTCTAAACCACCTTTAGGTAAATTCGTAAACCTTGATACTATATTTTACTTCCCTAGGATTGATATGGATGCACAGAATTATTTTAAATCTATATGTGACATAATGACTAATGTTGCCACATATGAAGATGACAATATAGTTATGGAACGTGTAAATAGAATATATTATGATTCTAAGAAACCTAGAATTGAGTTAGTTTTAACCTTATCAGAATATGTTGGTATATTTGATAACGATAATGACTACGAAGAATTTAAATCTAAGTGTGATAATTGCTCTAGATTTAAAGAAGGAAAATGTAGTATACATAAAAAAGCTTTAGAATCAAGAATACAAGATGAAATTGTATTTATTGATAATAAATGGAACTGTGAGAAATTCACTGAAAAGAAGGTGAAGAAATCTAAATAATAGATGAGATCAATAAAAATAAAATAAATTAAAACAACTTAGAAAGGATGCGATTTAATGTCAAGAAAAACATTTAGAAAAGTGATTACTTCAGACGAATATATAGAGCAAATAAATCCTAAAAATAAAAAACTTATGGAGAGATTTTTAAAAAATAAGAATGCAAAATGTAGTGATTTAACAATTAAAAATTACAAAAGTGATTTAAATATATTCTTTTGTTATAACCTAGTAAATAATGATAACAAACATTTTATAGACTTAAAGAAAATAGAATTATCAGAGTTTTTCGATTATGGATTACTAGATTTAAAATGGAGTGGAAATAGATATTCAAGAATGAGGAGTTTAATTTCAAGTTTTTCCGATTTTATAATTGATTTTCTGGACGAAGAATTCCCTGAATTTAAAAATCTTGTAAATAAAGCTGTATCAAAAGTACCTAAAGTTCCAGTAAGAAAGAAAACTATTATAACTCCTGAACAAGTGTATGCATTAAAAGATAAATTAATATCAGAAGGAAAAATACAACAAGCAACATTTTTAATGATTTTAGCAAGTTCAGGCTCAAGGGTGAGTGAAAGTTTGCGTATAGATGTGAATTTAATTGATGAAAATGTAACTGCATTTGGAGATTTGTTTTTAGAAACTACAGAAGAGATTAAAACCAAAGGACATGGGAAAACTGGTTATATGATGACTAGATTCTTAATAAAAGATGTATTTTTGCCTATGTACAAACAATGGATACCTATAAGAGAAGAAGTCTTAAAGAAAAATAATAAAGAACATAATTCAATGTTTATAAAAAGTAATGGAGACCCTATTACTGTAGCTGGTGTTAATGGTTGGATTAAAAGTTGGGAAAAGTTTTTAGGTGTCAATGCATACGCACATATGTTCAGACATTTTGTGGTTTCAGATCTTACGAGAAAAGGGTGTAGTTCCGATTTTGTGGTTGCAGTTATGAAATGGAAGACGGCATCAATGTATTCCGTTTACAATGATATTGAAGATAAGGATAGAACATGGAAAGAAGTTGATAAATTAAAAGATGTATTTAAGACTGAATAAAATTGACTTTTTATCAACTTATATTGTATATTATTCACTATTTTTTGCATAATATACAACCTAAAAACCCAATCTCATAGTCCAAGTATTCCGTCCAATAATAAAACCTATCCTAAAAAGACTATGAGATTAATCCATGAACAGATAATTAAATAAATATAAAGGTAAAATATTGTAGAACAATTACTATCCTAAATAACCAAACTAATATTCAGTATAATAACCATTCTACAATTATTATTATGTCTTAAATATCAAAAAAATATGCATAGTTAAAATACTTAAAATTAAAAGAAAGGATGTGCTTTAAATGAATGATTCAACAAGTAAAATGATAGAAATGTTACAAGACCAAATAGGAAAAAGAGATGAGGTAATCAAGTCATTAAAGAGAGAAAATGAAGTGCAATCCATTGTAATTAAATCTAACAAGAAAAAATATAAAGGAATTATATTTGTATTATCTATCTTGACTTTAATATCTTCCGCAATAACTATATATAATATATTACTTTAGATTTTAATTATAAAAATTATGAAAGGACAGTGATTATCAAAAATATAAACAAGCGAAAGGAGTTTTTATTATGCCAATATCTACTATGACCGAAGTAATTACAAATTTAGGATTCCCAATAGGATTAGTATTAATATTCTTAGTATTAATGGTAAGATATATAAATAAAAAAGATAAACTTACAAGAGAAGATACCAAGGAGCAAATAGGTATTTTAAGACAAGAAAATAAAGAAGATAAAGATATATTTAATAAAACTGTATGTTCTTTTAACAAAGCAATATCTGAATTTCAAGCAGTGAATAATAATATGTCATCTATAGAGTGTAAGCTGAATACTATTGAGCAAGACATAACAGTAATTAAAACAAAAATGGACAAATAAAAAGAATAGTTAATTTTCATAACTACTCTTTAAGTACCATCAAGAAATAAATAGTTACATATGGTAAAACAATACTGTTTATCTCTTATCTATAATTATACACTTTTAAAAATATATGTCAATACTTAAATGAGGGACTATTAATAAATTTATTACACTATAATGTGTTTTATTTTTATTAATAGTCCCTCATTTTTTCGATTTTATTTTTCTAGTAATTCAATTAATTTCTTATGACATATATCAAATGCTTGCCTTTCTCCTAAATCTACAAGATCATTTGGGTGTTTGTTATAAGATTCATTAGATTTATTTCTTAATTGTTCAATTTCATCTAATAAATCCCATAAATCACTTCTTAACTGTTGGTAATCATCCATAAATTAATCTCCTTTATATTTTATTAATAATTGTTAAACTTATCCTTTTACAAAGACTTTATTTTTTAACTAGATCCATAAATTCATATTTTCCATAATCTGATTCTAATATTTGACTCCAGTAATCAATATCCCATTCATCTGTATTAAATTTAAAATGTGTATCGGCTTCATATTCTTTGAAATTGACAGTTAAATATATCTTTTTGCAATGTGGTAAAAATTGTTGATATATGAATCCTCCACCTATAACAAATACTTCTTCTTCAGAATCTTTATACTCATCAATTAATTCCTCTAAGTTATCTTTAAATATTAATGATTGTGTAGGACTAAATGTTTGAATTGTATTCGAATTAGTTGTAAGAACTATATTATGCCTATTTGGCAAAGCACCATTCGGTAATGATTCAAAAGTCTTTCTACCCATAATGATTTTATGTCCTGTAGTCAATTCTTTAAATCGCCTCATATCTTCTTTAATATGAAATAGTAATTTATTATTATATCCTATTCCACCATTTATATCACTTGCTACTATTATTGATAACATTAAACACTTACCTCCATTTGTAATTTTCCCATATGTTTATAATCTTCTAGTTCGATATCATCTATGGTAAAGTCATAAAAATCTTTTATATTAGAATTTAGTTTTAATTTTGGATTAGAAGAACATATATCCTGTATCTTATTATAATCTTCATGTGTAATATTTTTATGGAATTCTTTGAAAGTATCATAATTATAAATTGAATGAACTAATTTATCGTATCTGTCCAATTGTTCTTTCATTGCATCAAAATGATTTTCATATATATGAGCATTATTTATAATATGAGTTAATCTTCCTACTTTTAATCCAGTAGCTTGAGCAATCAAATGTGTTAAAACTGCATATTGAGTTGTATTGAATGGAACTCCTAATCCTACATCCCCAGAACGTTGAACTAGCATACAATTTAATTCACCATCAGTAACATCCCACATACTAAGAAAGCAACAAGGTGCTAAATTCATTTCAGGTAAGTCTTGCCAATTCCAAAGATTAATCATCATTCTTCTATCTTGAGGATTTTCTTTAAGCATTTTAATTAAGTTATCAATTTGATGATATTGTTTTACCTGATATCCATAAGCCTTGCCAATTGTACCATCTTCTCCTTCCCATTCGTTCCAAACATTACAACCAACATCTTTTAAATCTTGCACTACATTAGATTGTTTTTGCATGATCCATAATATTTCTTTAACTGCCGTTTTAAAAAATACTTGCTTGGTTTTTAAAATTGGGAATTCTCTTTGTAAATCTACTGTTATAGATTGATGTGATAATTTTTTAGTTGGCATACCTGTTCTATTATTATCATAATAACCTACATCCATTATATTTCTAACTAAATTCATATATTGTAATTCATAATTGCTTATCATATTTTCATTCTCCTTATATCCTTTTTATTTTATCTTATACTAAATTTTTGTCCAGCAAATTCAAAATCACTTTCTACATTTTTATAAGCTTCAATATAACTATCCATTATTTTATCATTATTTAAAAAATCTATATATTCATCAGATGAATTATTATTTATAAATTCTTTTTTATCAGTTTGATTATCTATCATATTATGTAATTCATTTTTGTCATTTATTAATTGTTCCTTTTCTATTTGCAATTGCTTATTATCAGCTTTTAGACATATATTTTCCATTCTAAGCTTATTTAATTCTTGTAACATATCCATAAATGTTGGTTTTCCACCTTTTGATTGTAGTTCGTCCACTTCTTCTGCCTTTTCTATTTCACATACATTACTCATTTAAATTCTCTCCCTCATATTTATATTTTGTTTCCCTTGATTACCATAATTTTATTATAGAACATACGTTTTATAGTGTCAAGTATTCTTTTTAATTTATTTATGATTCACTATTTTTTCTATTTGAATAACAATTTCTATCTTTTAATAAGCAATACTTATTTCTATAAAGGAAACTACATTTAGTTGGTTGTTGATTACATTTTACGAATCCATATTTTATAGTAGTAAAAAAATTAACTATGGGATTTCTTATACATCTATACCATAAATTGCTTACTGATGGACATTCTTTATCACACTTATAACAATAATCAAAATCATCGTGATGTTTGCAAAATACATGATTAAATTTTTGATTCATAATTTTACCTCCTAATAATGTTTTAAAATTTAAGATTTATTAACTTTTTATCTTTATTTCATCTATTTGCATCCATTGAAGAATGCTAATATTATTGCAAGAATTAATATATATCCTACTATTATGGCACTCAGAACCATAGACACCACCTCTTTTCTTAGTAAGATTTTTATATGTCAATTATAACTCACTTCCTTTCCTTCTTCTCTAATACAAACAAATGTAGGAAATTGTAATGATATTAATTTAGTTTTCTTATCCATAGTTTCTTCTTTGTATTTAACTTCTAAAATTCTATCTATGTATTTATCACGATTTGTCCAATATTCTTGACGTTGTTCATCAGTGTATCCTGAACCAACATTAACTTTATTTCCTTTGTAGTCTATTATGAAACTACCCAATACTCCTTTATATTTCCCATCACCCTCCTCGTATCCAATGATACTACAATCGGCAGTCATAAATTTTTTAATCTTGAGAATACCATTATGCCTCTTATTTTTCCATTCACAATCTTTTATAGCCATTAAGCCTTCTTTATCTTCTGAAGTTGCTATTTCTAGGTATTCTGCAATTACATCAATGTTATCACCTTCATAATATATTTTAGGAATATCTAAATTTATCAATCCTTTTTCTAATGCTTCTTGTTTTAATTGTTTTAATAACTTAAGTCTTTCTTTATATTTTAATTTACTTTTTCCTTGATAAAATTCTTCTATCGGTATTAAATCAAATACTATGAAATCAATCATTGTTTTATCTTCTGCATCTGAATTTACTATTGAAGTAGTTAATCTAAAGTTCTCACCATTTGATAGATTATCTATATTTTTTCTAACTAATTCACCATTAAAATAATATCCTTTGAAACTTAATTGTTCTAGTTGTTGAAGTATATGACCTAGATTTGATAATTCTTTGCCTTGTCTACTAAGCATAATTCCATTTACATCAGAACAATTTATACCATTTAATTTATCTTCTAAACAAAACCAAGTACCTTGTTTTAATGGATATTTATGAATTGGATATGCTTGTTGAATATTAAATTCTGGTATTAACCCTTTTATAGCTTTATTTATACTTTTTCCAGATATATTACACCTCAAGTCTTTGGTAAGTACATTGATCCATAACTCTTGTTCTTCATAAGATCTAATGCTCAAAAATATCAATACTCTGTTTCTAAGCACATCATTGATATTGCTTTCTGATAACTTATTCAACATATCAAATCCATTAGTCCAAGTTTTATCGTTATTGATTATAAAATCATGTAATAAGTTTCTTAATTTATTTTCACTAAATCCATATTGCAAATTATCGTCATATGTATATTTAAGGATATCTGTAAAAACTTTATTATCAGCATTCTTTTTAATTATTGTTATCTTATCATTAGTTGATGATGTACCTCTTAAATCTTCAATTATTTTTATTACATTTTCCATTCTTCATATCTCCTTTATTACTTATATTGTTTTTAATTTATTTACTATGTATATTTGTAATGGTTGTCCTATTCAGTATGACTTCTTCCTTACATCTATAATATTACTACTTTTGGATTGATATGTCAATAATATTATCTTTAATTTATTTAATTTAATTGTAATGGAATATATGAGCCAGTATTTGTAGCAACTAATTCATCATATTCAAATGGTTTAAATCCAAATTCCATTACTAATTCTTGTTCTTTCTTAGACATATCACTATATCTTTTTGTCATAAAATCATCAGGTAGCCAGTTTTTACCTTTACCTGCCAAAATATTCAGTTGTTTTAATAAATTTTCATCTTTATACTTCACATGGATTGTACCTTTATGGTAAACATCAAGATAAAAGAACTCAGCATCTATATTTTTTTCACAATGTTGTATTTTATTTCTTATTTCATCTGTGTCTAATATGTATTTCTTCCCTGTCAAATTATTAAATATTATAGTTAAATCTTTTAATACGTCTGGCACACATTGAAAAGAATATTCTAAATAACAAGGTATTATATTTTTGCCTTTTATCATATAAGCATTATTTGTCCTCCACCCAGAATACATATGTATGTTTTTGTTCCATGAAGCATCTGTATAACTATATTTACTAGTTAATTTATCAAATACTTCTGCAACAGTGCTTTCGTAAGATTTTGGAATAGAACTCATAATTTTCTCATAAAAATATCTACAATTTTCAATTGTAAAAGGTATATCTTCTTGTCTTTCCATATTATAAGAAAAATCATTTCTTAATTTAGATGGAAGTCTTGACATAAAATCTGTTTCAGTTATAAACTTTTGCCAGTACTCTAGTGTCAATTTTGAGATATAGTCATTAATTTTTATATGTGTCCGAGATAAGGTTTCACTATCCATTATGCCTATTTCTTGTTTTATATTTAATCCTTTAAATAAATGTTTAATACGTTCTCTCTCTTCATATAGTTTTATTACTGAATTTTTGCAAATATTATATTCCATTACTAATTGCTGTAATTTACTCATTTTTGGCATAACAGATTTAAAACTGTAATCTGAATTGATATTTATATTCTCTCTTTTAAAATTCTGTTCAAACATAGTTTCGGTGTTTTTCATTGGTATTTTCAAATATATTATTGCAATTTCAACATCAGTCTTTCTTTCTGAGTATATAAATGCTTCCTGTATATATTCTATATCTGCATTATATTCATCTAATTTGTTTAGTAATTCTATTCTTTCTTTGGAATAAGGGTTTTTTATTGTTTCTGCATTTATTATACAAAGTATCTTACCACCTATTCTTTCTTGAATACATATTGATTTTAGCAAATGTTTTGTTCCATTGCTAAAAGGAACGTTTTGAATTATTAAGTCATAAAATCTTGGTGCATCAAAAGTTAAATAATCATTCCATATAACATTATAATTTTGTCCTCTTAATAAACTATTCAATGTTTCATCGTATTCTATAACATCAAATTTAACATATTTATCTATATCTGTTTCTGGATTACTATATTTTGACTTATATTTGTTCTTTTCTTTTAAATAGTATTCTTTATAGGCTTGTATTATATCTCCTTTTCCACACTCAGGTTCTAATATGTACTTACATTTACTAAATCCATAGTTATCTGATTGTAACTTATCCAACATTTTAAAGACAAGTTCTTTTGGAGTCGGATAGAAGTCTTGGTTGTTATCAAACATTATTATCATTCCTTTCATTATCTATAATTTATTTAGTTTTCTATATTATAGTAACATATCCATTAATTTATTGCAACATTATTTTTAATTTATTTTATAAATTTAGATATAAGAAAAGACGAGTTCCCTCGCCTAATCTATTTATTCTATTAATGCTAATTCTTCATATATTGCTATATAAGTATGTCCTTGTGGGATATTTAAAGCCTCAGAAGGTGGTAATTCTTCAAAATAATTATCCATATAGATATAATATAAATCTGTATCGTCAGAATTATGTATTAATTTAACTATACCTTTTTCTCCAATTGCTTCAGGATGAACATTATCTTTATGTGGCATTATTAGAACTTTACTATTTAGTTTTATATTTTGTATCATTTAAATCACCTACTTAAAATTAATTTTAAATTTACTAACTAAATAATCAGTAATTATAGAAATAGATGCTCCACCAACAATAATTATTCCCATTTGGAAGTTACTACATTGTAAATTTCTATCATAATATAGCAATAATCCTAAAATCATTAACATCATTCCACCAGCATATAAGACTCCTACATATAGCATACATACTAGCCACTTTACTATTTTATATAAATTAATTTTCATAATTAACCTTCTTTCTAACTTTGTATTTAATTTATTAACAAGCTTTTAAAAGTATGATTTTACAAGGATATTTTTGATTATTTCCCAAAATTAATTTGTAAAGTATTGATATTGCTTATGTGTATAATCAATTTTGGGAAATATATTCAATTTATTTAGTTGTAGATCCAAATCCACCTTGCCTAGTTTCTCCCTCATTAAATGAATCCCCATCTGTTAATAAGAATGGCATGAATAACATTTGACACATTCCATCACCTTGTTCAATTATCATTTCTTTGTTACCTTCATTTCTTAGCTTTACAAACATATGTCCTTCGTTTTTAGGGTTGTTATAGTAATCTCCATCAATAACTCCTACTGTATTTGCAAGCCTACAATAATATTTAAATCCTAATCCACTTCTAGGAAAAGCCATTAATACTTCACCATCTTGCATATAAGCTTTTAATCCTGTAGGAACATTTATTTCTTCATTGGGTTGTAATGTAATATTGTAAGGTGCAAATATATCATATCCTGCCGACTTACTTGTACCACGTTTAGGTAGTTTTAATTCACAATCTAATATACTTTTTTCATCAAAATCTTTTAATCCTTGATCCATTGATACAAATTCAAATCCTCTTAATCTTTTAGGTTTTATTACTTCTTTAATTGTTTCTTGCATTATTTTAGCCTCCATATCTATAATTGAATCATAATTGATTTTACTTTGTTGTCCTTGATAGCAATTAAGTCTATCTTTACAAAATCCACACATTCCTTTACACCTTAATCCATTTTCATACTCTTGTTTGTTTACCATAATTCTTTCTCTCCTTCAATTCTTATCATATCAGTTTAATATATTTTGTTTTTAACTATAAAATTCATCTAATAATATATAAATATCTTCTGCCAAAATTTCCATCTCTGATACTAGTTTATTTTCATATTCAGTAAATTCATATTCATCGAGATTTCCTACAATACTGACTATTTTTTCCGCTATAGGTTTAATCTCTTTTGTTGTATCTTGAAGCCTAATAAATATATCTTTTAATTCTGTAAGTTCTGATAATATTTTTGAATCTTGTTTATCCATTATTTTAATTCACATCCTCACTATTTGTTAAGCGTTTATATAATTCATGTCCTTGTCTAATTCCAGTTAATTTATTACAAGTATATAGCATTAAAATATTTCTATTTTTTATTTCATCTTCTAGTAAATCTCTTTCATGGCAATATATTTGTTCAATATAGTCATCATATTCTTTGATATATTTGTTATGAATTTCTTTATCATCTTGTTTATTTTGAATGTTCATTGACTTAAATTGTTTTAGTACTTCACTTAATATATTATCAATACTTTTACAGTTATTATTTTCATCTTTTATTGTTACATTAATTTGTTTTAATGCTTGTTCAATTGGACTAAAATCCTTATTAATGGACATTGCTAGAAATCTATGTCCAACAGTTTTTATACAATCCATATATTTAATCTCCTTTCATTGTATTTTAAAATGTAGTTTTTGTTGTCTTTTAATATTTAATCAGTTATATCTATTTTTCTATGAATTAATGCTTGGTATACACTATCTGGTATTTCATTTTTATATTCTTCAGCTACTTCTACAAAAACATTTTCTCTAAATTCTTTGTAAGCATTAAATGCTTCTATTTCAGTAGGAAAAGTACCTAAATAACATGATTTTTCATCACTACCTACTGCATTTGCAGAAAATGTTCCACTATCCTTACGACTAGTTCCCAATAAGGTTTTCCCACGATAATTCTTTCTATTAATTAATAATAGATTTATTCTTTGAGGGATAAATACACAAATTTCAGGCGAATATATTTTATTACCTTTATGTAGTATATCTTTATCAATCTCCATTCTTTCATTTCTAACTTCATAATAATTGTCTTTATACCATTGAGCATAGTTCTGAAAGTTTAACCATTCATCACATACTATACAACCTTCGTATGCACCTCTTTGTCTTTTAGGAATAAAACATCTTCCAAGCATATTATGCCAAGTTTTATATTCTATAGTATTTTTATTTGTTCCTAAACTAAGTTTATGTATACCCTCCCCTGTATAAGCGACACCATAAATTGTTTTATCGTATGGGTTCTTAATAACACCTTTTTTAAAGTTACTATATGTAGTTTGTTTAGTATGTTTGTGTTCATCTTGAAATTGAATGGTTATATTATTTGTATTTTTAAATTCTATTATTTTCATAACTGTACCATGTTTATTCTTATTTTCTTCTCCAATATATTTACTATAATCTCTATTCATTCTATCTCCTTTTTAATTTATTTTATTTGTAAAGTTCCCTTAAATTATCTGTTTTATGAAAACATTTTGTATATTATGCAATAAAAAGTGAATATTATAACATATTTATACACTAATTTTACATAATATACGTTGTTAGTTTTTAATTTATTTTGTTAATTCTATAATATACTGATTGCTTGAACCATACATAGGATTATCACATTTTTTATCAAGCTCAAACTTCCCACATATTATTTTATCAATATATTTAGTTGCTTCAAAATCTTTAATATCATCATATTCATAGCCAGTCCAAACATAAATACTGCAATCTGGAATTTCATTTCTTACACGTTTAACAATATCTAATAATTCGTTTTTGTTATATGGAGCAAATGGTTCTCCTCCAAGAAGGGATAACGCTTTTCTTTCTTTACAAAGATTAACAATTACATCAATATCTAATTTAAAATTATTATCATGTTCCCATAAAGATTCATTATGGCACATATAACATTTATGAGGGCAACCTTTAAACCATGCAGAAACTCTTAATCCATCACCATTTAGTATTTCAAAATCATGAATTCCTTCTGAAATCTCTCTACCATAATGTACTTCTCTTTGTTCATCTTCTTGTTTTTTACCATCATTTACTCTAGTATCTCCATCTATTTCATAATAAGAAAGATAACCACAGACACGATCCACTACTATTAATTTTGTACTACCACATTTATCACAATGAGGATTTGATTTGTCATATTCTATAACACTTCTGCCACATTCTTTGCATGTTACTGAGTCAAAATTAACTCCTTCATATAATCCCATTTTCATAGCTTGTCTTGTTACTTGTGATATTGCTTTTAAATTATGGTTAATTGGATATTCACTATAAAAAATATGTCCAGCATTACTTAAATCAAACATTGGTTTTTCAATTCTCATCTTTTCAAATGGATCAACTTTAGCAGTAACATTTACATGAAAACTATTCATTATGTATTTTTTATCTGTGACTCCTTTTATAATTCCAAAATGTTCAAACTCTTTATTTCTACAAGTCTCGGCATAACCTTCTATTGGACTACCATAGATTGCAAACATTAATCCATATTCTTTTATAGCCTCATCTTTCCATTTATTTAGATGCTCTAAGACTTCTATCGCAAATGAATTATCTTCGTGTATTTCTTTTCCTGTCATTAATAAACTAACTTCATTTAACCCTAGATAACCATATGACCATGTAAAAGTCTTAATTACTTCTTCTATTGTATCAGTTGGTTTTAATCTCATATGACAACCACCATCACAAAAGAATAATGGATTTGAACTTGCTTCTACATTTTTCATTCTGTCAAATTGCCATAAATGACCTTCAGTTGCTAAGTCAAAATATTCTTTTAAAGTTTTAAAATATGCTTCTTTATCTTTTGTGTGTCTGTATAATAATGCTGGTCTTACTGTATTAATTGTTATTGCTCCACAGTTTGCACGACCATTAAAAACTGGTTCTCCTTTTTCATTAAACCATACTGACAAATACGCTCTACACATGTTCTCTAATATTACTATTAGCATTGACTATATCATCTCTCCGACTCACCACGTCATCAACAAGCCCTTCGCTTGGAATTGGTGCTTATCTCCAATCCTACTCTGCTACACTCATCACAGATAGTCGATACACATTTATCTATATTACTATAGAATTTAGCACGGTCTCAGCTTTAATATGTTATTAAAGTCCTAACCGTTAGCATTACAATTAAGTAACACACCCTATAAGCTAGGTTCAAAGGGTTTTACATGGGCTAGTAGTTTTACAGACCCATTGGTGCTAAGGCATAACCATACGTTTTCCATATGTATCCACAATAACCTTCATCTAATGAAAGCATATCTGGATATGCACGTTTTGCTCTACATTCAATAGCTAAGTCATATAAATCTTCATTTATTCCACCTTCACCATGAATTTCATCTCTATAAAAGAAAACTATCTTAGGAAATATTGCAGTTTGTTTTTTCTTTCCACAACCTTTTAATCTAGTTTCTAAAATAATTCTAGTTACAAATCTTGCCCAAAAGGTTGTTCTATTTCCTAATGCTATTGTTTCAAAAGGTACTTGCATATTAGAATTAGAAATCGAGTTTAATCTAGTTTCAATACCATTCCATCTTTTTCTAAATGCTCTTTCAACAAATTTCATTGCCATATCTTTTATCTTTTCTTCTGAAATATCCTCATCTTTTAGTTGATTTGTATAATATGTAATTGATTTATCATAAGCATTTTCTAAAGCCCCTTCTAATACATGATCAATTTCATTGATAGTAAATCCCCCATATTCTTGTGAACTAGCTTCTAATAGTACATCTGATAATACGCCTAAATAAGCTTCAATACTTTCTGCATCATCATATTCTAATCCATTGATAACAGGGTTGTTATCAATAACAGTTTTCATATCAAATAGGCAACAATTTATTCCTCCAAAATATCTATCAGAAACATCATGGAACTTTATTTTATTATCTTTATGTGCATCTGCTAACTTCTTTGGTAATATACGATTTAACATTTCACTTGTTATATATGTATCTAAAGTTAGTCCTTTTTTAGTAGATACTAATTGTGAATTTTTATTAGCATTTTCCCTACTAACAGTTGTTAATATTTTATCTGTTTCATGTCTAAGTTCTGTATTTCTTTTATATTCTTGTACACATCTATAATCTTCATAAGATATAGCAATATCTTTAAATCCATATTCAATTAATGAATTAACTACTAGTTTTTCAATTTCAGATACTGTTAGTTCTTTATTAATATGTTGTATATCCTCAGCTATCATTGTTGCAACTGATTTCTTGCCTCCAGCCTTTACTATTGCACTTTCAATTCTTTTAATGTCAAAATCTTGTTTAACACCTGTTCTTTTTATTACATACATTTAACCACTCTCTTTCATTATTTTTAATTTATTATATAAACTATTTTCATAGTTATAAGCTTATTCTAATACTAATTTAGTATCATTGACTTCTCCACAATGAGAACATGTAACATATGGTCTACCCATTTTTACTGAAATTCTAGCTTCATTATATGAGTCACATTTTCCACAGATATAATGAATTTTAGGTGATTTACCAAATAACATTGTTAAACTTAAATTTAACATTTGTAAGCTTTTTACTGTTACCATTAATTAATCCCCTCCTTATGGTTCAAATTTAAATAATTCATAATCATTTTCAACTAATCTATAATAGTTATTACTATCTTCACCAGCTTTTTCATTTAAAAATTCGACTATTTGTTTGCCATAATAGTTATTTACATTTTCACAAACTAAGACATCGTCATATATTTCTCTATCATAATTATCTACACATATTATTTTCATTTAATTAATCCTCCTTAACGAAACTAATATTATCAATATTTCCAGTTAAAACAAAAATATTGTTAGTTAACATACCTACATCTAAACACATTTTTCCTTCAACTTCTTGCCCTTCTATATCAGTCAATTGCATAGTAATAGGAGTATTTAAGAATTGTTCTAATTGACCATGCTCCTCATGCCATTTTTTATCTTCTTCTAATGTCTCCATTAAATCTTTAATTGTTGGATAATCTCTAAATCCATTATCTTGTATGTATAGTTTTACTTCATTAACCTTATCTGTTTCTGCAATAATCACTTTTGCTTGTTTTGTTTCCATTTCTCATTCTCTCCTTTTTATAATTATTTGGTATAATATTACTTTATCATATAATATATAAACCGTCTATCTTTATTTTTAATTTATTTTCTCTTGATAAAATCAGCACTTTATTTACAGTAATATCCATTCTTTTGATTCAATATCTTTTATGGTAAATTCACTATCCTTGTCGTAAAAATAACCATCTAATTCACAACCATTATCATTCTTCATATGTTCTTTAGCTGTTTTAAAATCAAAATATTCAACCTTGTTCTTTTCTTTTAATTCAGTTACATATTTATAAATGTTTTGTAACCAGTCAATTATTATTGGTAAATTGTCATATGTAAAATCACAATTATCCTTAACATATATAAGTGAATATTTATTCTTTATTAATTCAGCAAATTCTTCTTCTTCATAAGCATTTAAAGTTAATCCATCTATAGAATCTTTCAATAGCTCATAAACTGATTTCTCATTATCTTTGTTCATTTTATTATCACGCTCTTTTCTTTCTTCAACTAATTCTAACATATCATATGCCCAACGTGTTTCACCATTATCTAATGCTAATCTATAACCATTGTCATATCTTATTATAGTAGTTTCTTGATTAGAATGCTTTAAATGCATATTAGTAACTTTTATACTTCCATAACAATATCCTCTATTTAAATTATTTTTAATTCTAACTTTGTTCCCTTTTTGATAACTCATATTCGTTTTACCTCCTAAATTTTAATTCTTAATTTATTATATTCAAGTAAATCTATTCTTTTATTTTATCCTGCTTGTTAACAAATTGCATTAACTCATTATAAATATCTTCATATTTTATATCTCCATCTTCCTCATTGTATACTGCACTTTCAAAAATTTCAGAGCCATTATCCCATATTGTTACTTGCAATGTACAATTTATTTCATCGGATACTATATTTTTTATTTTTTGTAAAACTAAATTTAAATCTGTAGTTATTAAAGAAGTGTCTTCTCCATAACATTCTAAAACTTGATATACATTCATTTTATTCATCCTTTCTTTATAATTTATTTAATAATTTATCACTCATTAACTATACAATTATAACTGTTCCTATCAATCTTAAATACGTAATATCATTTACTATAAATATACTGGTTAAAAGTAATATATCTAATGTCAATCCTAATCTTTTTCTTTTGGTCATTCGTTTATTCATACTATTTTACCTCATTTACTATGTACCCACGTATCTTTTTAACTCCATAAGAATTTGCTCGTTTCTTCCACTGTTCTCTAGTCTCACCATCTAGTCTGGTAACATATAAATCTATGTGGTTAGAATTATTAAAATTATTTCCACCTTTATCTGAAACAATCCTTAAACCATAATCTTTTTCTAAAAATATTTTAGTTCCTAATGGTAATACATTATTTGCAATGACTCCTCTTTCTAAAGGTTTTCCCTTACAATCTACATTTCCATGTATACTGTTTTCTTCTTCAAGTCCTGTATAAAAACTGACTGTAAACTCTTGCCATTGTGGTTCATTTATCTTTTGTTCTTCTAACTCTTTCTGATTTCTCAGTCGTTCTTTTTCAGTTTTCTTTTTATCTAGTTCCAATTTGTCTTTTTCAAACTGTTCTTGTATTGGATTGATTAATAATCCAAATCTATCTTTATGTACCATTCCCTCTGTATCTTTTACAACTACTTGCGTTGTCTGGAACGGTGATATGTTGCTTTCTGTTGGAAATGTGAAAAGTAAAGTTATAGAAAGCATACATACAATCCTGTTCTTCAACATCTAATCATTCCTTCCTAAGTATATTCAATTATTGTTTAACATTCATTAATTCAGTAATTTTTTGGGTTTCATTTGCTATCTCAACTATATTCGCAGTTTGTTCTTGAATGGCTGAAGATATTTGTTCCATGCCTGCTGATGTTTCACTCATGCTAATATTAATTTCTTCTATATTAGCAATTCTAAATATACTACTTTGTTTTAATTTTGCACTGTCCTCTTTTCCGATTTCAGTTTTAGTTAAAATTATCCTTGCTTTATCTTGTAACTCTTTTATAATTTGACTTATTGTTACGCTGGAATCTTTAACTCCTTCTGCCAACTTCCTTATTTCACTAGCAACTACTGCAAAACCTTTACCAGCTTCGCCAGCTCTAGCACTTTCTATACTTGCATTTAGTGATAATAGATTAGTTTGGTCTGCAATTTCTTTAATTGTTTCTGTTATTTTAGAAATGTCTTGCATTTTCTCATATAAATCATTTGCATTATTATAAATATTTGTGTTCTCTTCATGAAATCTATCCATAATTCCACCATTATCTTTAGCACCTTTATATGCACTATTAACTCTTTCGGCAATGCTAAAAAGTGTTGCATTGATTTCTTCAACTGTAGCAGTAAATTCTTCTGATACACTCGCAGATGATGTAATAGCATTACTAATTGATTCCATTTCTTTTAGTAATTTTGAATTGGACTTTTCTGCTGACTTCTTATAATCTTTAAATGATTTATCGTTAACTTCTAGTTCTGTATGTAGTTCTTTATTTTGTGATTCTAATTTTTTAATTTCATTATCTTTTTCAGATTTTAAGGCTTCTAGTTTCTCATTCATTTCTTTTTCTAAAGTTTCTCTTAATTCTTGTAACCCTTTTTCGTTTTTAAATAATTTTTTCATATTAATACACACTCCATTCATTTAATTTATTTTTGTTGGCTTTCATTACTGTGTCAACTCTAAATTGTCAGGATTAATTGCGTACTATGTTTAGTTTTATGTTTTCTATTTTTTTAGAATTGAGAATTACTTTTCACTTGGTTCTTTATATAATTCCTCTTTGTGTTCATTAATATAGTCAATTATTTTTGTAGTTTCTCTTGAAGCGTTTAAACATATTTGTAACAGTTCGTTTGGAATATGTTCTGTTGTACCTATATCTATCAAAGCATTTTTTGCTCTATAATAATTTTCAACTAGTCTTTGTGCATCTTGTTTCCACATATATATCTACACCCTTTCTTCACATTTTTCTACAATACACTAAGTGTCCAATTGTCTTTGTTTATGCTGATTAATTTACCATTAAAATAATGGTAATTATAACCATGTATTAAACATAAAGTATACATTACATTTCCCCTCCTTTTACTTCTCAATTTTATATATTATACTTTCTATAAAATTTGGTTTTTACTTGCTTTTTAATTTATTTTGACTCTATTAATATTTTACATATATTTCTTATTTCTGATTCTAAACCTTTATCATTGTTTATCTTTTCATAGAATTTTTCTTTATTGATTTTTAATTCTTCTAGCATTCTATTTTCAAAAATTATATGCATATTATTTGTTTTTGTATTTAAAGATACTTCAAATAGCTTTACTGTATTTTCTTGTTTCACAATATCACCTCTATATTATTTATATTTTATTCTTTTATGTATCCACAATCTTCACAACCATACTTGTACATTATTTCGTAAATTTCTTTACCTTGCATTTCTCCTCTAGGCTCGTTCCATTTGTCTAATTCAACAATTTTTGAACTACATTTAGGGCATCTGCCTGTTCTATCAGCTAATGAATTTTTATCTTCTTCTAATTTATCAGCAAGTTCCTTAGGATTGTTACGAATGTCTAAAACTAACATATTAAGGTCTTGTATGGTTTCACTAACTTCATGATTATTTCTATTTATCGTTTGTGTTAACTCATATGTATCTGTATCAATCAAGTTTTCATCACTTCCTTTCCTGTTGGATTAATCTTAGTTTAACATTATTGGATAAGCTTGTCAATATATTCTTTTTATTTTATTTATTATTAATATTTAAAGAAATAACTTTATCTTCAGTAGTTCTTGTATTAATCAAGAAAATGCCTTGATTACCACGCTTAGAGTACAAATAAGTATACAAATCTCTTTCTTCATTTTTACTATTTGTAGGAGCAATATCATTAAGTATAAATGACTTATTCTTCCCTTTTAAAGTTTCTAATTCAAAATTAAACCCTTTATTAACATCAATGATAGCACTTATAATCTTGTTATCCTCATTTAACTTCATTCCTACATTCCCTTGGCTATTTGTACTTCCAACAGCGTTAAAATTACTACTATTAAAGATTATTCCCTTTCCTTCGTCAGATACCGTTAATACATCTACATCTTTTTCAGAATAATATATGTCTAATACTCTACTTTTATTTGAGTAACATTTTTCTAGTTTTTTGTAAGATGACAAATACTTATCTATTTTGATCTTAGCCATATTCCCATCTTCATAAGCTACTAAAATAAATCCAGTTGGCTTTTCTACGGATACTATTTTGATTATTTCTTCATCATCTTCAAAACCTAACAATTTAGGTGAGAATGTACCAAAAGCAGATGGTTGATACTGTTCTAAATCAGAACATTGTAATCTATATCTTCTTTCTTTATTAGTAAATATTAATAAAGTAGATTTATTTGTAGTTGTGAAATCACCAAGTATAGTATTGCCTTCAACTACTTTGTGATTATCAGATTGTTTAAGATGTTTCTTCATGTATTTGTTTGTGTAAAAAATACGGCAGTTGTAGTCTTGTACAAAATCTTCTTTATTAATTTCTTGTACTGCATCTTCGTGAATTATTTCTGTCTTTCTAGGCTGACTATATTCTTTTTCAACTCTTTCTAAATTTGATATAATTAGATTGATGATATAATTTTCATCTTGAATGTTTTCTTCCAATGTTTTTACTTCGTTTTGCAACTGTTCAATATCTTTAATTTGTTTAACTATATAATCTTTATTTACATTTTTTAGTTTAATTTCAACTACATATTCTGATTGTTTTTTATCAATTAAAAAATATTGCATTAAATCATCAATTGAATTTTCACTAAAACGAATAATTTCTATTGCTTTGTCAATATCTAATAAGACTTGTTTTAAACCTAATAATAGGTGTAAACTCGATTTCTTTTTATCTAAATCATAATTCATTGTATTTATTATACATTCTTCACTAAAAGCTATCCAATTATCCAATATAGCTTTAATTCCTAACACTTTTGGAGAATTATTAACTAAACAATTCATATTAAAATTAAAATTAGTTTCTAATGACGTATCTTTAAATAATTTTGCCATTAGAAAAGATATGTTAGTATTTTTCTTAACATCTATAGCTATTTTCAATTCTTCAATATTCTTTTCCTTATTAAATCCCGTTTCATCTCTGACATCTGTTATATCTTTATACTTATCCATTTTTTCAGTAATTTCTTTAATAATTTTTTGAGCAGTTGTTGAATATGGAATCTCATATACTTCAATACAACCTTCACTTTCAACATATTTATATTTACTTCTTAAACAAATACCTCCACGTCCTGTGTTATAGATAGCTTTTAGTTGTTGATTATCATATATCAATTGTCCTCCTGTTGAGAAATCAGGCGTTAAATAATCTATAATTTCAATATCCTTATTAATTATATATGCTTTAGTAACTTTGCATACTTCTGATAAGGGAAAACTTCCCCAATTGCAAGCTTCTCCTACAGCTATTGCACTGTTAGGTTTAACTAATATATTAGGATATGTATTTGGTAAAACTATTGGTTGGTAATGTCCATCTTCTCCGACAAGTTTTACTGCATTTTGTTTCAACCCATTGAACATTTCTTCACTAAATTTATTTAACCTACAAAAAGTATATCTCATATGACTAGGACTATCGGTTGAATAAACTTTTCCAAATGAACCATCACCATCAATAAAAGGATGTAATAAAGTTTCATTTCTATCGGTTAATAATGCTAGTGATCCATAAGCACTACTATCTCCATGATTATGAATTTTTAATGTTTCTGACACTGGTTCTGAGGATTTTGCATAAGGTTTATCATAAGTTAATCCCCTATTGTACATTGCATATAGTATTCTTCTATGTATTGGAAGGCAACCATCACGAACATCTGGAAGTGATCTATCAACTATAGTAGCAATGGCATATGACATGTAAGATTCCTTCATTCTTTCATGAAGTTCTACGTATTCTATATTATTATTCATAAATTACCTCCTAATCTTCAATTAAAGAAAAATCAAAATATTTGTGACCTTCTAATTCTATTAATTCTTTTCTTTGTGGTAAAGTTTTATCAGACATACATATCTCTACCATCTCTATACCTTTTTCTACTTCTTCCCAAGTCACGCATTTCATTTTTCTTTTTTTAATATCCATTGCTGTTTTATTTAGTATTTGTGGTTTTAAACCACCAATTCCTTTGTATCTAGTTTCAGTAAACTTATCTCCATTAAATGATTTAACTATTTCGTTTCTCTCTTCTTCACTGTATGCAAATATCTCATCTTTTTTATGATTGATTATATATAGTGGTGTATATAGTATATAAATTCTTCTTTGTTTTATTAGTTCTGGTGCAAATGTATAGAATAAGGTCAACAACAAAGTTTCTATATGTTGCCCATCTGTGTCCATATCTCGACATATTAAGACATTTTTCACATTTAAGCTATCAATATTAAAATTAGGAACTCCTTTTATTTGTTTTCCTTTATATATCATTCCACAACCTAAAATTTTAAATAAATCTTTTACTTCACTATTATCCAACACCTTGTCCAGTTTATTCTTAATTGAATTTATTATCTTTCCCTTTAATGGATAAATGCACATTGTTTTTGCATCACGGCTACTCTTTATGGAATTAAGAGCTGAATCTCCCTCTATAACTATAAGTTCAACTTCGTTTGCATATTTACTTCTACAAGGTACAAATTTATCAGGTCTAACTTTATTATTTGATATACCTTCTTCTAGTTTTTTTCTTAAATCTTTTCTACTACTTTCGGCTTTCTCATTTGCTCTTTTAGTTAAAAGAATTTGCTCAACCATTTTAATAAATTCGTCTTTTCTTTCTATTTGCAATATTTCTAAATATTCTTGGATATATTTTTTGGCTATTTTCCCATATAATTCTTTTTGGCTGGAGAATTTAGTTTGAGATTGAAATTCTACGTTGCTAGAAAGAACTGACACAACAAAATTAACACTATTTGTTACATCATCTATTGATATAATCTTTTCATTCTTACTATATAAAGCATTTTCTTTTGCATATTTATGTACAAAAGTTTTTATCCCTTCAAGCACTCCTTTATTAATTATTCCACCTTCAGATAAATAGTTCCTATTTAAATATGCTTCTTGTATTGGCTCTATAGAAGTTGAAAACAATAATTCTATTTTTGTAATTTCATTTTCATCATTATAAATCTTTTGATTACATTTAAAATAATTATTTTCTTGTATGTTTTGATTATAATAGTCTTCTAAAGTATCATAGTGATATGATGATGTTTCTCCATTATATGTAAAATCAATAATAGTCTTTGGCGATGATGAGCTTGCTTTATTAATTATATCTTTCAAATCTAAGGGGTTATATTTTGTTTTCGTATAACATTCTTTATCTAATTTAAAAGTTATTTCAGTACCATGTTTATTTGTTTTTCCTATGTAAGTTAAAGGTGTTTTAATATCTCCTCCATTTTCAAATTCAATAATATATTCTTTCCCATCATACCATGACCTAACATCATATCTAACACTACTAAATTGTAAACATACACCTCCAACACCATTGACTCCTGAGTTCTCAGCATCTTCTGTATCATATTTTCCCGAAGCAAAAAGTATTGTAAAAAATAACTCCCAGTTTGGGACATCATCGCTTACTTCTCCTATAGGCATTCCACGACCTGTATCACTAACTGTAATAGTCTCTAAATCTTCATGCAATAGTATGCTTATAACTCCATTATCAAAATTATTAGTTATTTCATCGATTGTATTATTAATTCCCACTTCTCTAAATCCATGCATGAAATTATCTCTACTTCCATAGAAAATGGGAAGTTTTTCTCTAGCTTTTTCTCTATCATTTAATGTTCTTATTTTATCAAATGCCATTATGTATTCCTCCTAATATCTTATTCTATGTCATAATCATATCTAGCTTTATCAGCTTCATAAACGTCTTTATATTCAAATCTATAAAGATTATCTCTTTGTGTTAATTCTTCAAATTTAACTATTTCTATATTTTCATATTCTAGGTATTCTTTTGCTTTTTCTAATAAGACATCTTCTAATAATTCTTGATCCTCTATGCAACCTTCTTCAATTGTTAAAACCAATTCTGGAGTCATATGTATATCACCTAACCAAAAATTTATAAATACTCTATAATCAATCATTTATATTTCCTCCTTAGCTATTTCTAAAGCTACTTTCCAATATGCTTCTAATAAAGTACCTTCAAAAACTATATTCCTTTTGTCTGTTCCCTCTTGGAATTCATATAGAGAATATGCAAAAGACTTATCATCATAATATTGTAATTCCATTCCATAGCCTTTATCTTCAATAAATTTCCTTAACCGAGTTTCTATAAGAAGTGGAATCATATATGCTATTGACGACATATTATCTCTCATAGAATGATATAGAATTCCTTCTTCATCTTCTTTTATGTAATCTAAGCACTCAACTTGACTTAAATCAGCAGAATCAATGTATAAATCATATCGTCTAGGCTTCCACCAGTTTAAAAATACTTTTTGTATATTTTCTTCTAATCCTTTAAATTGTTCTAATTTTATAAATTCCATTTTAATCTCTCCTAACTTAATCTATAATTTATTCAACTTTAAATGAAATACAAATTTTACGGGGTTATTCTGCAATTAATGTTCGTATTTCTTGTATAATTTAATCTATTATTCCGTTATTTTTATCAATTATGCAATATTTCAATTTGTATTATTCGTGTTTTTATCAAAATCCATTGCAACCTTCATCATAAGGATCTTTTTTAATTTTATCGCCTTTATCTTTTTTATCTAAGTATTTCATAAATTTACTAAACCAATTTCCTTCATCATAAACTACTTTTATTGGTGGAGGAGTTGGTTTAATTTTAACAGCTTCATCTAAATTATTTAAGTGTTTCATAAACTCACTATCAAATAATTCTAATTTTATTTCTCTTAACAACTCATTATCTTCAATATTAAATATATCTCCATCAGTTCTAACTTTATAAGCTATCTTATGTATAAGTTGTCCAAATCTTAAATCAGGACTTTCTATCCACAATTCTGTTAGTATTTTCATGAATGGTTCTATTCTATTTACATCTCTCATTTGCTATTCGCCCTTCCTATAATTCTATTTTAATAATTTCGTATTTTATACCTATATCATTTAATCCATTAATTAAATTCTCTAACCAATCTTCGTTAGTATAATCTTCTTCAAAATCATCAACTATTTGAACCCCATTTGCAAAAGTTCTAATATTATTTATTAGTTTTTCGTATGTAAAAATATCATTTTTTTTAATTCCCTGTTCTGTATTAGCTTCTTGAAATACTATTTCTATTTTCATGATAATCATCTTCCTTCTAATATTATTTTTAATTTATTAACAGTTGATAAAACAAGCAATTTATTTTGATTTTAATAAATCTATTGCTATTTTATAAATAGGAACTTCACTATATCTATCAAGTCTTTTAGCACTTGTTGCACACTCGAATAATCTATATATAAATTTATTATCATTTAATAATTCTTTGGCTAATTTTATTTGTAACTTTTTAAAGAAATCGTTAGCTTCTTTTTCGGTTCTAAATATGTATTGTTCATATGATCTTGTTAGAACTTCTATTCCACCAGTACACCACACACCTTCATAAGGATTAGGAAATCCATCTATCATAAATAACTCTTGTTTTACAATTGACTCAGCATAAACACCTAATCCATCTGAACAAACACCGTATACTTTATCATCTATTTTTAAATCTTCTAGTTTAATCATCTAACTTTACCTCCTTATCGAGTTTTCTAATACCAATATTATTATTTTCTCTAATAAATTCAACTTTACCACCAAATAATATTGCTCCAGTATCTTGTTCAGTATTTAATAAGTCATCTATCATATTTTCTATTCTATTAATAACTTCTTTATGTTCTTCATTATTGGTAAATCCAAAATTTAGACTTAAGTTAAATCCTATTATTTTGTTATTATCCATTTTTATCACTCTTCTTTCTAAATCTTTTATAAATTTTATCTATATATTCCAGACACATTCCTATTATTGCATATATCAATATAGTTCCTACAATCTCCATTAGTGCATTTCCTCTCTCTGTTTATATTTTATTCAAATCACCATCAAATCAAAGTTTTAATTGGATTTAATTTCCTCAAAATCTTCACAAGTAAACCCATATCCACAATTACATTTATGTAATTTACACCAACCACCTTCTATAAAGTATGGATAATTCTTAATATAATTTTTACAACCATATTCACATTGCCCTACAAAATCTTGTAATGGTTCTGATACATATAAAAAATCATTTACCTTAATCAAATTCATATCTTTTTTATCAGGTAATGGATGTTGATTAAGCCATTTAATTTGTTCTTGTATTTCTTCTTGTGTTGGATGAAAACTCTTCCTAAAATTTGCAAATATATCATTTCACTTCCTTTCTAAACTAATACTACCATAAGTTACTATTTAATTCAAGTATTCTTTTTATTTTATTTATATCTTTTTAAACATTTAATAAATGGTTTAGATACAGTTATATATCCTACATCAATAGTAGTATCTGTTTCTTTACACTTTCCTTCAATTGTTGTATCTATAAAAGCTACTGTTTCTTGGTTTTGATAAACTTCTATGGCTCAAGAATGCTAATGTCTATTGTAACTTCTCCATAGTCTGAATTAGCTTTAAATAATCCATATCTCTGTTTGTTTCTTAATTCTAACATTTTAACACCTCCTAATATCTGTAAATAAAATATCTATTTTACAAGTTATCTAATATTTATTATTTCATATTCTTTATCAATATAAATGTAATGACCATAATTCATATAATCAAGACTAACGGATGTTTGTACTATTCTGTGTTGTTTAACATCTAACAATGCAAAAGGATATTCTGGATTTATTTCTGAATTATCTAATACTTGATACTCTTCATTAATACCATCTTTATTTACTAATAAGATAGATCCAATATTAATTTGCATATCTTCTGATTTTGATGTACATTTAGCATAATCATCCATTCCAACAAATGATGCTTGAGATAATATTTCCTTATCAAAATTGTCTTCATCATCTCCTAATATCATATTATAAGCATCTAGTCTATCTTGCTTGGTTAATTTAATATTATCTAATTGTTCCTGTCCTCTTTTACTTCTAGTATTTTCACCTTTATTATATATGGTTTCAATTACTGAACCATTTTCTAATTCTATTCTCATCTTATTATTCCTCCTCCTCTATTTCTATTTTGGTGATATGTAATCTCTTATTCGTATCTGATATTTGTTCTATTACATTACTAACTCCATCTTGGTCATCATTGCCACAGTATTCATCATTACATATATAATGATTTACTTGCCATGATACAATTTCTTCTTCCTTAACTAATTGTTCTAATAAACAAGCACTGCAATAATTTTTCCCTTCATATTTGTATTCTGCAAATTCAGTTTTACATTCGTCACACCAAATATCATTATCTTTGTCTTTCATTTTAATTAGTCCTCCTTCTTATATTTTAATATTAATTGTAATTTATCATCATTATTCCATTCATTGATTTCGTCTAATGTCATGTCTTCTAATACATCATAATCAATATACCAAACATATTGCTCATCTAAAACTTCAACCTTAATTTCTTTTATATTGCATATTGGAACATAAGTATTATCATCTTTGTTGTATAATATTTTTTCTCCTCTTAAAATCCAGTAATGTACAAAAGAATATTTACTACTATATGTATATTTATTATCAGTTATAACTTCCTTTGAGTCATCTTTATAATAAATAGTTGCTTGATATAAATAGTATTTTTGTCTTTTAAACTGTTTAGCTAAATGTCTATAATATAATTCTTTAAGTTTATTCATATTTCATATCTCCTTTATTCATATTCTTTTTATTTTATTAAGTTAGGGTAAAATTGGAATTTTAATTGGTTATTATTTAATTTAGTGCTTGAAAATACAAGCATTTAAGAGTATATGTGAGTATGGGAGAGTTTAATTTTCCAACTTACTCATTTTATAACCTAATTTTGCACATTTGTTTTCTAATTCCTTTTTCTCAATAGTTGTTTTGATTGTATTAATTAAATTATCATCAATAAGTTCTTTATGTACCTCAAACATTGTGGCTAATAAATATTGATAATCTTTATTTATTATACTTAATACCATATTGTTTAAAAATTGTTCATCTATGTGTTTTATCAAGAACGTTTCTGAAGTATTTAGTATTTCACATAATTTAGGTAGATACTTTTTGGGAATAGGTCTTGTTCCTTTTGCCCAAATACTTATAAGTTGTTTACTTACATCTAATTTATTAGCCAATTCTTTATTTTGCATATTACTATTTTTTAATAAAAATTCTAACCCATTCATATGTATTTCCTCCTTAAAATAAAAATAGATACAAGATATTTTCTAAATTTATCCTGTATCTATATAATATACCTATTAAGTTTTATTGTCAATAGTATTCTTTTTATTTTATTAATTTAGTTTTTTCCATCCATTTAACCAAATCCAAGTTCCACCTATTTCTATCCAATCATCTCCTACTTTCTTTGTTTTTGGTTTTTCTGTTGTACTTCCTATTTGAATCATATCATATTGATTTATTATATTTTTATTGTATGTTTTTTTATATGCCTTATATTTTATTTCTTCACCAGTATCTAATTGATATATCGTAATTAATGGAGCATTTGTTAAATCTACATCTAATACTAATCCTTTATCTTTATGTTTAGGATATCTATTGAAGCAGTATCCACATGATTCATGTTGAAATATTAACCTATCTCTTATACTTGTTTTATCTTCTAATTTTGAAATAAAATGTTGAACTAATTTGTCTGAATCTAAATCATTAAATTGTTTTTCAGTTGCTCTTCCAAATTGTTCAAATAAATCAATACTATAACCTAGTTCTTCAATTTGTTCTTTTTTAATAGTCTTTCTACCATTCCATTGATTGTAGATGTCCACTATATTTAATAAATAATTAGGCGAACCAAATTCACTAAAATAATCAAGTTTAATTAATAAATCTATCATAGTTTTATTTAATGTTGTAGTTTTTAATTCTTGTAATATATCTATAAATGAATTATATTTATTATTTCTCATGTCATATAGTTCTTGTGGTGCATTTTTACCCATGTTTTTTATTGAAGCCAATGAAGGATTTATGCAATTATTTTCTTCATCAATTGCGAAGTTTCTATTATCTAATCTAAATTTATACTTTCCTTCTTGAATTCCAAAGGCTTCGCTCATTTCTTTTTTATATGCAGTTACTTTATCTTTTTTACCTTTATCAGTGTAAGTTTGTAACATAACTGAATAGAAATGATAAGGATAATTTGCTTTTAAATAAGCCCCATATAAACTATCATAAGCATAAGCATATGCATGACTTGCATTGAAAGCATACTTAGAGAAATCTTCAACGACATGAAAAGATTCTTCAAAACCATCAATATTGCCCGTATTATTAATCCAAGCTTCAGCAAGCCTTCCTTTTAATTCTTTTAGTTCCTTATCTTTAAACTTCTTTTTACTTATCTTTTTTATAATTTCATATGTTTCTGTTTGTTCTATTCCTAACCAACCCAAATACGTCATAATATTTTCTTGGTACATTATGTAATGAAAACTATCTTCAAGTAAATCGTCTAAAGCTTTAACTCCTGTTGAATATGGATTTCTAGCTAAAAAATTCTGTAACATAGATTTAAAGCCCGGTCTTAAAGCACTTACTAATGCAGTAACTTCTGCAACATTTTTTGGTTTATATTGTTTACAACATTGTACACCAAAATTACTTTCCATTTGATTAACACCTAAAGTATATCCATTAGCATAAATATCCCATGTTTTTCTATCATTTTCTATTATTTTAGTTAATTCTTGAATATCATGTTGTCCAATACCTATACTATCATAAATCTTTTTAACTGTATTTGCTACATCTACTTTAAGTAAATCATTTTTTACAAACTTATATTCTTCAGCAACATATCCATCAACTACTGTTGTAATATATTCTTTTTTTGTACTTTCAGATTTACATTTAATTAATCCTATTTCTCTTCTGATATCACCTTGGTAAAGAAAATATCCACAGGGGTGTGGATGTTTATTATCTATAATTCCTTGATATTTTTTACTTTCATCTATATACGATTTATATTTTTCGTCCACATAATCATAAAGATTAATTAATTCTTTTTCTTCTTCATTATCAGCATTTTTTAAAGCTTTTTCATATTTTTGAATTTGTTTAGATATTTCATTAGCTAGTTCAAATTCTAATCCTTGAGATTTACAATATAATTTAAATGCTGATGAAGTTTTTAATTGACCAAAAGCAATCATTGGATATGCATGATTCTCTCCCAATAAATCTTTTTGAACCTGTGCAAATATTTCAACTGTTCCCAAATTCAAATCTAAATCTGGTAGGGACTTTGTAGCAAGAATTCTAGTTTTACTCATAAATCTTTCGGGATATAATTTTACGGGTGCTTCAAATCTATTTAAATTACTAAATCCTAATAATGTATTAATAAAGAATGATCCACCAGAACCTCTTGCAGTTTTAGATATTATCCCTCCTCGTTCTTTTCCTTGTTTAACTATCTCATAATCAAGTAAAAAATAATCAGTCATTTTGGTTTCTGTTATTGTTTCAAATTCATTTCTAATACCTTCTAAATATATTTTCTTTTGTTCTTTTGATAAAAAAGGTAAATAATCTGATTTCCATGATTGATTGATTAATTCCTTTAATTTATTATCTTTCCATTCTTGTGACTTGTCAGGATATAAAGTTGGTAGTTTGATGTCCTTATTAAATTCAATATTTTCAAAATTAAGAATTATATTTGTATTATCCATCGCCTTAGTTATTTCTTCTTCTGTCAATATTCCTTGTGTTTTAAATCTCTCAAAAGCAATGTCATAATTGGGATAATCTAAAAACCATCCTTCTTCGCCTTCATAAAATATACCTTTTGCTTCTAATAAATTATCTCTTTCTTTACTATCAGACTCTAATATATAATGGCTATCACACCCCATTATTATATCTATATTATATTTATTTGATAATTTTAATACTTTTTCATTTAATTTTTTTTGACTATCAGTATTATGAAATTGAACTTCTAAATAGAAATTGTTTTTAAAGTGATTATGTAATTTAATTATAATATCTTCTATATCTTTATAATGAAAAAAAGCGACGCAAGCTGACGTTACCATAATATTGTTAGGGTTTAATGATAACAATAATTCTAAATCAACCCTAGGTTTTGCATAGTATCCAGTTATGTTAGCTTCTGAAAGAATATCATTAAGTTCTCTTCTTCCCTCCTCATTTTTTGCTAATAATACTATATGTGAATTAGTTCTATCACGTTCAAACCTATTTTTAACCCAATAAGCTTCAACACCAAATATAAATTTTAAATCAAGTGGAACATTTGATTCTCCTTCTTCTCGTCTTTTCTTTAACTTTTTATTTGTGTTTTTTACTGCTTCATAAACTTTGTAATAGTGAGATTGCCAGCCATGTTCAACACTTGAAATAACTTGATGACCTAATTCTAAAGCCCTATTAACATAATCATCAATTGAGGCAGTACTATCAATAGTCATTATATTAGACCAGTATGTATGTTTGTGATAATTTTGAAATGGTTTCATCAACCTCACCCCTCTCTACTCTAGTAATTATATTTTCTTTATTTAAATTAAAAATTCTATATAATATATCAATATTTTTATTGTTCTTATAATATTTATTTTGAGTTTTCTCTAGTGTAACATTATAAAATTCACACCATTCTGTAAAAGTTTTTATAGTATTGTTTATTTTTATATATAAATTATTTCTTCTATTGTTACATTGTTCTTTCATTGTTGCCCATTTACAGTTATTACATTCATAATTTCCATTAACTTCAATTCTATCAATAGATGTATTGTCTTCTCCAAATTCTTGACAATGTTTTATATAAGAATTATACATATCTTTTTTGAAATTAATATATTTTTTCCATGAATCACAAACTTTAATATTTCTTCCACCATATCTTTCATAGGAAGTTGCAGTTGGATTTTCACATCTATTTATAATCCCCTCCCATATTCTATAAAACCTTGTACCTTTATCTCCATGTCTATTTTTTCCAAGAGTATCTGCACAAACTCTACATTGATACGATTTACCTGATTTTAAATGACATGATAAAACATCATATTCTCTATCACATTCGCATTTACAATGCCATGCGGTTCTAGTTCCTCTATTTTCTACTTGATATAATACTCTCCATTTTCCAAACTGTTTGTTTATTAAATTCTCTGCTTTCCCCATATTTTCCACCTACTTAATATTTTATTTTATTTATAACAAGTCCTCAAATTCATCTTGTTCTTCAGTATCTTTCTTTTTTCTATTTTTCCAGCTACTATCATTATTTTCTTTATAGTTTTGAAAGTGTTTGCATGGTTTCTTACATAACATATTACAAAAGAATTCACTACCTTTATTTAATTCTATACAAGGATAATTTTCTTCAACATCTCCATTTATCTTTATTTCATCAATTATACTATCTATCCAATCATCCATTTCTTTTAATGAATCTTCATTTAATTCAACATCTACTTCATGATCTGAAATTGTAAATCTGTCCTTTATTAAATCATCAATTTCATTCATATCTATCATTCTTTGAACTCTAATATCTATTTCATTTTCATCTAATCCTTCTTTTTTTAATAATCTCTTTGCAACTGATTTTAATTTATCTCCAATAGCATTTCTTTCACATTTTGTTGATTTGTCTACCAGCTTCTTTTTACTATCAATTTCTTGCCAAGTTATATTACAATATTTTAACATATTAAAATATAATCTATTTATTTTATAACCTTCTTCCATTAGAGCCTTAGCATATAATAACAATTGCATTCTTTTCTTTTTAAAATCTTGCTTAGTAAAATCAGAACTTGTCTTATAATCCACTATATCTAAAGTATTGTTTTCATTATGTATAATTAAATCTATAAAACCATATACTAATGTTTTATTTCTGCCTACTAAAGTATCAAATCCTTTTTCTATATCATATATTTTATGTTTTGGTTGGTATCGTTCTAAGAAATGAGTTACGCATTCTTTATATGTAATTCCACTTTTTTCAGTTGGGAACTTTAATCCAAGAACCGTTTCTGCATCTTCTAATGATGTTAAAAATCTTTCAACTGCTATATCATTATTTATTTTATTTTCAACTAAATCTTGACTACATTCATGTGCCTCAGTGCCTAAAGAACTATATATACTTTCTGCTCCTCTAATATGTCTTATATATGTAAGAAAATAGTTGTATTTACAATGTGAATATGTACTTAATTTACTAAAACTGAATTTTTCTTTACCTTTTATGTTATTTTTAAATGTATAATCTCTATTACTCATTAAATTACTCCTTAATCCATTTTATATATTCTTTAACACATTTTTTCATATCTTCTTTTTCTAGATCACATATGCTGTCTTTACTTCCACTTTTTAAATACTTATTATCTTTATCATATATATACCCTACTTTATAGGTCATAAACGATGATTTTGGTTTTAATTGTTCACATAACTTTATCATTTCTTGTTCAGATATGCCCTCATCCAATGTAACAATTATTTTTTTGGGACTTAAATTTTGAATATATTTTATTTGAATAGGAGAAAGAGCCCTCCCACCTAAAGCTAAAAAATTTCTCTTACCCATTGAATCAAGTTTCATTACACTTTTTTGACTTTCCACTAAATATATTGTATTACCACATAAGTTATAATAGTTTTGAGAATATCCAAACAAAGTCATTTTTTTTGAAAACTCAATTATAGGATAATATTTTAATTCATCATAATAATCATAATCTTGACCATTATATCTTCCAGTAACTCCTACCAACTCTCCTTCAAATGAAAATTCTGGGATTGTTATCCTATGTGTATTCCAATCGTATCCTATTTTGAATTTCATTTGAGTTTTTAAATTTATTCCATCTTTTTGAAATAATTCATTGCCTTTTATTTCATAGTTATTTAACGTTTCAATTGGATAGGTTTTTATATTATAATTTAAACCATTGTCATTCTTTTTGTATTTATCAAACAACCCTCCAAAAATTTTAGGTTTTTCTATTTTTTTAAATGTACCTTTTAAATTTAAAAAATCACAAACATATTTAAATGATTTAAAAAATTCTTCTTCACTGTATCCTAATTTATGTCTTACTGCTAAAAACAAATCACCCTCTAGTGAGTTTGAATAATCAGAATAGGATATATTGTTTTCTGATAGCTTAAACTTAATCCCTGTTGGATTCCACCCATTGTCATAAGCACATCTTATTTCTTCTCTTGTTCTATATTTTATTTCCGAAAAATCTAACTGTTCTAATAATTCTATTAACTTTTCTTGATTGTTAAATAAATAATGTTTTATTTCTAACGCATTCAATTACCACCACCACATTTCTTATTTTGCTCTAGTATCTACATGAGAAACGGTACAGAAAGCTACCTCACGCCAACGATTCCAAGCTCCACTAAATTCTTGAACAATGCATTTGTCATCTTCATCTGCTCTGGTTTTACATAGGAAAAATATTCTGTATTGTTTTGTAGTATCTAATTGTATGTATTCCTTTGTTTTTAACCATTTTCCTGTTTTATCATCCTTCATAAACCTATAAGGTTTTATATCATATTTTTCTTCTGCAAATTCATCTGGAAATATCTTTCTGAATAGTACCATTTGTGTAACAACTTCTTTTACTGCTTTTGCTTCAGATAGACAACTTGAATTAGTATACCTCACGTTCTCAGTATGTATTGCACATTGCATTACTATAGTTATTGCAACTTTATATTTTTTAGCTAGTTGATGAAGAGTTTTAGAAGCTTCTATTAATTGCCCCCTACTGTTCACATCTTGCATATTTCCTGCTTTAAATGTGTCGTATATGTAATAGCCTACTCCTTGTCTAGACATTCTTCTAACTATAATCTTCATAGTGTTCATATCATAATTATCTATATCAGCAAATTTTAATTTTCCATAATAGTGTTCTCTATAATATTTTTGTGCTTGTCCTATCATGTTTTTTTGCTCTTCAGAGAACCCCCCTTGTTTTAAATGTTTTCTAGTTAATCCATAATAATCAAAATGATAAGCTAAAATCATAGGCAATATTATTGCTTTATAATCATCTATATTCATTTCATTTGCTATAATACAAACTTTTTCATTTTGATAAATAATTGGCATAACTCTTTCTGCTAATATCCAACTAGACTTGCCACATCCACTATATGCACCTATTAATTCGGTATAACCTTTATGTATTCCTAATGTAGAAGCGTTTAATATAGGACTTCCATATATAGATTTCCCATGAATATCTGTTCCAATAATATCATAAGGTAAACCCATCATTTGTCCACTATCACAAGCTTCAATAAATTTATCATCTAAATCTAAATCAACTATTTTTGTATTACCCATAGTCTTATCCATTGTTAATGATTGTACTCTCCAGTCGTACCATTCTGAAACTTGTGTTGAAGTCATACTATGGAATAATTCAAATGGAATTACTATTTTTTCTTTTTCTCCATCTTTTATAGTTACTTTATTAAAAATATTAAATCCTTCATTATATAGTCCTATAATTATATTTGATTTAAAAACATCATCTATATATGAATGAATATTTGCAACGTTCATTGTATCTATTAATGATTTAATATTTTCATATCCACCTTTAGATTCAAATTTATCTCTTAACATTTCATGTGTCTGTATATAGGTTGTTACTGTTATTTCATCAAATGCCTCATATCCTTGTTGTGCCATCTTTTTACCTAAGGCATAGTAATATTTCCCGTCCATACTTGTAAAACACTCAGAGTTTAAGTTATTATAATCATCATACAAATCTGGATTTTTCCATAAACAACCTATAACCTTTCCTTCTTGTTCTATTCTTCCATTTAATAATCTATCATCCAAATCTTGATATTCTGTTAAAAATAAATTTTTGTCAATCATTTCTCAATCCTCCATTAAAAGAAATTTGTAAAATCTGTTACGTCATTATTTTTGAATTGGTAATTATCCATTTCTATTTGTTTATCTTCTATTTCTTCAATCTTTACTCTTTTAATTTGTTCCTTATTTTTTTTATATTTTATTATTTTTGATATATCTGCTATATTTGCTCTAATTACAGTAAATATGTATCTGATCTTATTAAATTCCTTGTCTATACCTTTCATATACATATAATCACTTATATTAGTTTTATATTCTTTAAAACATTCTAGTATTTCTTCATATGTATATATAGCTATAAATGGTGATAATTCTTTAGTTATTAAATTGAAATTAAGACATTCATAGCCTAAAATTTCATTTATTATGTTGAATATTCCCTCCTTTTCTTGTTTAGTTTTCTCTTTTTCATAAATATAGCTATCGTATTCTATCGAGTCACAATAATAATTTCTTTTCTTAGTCCCTGTTTTTGTCTCTGATATTACACAATAGGCTTCACTTTGTAAAATTTTATTCCCACAAATCTTGCAGGTAACTTGTCTTGCCATTTGATACACTTCCTTTTTATAAATTTTAATAGAAACAATCAGCTTATAATTGCTTTTATTAAAATAGGGAGAAGAATTTCCCCCTAAATATTTAATTAAGTTTTTGTAATATTTCTTCCATACCTTCTGTTAAGTTGTTTTCAACATCACTTATTTTTTCAATATTATACTTTTGCATTATCTCTTTAATATCAGCCTTCAATTCTTTTGAAGTATCTTTCCATTTTGAAGTTACTATTTTTTGTATTTCTTTATTTCTTTCAACATTTATCTTGTTTGTTTCTTCTTCACTTGTTTTTATTTTATTTAATTCTTCCTTGATTTCATTTTTTCTATCTACTTCAGCTTTTTCTTTTAATTGTTCAAAATCTTCATCTGAAACATTCTTTCTCATAGAAGCTTTAATTCCATCTTCTATCGCTTGTATAAATCCACTAGCAGATAGTTCGACCTTTTCTACTATATCCTTAAATCTTGTTCCAGCTTTAACAAAATTACTTTCTCTGAAATATATGTATCTCTTTGTTCCATTTAATACACCATCTTTTACATTCTTATCTATTTGTATAGTAGCAATGACGTCTGCTTTATGAGCAATAATATTATCAAGTCTGCTATCTAAGTTAGATGTAAGCATGTTGTAAGACTCATCATCTGTCATTCCTTTTTCTTTAATAGTTTTAACTTTTGTATGTGATATTACTACAGGAGTTAATCCACAACTTCTCAATCTATAAAGTTGTTCATCTACTATTTCAGCTAATTTATCAAATCCCCCACTAAATCCTCCAAAAGCACTGTTTATACTTGATACTTTTTTAGTTGGGTTAGCATCATTATGAAGCTTTACTACATAATTTTTTGCTATTTCACAAAGTTCGTCATATGTATCTATACCAATTATTTCAATTCCATTTTCTTCTCTCCCATCAACTAAATCATCGATTAATTTAACAAATTCTTCCCAACCATATCCACTCTTAATTATTTTTCCTTCATTGTCTTTGATTTTAGTAATTATAATTCCATTCTTATCTTTTATATCTTGAATTACTTCATATTGAATATCAGGTAATGTTTTAAATCCATCTTCTCTCCCACATGATATTAATAATCCTTTTGATTGATCTCCATTAAATATTTCATTTATTAAATCATAGAAAAGTGTAGTTTTTCCTGATTTTTCAACACCTCTTAAATAGTAGTAATATCCTAATATACTTGCCTTAACTTCATTTTTCTTAAAACTTCTTCTTGCCATAATTATATTTCCTTCTTTCATAATTTATTATTTTTATTTTATTACTATATGAATTTGACTTCTCTGAGTTCAATTAATTCATAGTTCTCAATTATTAATTATTAAAGTAAATCCTCATCGTCATCAACAACTTCTGCTTCAGGTTCACTATTTTTAGTTGTATCCTTTTTATCTGTTGCATCTACTCTTTCAATTACGAAATCTTCCATTGTTAATTCAGTTTCTTCTGCACCATTCATAAATTCTTTGATATGAGTAGGTTTAACCAGTCTAATTTCTCTAATTCTATCTCCAAATTTGTCTCCACCTAACTCCAATATTGCGTCTTCTAATGTTATGATTCCAGACTCAACATAATCTTTTTGAGTCTCAGTTAAATCATCTATTGTTAATTCTTTCTTTTCTGCTCCATTTGCAAATTTAACTTCAAATGCTATTTGATAAATCTTTTCTTCGTCTTTATCAGTTCTACCTTCAATATGGAATCTAAAAGCATTTGCAATAGTTTCAATCAGTTTTACATGTTTAGGATTTTCAAAATCTAATCTTGATCCATCGGCTACAATATCACTTATATTTACATAAATTTGTTTCTTTAATTGACTATCATATGTTCTTGTCCAAACATTTAAAAAGTATTTTTTACTTGTTTCAAAAGTATCTTCATTTAAGCTTGTAGAATTAAAATATAAATCTAATACTCCTGTTAATCTTAATTTTTTAGATTCTTTATCTACTGCCTTTTCAATTCTTTGAACATCAAATGACTTATACACCTTACCCTTCCATTCAGAAAAGTTTATATTTCCTACAATTTTAAATACGGTATTAGTTCCTTCAGATGTTTTTACTAATTTTAATAAATCTTGCACCATATCTGTTTTGTTTAGATACTCTGTCTTTAGTCCTTCAAGTCTTAATAATTCTTCTTTTAAAGTTGCAACAATATCCTTTTTATCTTCTAATGCTCTGACTAGTTCAAATTTTTCTTTAACTTCCTTTATAATGTCATCACTTACTGCATCATCTTTTAAATTTTCAATGGCTTGTCTTAAATCATATCTCTCTTTATTATTTGATAAATCTAATATGTATTTTTGATTAAAAGCAACTTTGCTAATAACAGTTTGATTTTTTCTGTCATTCCAGTTCACCTTTAAATCAGGAACTTCCTTATAAGTACCATCTTCCAACTTCTCTTTTGCACATCTTTTTGTGAATTCATAATTGGGTTTATTGAAATAGCCATCGCTAATTAAAATTGTTTCACTATTTTCGTCAGCTCTTACGTTTAACTTTAACTCTTCTTTTACCCATTTTGAGTCATATTCTGTTTTAGTATGTACTTTGAACTTATCAGTCTCCTTTGGCATAGCAAGTCTTCCTATAAATTCGAATGTGTTGTAGATGTTAGTTTTTTGCATATTTTTCTCTCCTCTAATTTTAAATTTTAGCTAATCTCACTCACTTGATTTTCTCTGTCATTCTTTTTATTTTATCTTTTATGCATTAGAACTCTCTGATTCACATTAATGCAATTAAATTCTAGTTATATATTTGTTAATATAAGAAATCCCATTTATTAATTTTATGTATATGCTCTACTACAAATATTAGATTACTTTTAGTATTCTCAAACAACATATTACCATATGCCATAGGAATTTCTTTAATATGTTGTTGTAGATAGCTATCAATCGTTAAATAATAGTCCTTTAATGTTTCTAATGTAACTAATTTAGCTTCACCATATTCTAGTTCTAATATAGATATTATCTTCTCATATTTATCTTCTGTAGATTGATTTTTTAGTATAGTTTTATATTCTTCTAATAATTCCTGATATGTATTTACTCTTACCTTATCACTCATTTTAACACCCTCTTTATTTAATTAAATTTTGAAATTTATAATCTTTTACCATATAATATTCAGAAGTATATTCCCATCCATTATCTCGCTCTACAACTACCCTTAAATGTTTTTCATCATTTATATCTGCTACAGTAATTTTGCCTTTAGGTTTCATTATTTTTTCCATAGTCCCTACAAATTCTTTCCTAATAGAATTATCATTACTTAATATGTATTCCTTAAATTCTTCCCATTTTAAATCTTCAACTTTATACATACAACTTTGGAAATCTTCTTTGCTAATATTGTTTTGAATTATATACATCATATCACCTTCTTTAATTAATTTATATTCTTTTTAATTTATTAAACCAATTAAAATTATTCTTTTAAGATATTGTTAAAAATCTTTTATAGATGCCTTTAAATACATTTCCTATCTTAATTCCATTTTCATATGTAGAATTTGAATATAATTTTAATGTTTCTAGTTTGCTAATATACATTTATTTCACTCTCCTTTTATTATAAACAACATATTTTTAACAATCTTAACTCCATCTTGAATGTCACCATCAATCCATACCTCTCGAATTATATTCATTGCTTCAAGAGTATCCTTATATTCTCCATTTTCCTTTTTTAAGGTTTTATTGTATTTATTCATTATATCTTCTAAAAGTGCTAAAGAATATTTTACACTACTCATTTTGTTCACCACCTTTTACTTATAATTTAAATAATTTCTTAACTAATTTTCTAATACCTTTAATATCAGGATGATTTTTATACCATAACTTAATTTCTTCTGTGAGTTCTTGTTTTAATTTTTCTTTTTGTTCATTATCTTCAATGATATTAGAGCAACATTCATATAGTACATTATCTTTGGAAGTTCTTATAATTCCTCTTATTTTTACCAATTTATTATCTTCTTCTATGTAAAAACTTTCTCCAGATTTCAATAATGGCATAGCTAAATTACATTCGAATTTATATTCTTCAGCTATTTCTTCTTGTTTGGAATGTATATACCTATTTGGCTTACTATCATCGTCATATTCTTTTTCATAAGTTTCTTTGAATTGTTTTTGTTTGAAAATACTTTTCTTTACTATAAACTCTTCCATTATTTATTTCTCCTTTATTCTCTTTATTTTATTTATTATAACTTGTACCACTTAGGTACTTCTTTAGTTTAACATAATTTTCTTTCTTTGTAAATAGTATTCTTTTTATTTTATCTTACTTAGATATTGGAGTTTCAAAAACAACTTTTATTGGTTCTTTTCCTATACTAGAAAATACTGTTCTGTCATTATACATTACAACTTTTGTACCTGAATTATGACTTTCTACCATAGTTGTAACTTTGTCATCTTCCATAATTACTGTTGATTTACTCATTATCATTCACTTCCTTTATTTAATTATTTAAGCTATAATTTGCTTAAAAGAACAGGCTAATTTACCATTTAGCTAATGTTCTCCGATATTAAATTTAATATCTACCCTTGAAATGTTCTATTTCTATTTGAGTATTTCTACTCTTTTAAGCAAACTGTTCTTTACTACTATCTTAGTATAATCTATCCAATTCTTATTGTCAAGTATTCTTTTTAATTTATCTTGTTTTGATAAAACAGACTTTTTAACAACTCTTTATCCTTAAAAACTAGAGTATTTGCAAGCATTCAGTAGTATGAGTGAGGTTTAAAATTCATATTTTTGTATTTTTATGTATTTTGACTTGTACACCTTGGCACTATTTCATTATAATGCCAAGATTATACAATATCATGTATTATTTTTATTTTGTCTTTTAGTTATCTAGTTCATCAATTCTTTTTTGAATTTCTTCTGCTGACATATTCTTTAAATTATCATCTTTTTTCGATGCTAGAAGTTCCAATAGTTTTTGTTTTTCTTCTCTCTTAGCTTTAGCATCAACCTTTGACTTCTCTTCTTCAAGTTTAGTTTTAACTATATATTTTACAATTTCAATTTTTATATCTAATTCTTCATCCTGTTTTGTTTTCGTATCTAATAGGCTTTCCTCTTTTACTTCTTTTAATTGTGCATTCAACCCTTTGAAAATTGTATCTAAATCTCTTACAGTTAAGTCCCACAAAGACTCTACAGATTGTAACCCCTTAAACTCGAATCTAAATTTTCCTCTTATTGCTACCTCAAACATATTTTTATCATTATTCATTTTACATCATTCTCCTTCTTCTTTATATTATTTATTAAAATTTTATTTTTAGTGTTCTTTCTGTTTGACCTTTAACCTTGACAATTAATTCATTTCTCTTTGTTGAACTAAATCCTAATCCTGATAACTGATCTTCTACATCTTCTACTCTCATTTTACTACCTAGTGCCTCAAAAACTCTTTTATGTTTCATTAAATCTTCTTTCAAGAATTCGTTGTAAAATCCATTAGGTTGTTCTGGATTTACACAATCCTTTAACATAAACATATAATGTCTATGACCGATTCCATCTTGTTCATTCCAATAGTTAGGTGAATAACACATAACTGAAACTGGTACAAAATTATTTGTTTTTAAGTTCCATACGTCTTTTGATGATACACTTGATGGTAATTTTTCTTTAATTGTAAATCCTGTATTTTTATTAAAATTAACTTCTGCTACTTGAACATTTTCACCTTGTCTTAATTCTTTATTGTACTCAAAAGAGAATACTTGCCCATCAAATTCAATTTCTGCTTTAAATCCTGTTCTTCCACCTCTGTTAGTAAAGTTATGAACAAAGAATTTATATGTTCCTTCTTCCATTCTATCTCTATCAGTCCATGTTATATTTTCAACTGCTGGAACATTTCTATCTGGATTAATTATATCCACGTCTAATTGTCCTGTAGTATATCTATTTACTTTACTACTATAATAAATTTCATTTCCACTTGGTTCATAACAATGAGCGTCTAAATCATTTCCATCATATTCATTATCATTCCATTGAATTGAAAATCTTAATACCCCTTCTACATTTCCACCTGCTGATTTAACTCTGTCTTTCATTGAACTATCTGTTATATTTCCTGAATAAGCCCAACTAAAGTTGTTATCCCACTTAAACATTGTTTTACTATTTATATCTTTAGGTGCTATAAGTGATACCATATTACCACTATGTTTATTTTCTAAGTATACTTCAATTTCTTTAGCTGTTGGTAATACACCATTTACAAAACTATCTATTGAAATTTCTTCAACTTTTGAGAATTTTTTAGGATTAGTAGATACTTCACTTAGCATTTCATCAAATACATTTGCATTAGATATTCTCTTTGCAGAATCCTTGTTAGAGAATAATATATTATTTACTGTTATATCATCTAATGTTGCATATCTTCTGCCTAATGAGTCCATATAACCAAGTTCTTGTATAGTTTTTTGTGCATCTTCTAGCATTTTCTTTGTAAATATTGCTTTTGGACGTTTATAATTGCTAGGAGCTACAATGACTTCATATTTTTTTACTGCTGTATCTAAATCCATTCCTTCGCTTACATTTATAAGTAGTGTTCCTATAGAATGATTTCTTATTCTTCCAATTGCCCCACCAGCTTTTACTGATTGTTCCCATGCATAAATTTCTTTTTCTTCTTGTGTTTGTAATTTATCATAAACTTTCTTGTATTTAAGGAATTCAGTTAAAACACCTTTCCATTCTTCACCTTTATATAAAGTGTTTGAAGATATTAATTCTAATATAGTTAAAATTGATTCTTCTGTAATTTCATCTAAAGACCTTTTGAATACATTTCTTGTATCTCTATATCCACCTTTTATATCACCTTCTGATCTCGCACTTGAATCAACAAATCTGTCTGGTAATTCTAAGTAGAAATGTTGCCATTCCATTATGTTTCCATTTGCTAATTGTTCAAAGTTTTTATCTGTTCCAATCTTTTTCATTTTACTAACATAAATATCTGTAATAGCTTTTGATTTAACATATTCAGATAATGCATCTGCCACAGGTTGGAAAGTTGTACTATTTGTTTCAAAATCCCATATTGTAGTAACCGTATTGTCTTTAACAACAACTGCATTTCCAAGTGTTTTTATAAATTGTCTGCAACAACTACAATCATATTCTCTTCTTTCTCTGTAAAGTTCATTAGTACCTTCTGGGAAGCTATCCAAGTATAAGTTCCATAATTCGTCTTTGTCTACATTCACCTCAAATAACTTGTCTGCATCTTTTGATACCTTTGCAAAATTTTCTTGTAATCCTTTTTTAAATTGTTTGAATTGATCTTCCATAATAACATCTCCCTTTATTTTATGTATTTAATTATTTTTAATTTATCAAATATACTTTAATATATTTGTTTATAAGCACCAGTTAAGATGTTCATAAACCTACATATTATTTTGTTTACTTTCTGTTATTAGTATAAACTTTCCATTATTGAATGTCAATACTTTTTAACATTATTTTTAATTTATTAACTTAAAACATACCTTTTACTTGCTTTTTGTAATTTTAGAATGGGGCTATTACTAGGTTGTAGCTTTTAAGTTTTTATCATTTTTCTTTTATGTAAGTGGTAAAGTTGTGATTCTTTACCACTTGTTAAATTAAGTTTATCATAATGCTTTTTGTCTATATTCTCTTTATTTTATTTTTAATTATATTTCACTATACTACTTCTAAGTATTCACACCCATATCCACCTAAATTTAATTCTTCAATAATCTCCTCTAATCTTTTATAGTTTTCTGAGAACTTAGTATTTTCTTTTAAATCTTCTTTGTCAAAATAAATCATTAAACTATTAAATTCTGGATTTATTTTTGCTTTAAATTTTCCTCTATATGTTTCTTTTAAACCTTGTTCAATTTCATTTTCATATTTTGTATAATTCATAACTATTCTCTCATTTAATTATATTTTGTCCACTTGGTATATTTATATATTACTACCAATCATTTCATCTGTCAACACTTTTATTAATATTATTTTTATTTTATCTCTTAGGTGTACATTTCTGCATTCTAGTCATTAATTCAGCTAATGTCACATTTTCTCCTTTTGTATATAATCCTAATTCAATAAGCATTTGCCCTATTGTTTTATTAGATTTAAAATTTATTTTATTTAATAATTCATTTACCATATCTTTTTCACTGATATTCATTGTTTATAATTACCTCCTTAAAAGTCTTCAATTTCCCATTCATCTCTCAACTTTAAAATATCTTTTATTGCTTTAGAATTATTGTTTAAGAACTTTTTAGCATATTTATCAGCAGACTTTTCATCTGTATATCCATTAAGCATTATATCATCTCTATGTTTGAGTTCATGTAATAAAACACCTATACCATATAGCCTTTTATCTTCAATATTACCTTCTAGATTATAAAGCTTTATCATTACCTTATCAAACTCTTCGTTATAAGATCCTTCACAATTATAAGTTAGAATAAAACGAATATAATCAATTATACTTTTAGATTTAATATATCTATTTTCTTTTCCAGTACTATTAAATTTACTTCATCTAGATCTCTAAACTTAGTCAATTTTAATACTTTATATAGTTGTTTATTAGTTATAATATTTTGATTATTAATTATTCTCATAAACTACACCTCTATACATATTTCCATACTAGTTTATACACTGTTCCATCATCAAGAACAATTTTCCCTGATGATTTAAGTTCACTTTTACAACACTTATTTATACTTCCAGCATTTACATTATAATATCTACTAGCATCAGTAACACATTTAAATTCTTTGTTAGTAGTTGTACATATTACTGGTTGTTTATCTTTTTTATATGTCTCTATTAATTTGGGTATATTTCTTGAAAATACATATAAATTTTCTGGTTTGTTATCCTCTCCTTTATTATTTTTGTGACGAATTATCAAATCATTATTATAGATATCAAATTCAGGATTAAACGCCTTATAAACTAATCGAGCTAGTGAATAGGTTATTTTAATACCATCTTTAGATAAATTCACTTTAGCTATCCCATATGTATCTAATCTAGCATTTAATAATCTTTCTTTAGTAAAATACTTTTTTCCTTCAATTGTATGTATTATTCGATTAAGGCTTTTAATATTACCTAGATTAGATACTTTATAAATCCCTTCATATTCAAAAACATCTTTCCAAATTTCTTTCATACTATAGAATCACTTCCTTATTTATAGTATAACAAATATATAGTATTTTAATCAATTATAAATACTATATTAAGACCCTCTAAAAGACATCTTTTAACAAGACAGAGATTATAGAATTACTTTATCCAACATGTCTACTTCAACAATTTCATAATCTCTGTAGCCATAATTATTTAATATATACTCTCTAATTAAATCTTCATCATCTGCTCCATTAGGTATATCTATTTGTTCTACTTTAATTCTAATATTGTCTACATATTCTCTATTACTAAATACTATACAATAATCACGATATACTTTATTTTCGTATGTATTATCACTCATTATGGAGTGTCGCCAACAAAACCGACAAAACCCACGCTAAGACAAAAAATTGGGTATAAATTAGAGTTTTTACCTACGTTAATCCATTTATAATCGCAAATAAGTATCATAAAGGTTAAATTCAAGTTGTTTTGATACTTTGTTTTTGGTAATAGTTTTGGAGCTGAAAATTAGTTATAATCCCACAGTTTTAGAGACTTTAAAAATAGTGCTAAAAACGAGGGTTTATGGAACTATATACCTTAGCGTGGGATTTGTCGGAAATGTTGGCTACACCCCATAATATCTTTAATTAATAAATCCAATTTTTCTTCATCGTCAGTGCTTAATTTATATTTTTGAGTCATATCATCTAGACTCTTTTGACATTCTTGTTTTATATGTTCAAATAACTCATCTATATCCATAACATTACACCTCACTATTTAATAAATTAACAATTTCTAAAACTTTAATTCTTGCAGAGTTTTCAGTTAGTTTAGTATGAAAATCATATTCCCTATCTTCTAAAATACACAAAGCTTCAATCCAACCTAATCCACCACGTTCTGCCAACCTTTTTAATGTTTGACTATGATTTCTAATTGCTTGTTTTTCATGTGGTTTTACTATATCTAATGGAATATATTCTTTTGGATTTGAACCTAGTATTGGAAATTTATGTTCCATTTAATCTTCACTTCTTTCAATATTTAACTTTTCTAATATTTTACTTACAGTTAATTCCTTTAAATCATCAAAGTCAGAATACATTCCTTCATTTATTTTATATTCAAATAATAAATATTTCTTACTTCTTTCTTTAGATTGGTCATAGACATACATCTTACAACTGTCTTCATCTTTTTGTTGATAATCTATTCTTAATGGGCAATATGATGATTTATTCTTGTCCACTTTAAATACTACTGCTAAAAATACTTGATTATCTGTCATTATATTATCTGAGCCTGTAATTGTTGGAATATCTAAAAATAAACCACTTTTACTAAATCTATCTTTAGGTAATTCTTCCAAGTCAAAGAAGTTATCAGGTACAACTTGACTCAATACAGATAAACCTCTAAAACAAAATTTATCTATTGTAGATTTATCATAACTCTTGTTTTCTTTTAATTCTTTTATTATTGTTGATATATTTTTCACTTATATCATTCCTTTCTTTTTTACTTAATATAATTTATTAACTTACAATAAAATACATTTTTTAAATGCTTGTCTAAGATTACGCAATTATATTTTTTCTAAGTCTAATCCTATCAATATTAATTTAGTAATACAGTCACTAATCTTATTTGTTTCATAAAATACCTTTTTAATTAAATAATTTTTGCCATCAAATATGATATCCTCGTCTTTTCTTGGCACTATTGGACTTTCAAAGCAACCAATACAACGCTCATTATAATATAAGTTTATTTTTAACATAACATATAATCCTCCCTTAATTACTGTGTAAAATCTACACAGTACAAATTAATACTTTTTAATTTCTTTATTTAATTCTTTAATTTCATCTTTGCATTTTTGAATTTGATTTGTAATCCATTGTGCTTCTATATAATCATCTTCTGTTAGATATAATACATCTTCTTGAAAACTTTTTATTTCCTCTGTTAGTATTTTAATTTTCTCAACAATTAATCTTCTTCCATCCATACTCTTATCCCCTTTTTACACATTATCTCCTGATACAATACATTTTTTTATATAGTAATTAATTTTCTTTTCTTCATTTCTTTTAAACATAATTTGCAAGTGACTTTTTCTTTATTTAAAGTTGCCTCTTGTCTTTGATAACCACAAATAGTACCACTTCCTATTCTGTAATCATTTGGTATTTTAGAATCATGGTCTAAATCTAAATAATGAATTTTACTCAAATTAATTCACCCTCTTTAATTAATTTACTCTATTATAAAATTTTATAAATTCATGTTTTAACATTTTAAATTCGTCACTATTTAATTGTTTGAACTGTTCTTTGTTTAATTTCTTTTCAATAATTAACCATTCATAAAAGAAATACTCTATTTGATTCATAATACGTTCCCCCTTCTTACTAATTTGTTGATAAAACTAATATTTGATTTAGATTTTATCCTTCATATTCTATATTCAATTCTTTTGCTAATTGTTTAAAAATTCTTTCTAAATCTTCTATGTCATCTTGTTCCTCATCAAATTGAAACGTAAAATATGATTGACTTCCGTCGTCTAAAAACCATGTAAAAGGAAATCCAAAAGTTTTTATAGTCCAACTATATGTTGGAGTTTTATTTTCCACATAATATTTCATTAATAAAAAAGTTTTAAAATTTAAACTATCCACTATTCTTCCTCCTCAAACCAAATAATTTGAAAATGTTCTTTGAATTTCGCATCTTGATACCAGTCTTGGTCATGCCACATTATTCCATCAGAGCCTTTAAAATCACCATCCTTATTTTTTCTAAAGTCTTTAAATTCTTTTGTTGGATTTATTGTAGCTAATACATATTCATAATAATTGTGATAATATACTAGATATATTGTATCTTTATTGTTTTCATTACATTCAACCTCATATATGTATCCCGTTTTAAATATTTCATGGTCTTTTATACATTTAATTTTATTACTATACATCTTCTTTTTCTCCTTTATTCTTCTAAAATTTTATATATTAATATAGATTCTTTTAAGTCCTTCATCTTTTTATACATTATTAATAATTGCTTTTGTATTTTTGTTTTAGTTTTCTTTTCTTCTAACTTTTTGATATTATTATTTAATGTATTTATATCCTCTATAATTTTTTCTTTAGTGGCTTTCTTAAAGCTATCACTCATTACATTGTCCAGCATATCATCATATTCTTTGTACTTTTTATCTAAATTACCTATAAGTTCGTCAACTATTCTACTAGATGATATCACATTACTAAAATATAATTTTAATAAGTCCTTATCTATATCTTGATTAGAACAATACATGTCTGAAATTTTACTTATAGAATAACCTAGATCATTATTTATTTCTATTAATTTATTACGCATTCAATACACTCCTTCTAATTCTTAATAATATATTCCTTTCATGCAAACTTACTAACTAATAGTTAGCTCAAATTCCTTACTAATATCTTCATTTGTTTTTAAACAATATCCTTCAAATTCAAGTTCTGAATCATCTAATGTCCAATCTATCATTCTAATCATTGCCAAACCACCATATATAAATTTACAATATTCTTCATCGTTAAAGACTTTATTTGCATTGTCATTCATCATAGTTACTAATTCTTTTAATCCTTCAGATAATTCTGCTCTTTGTTTAATTATTAAATCTTTATTCTTCAATGTGTTCACTCCTTATTTAAAATAATTTATACCATAACGCTTTTAATGTTTTCTTCCATTTTCCTTTTATAAGTTCATATCCATCAATGTATACTTTTCCATTTATTTGAGTTGAATTATTACCTTTCATATTATCATTCCACTTATATTCTATTCCATCAATACTTGTACTTCTTTTGGTTGAACTAGAAATACAAGTATGTCCATTTTGCATTTGAATATTCAATTTTATTAACCTCCTATAAGTTGTTAAAAACATTAACTTATCGTCTTTTAATCATTAACATCTAGAATTTGTATATTACTAACGCCTACTGCTGAACTATCCATACATTCTTTTATATAATCTTTTATATCCGAATCATCGGAAATACCTTCTTCATCTATAAATAAATCAAATTTGACTGTATATGTCATATTACTTATCCTCCTCTTTACTATCTATAACTACTTTATATGTATAGCCTTTCTTATCATAATTCCAATCACTGTTTAAGTTCCATTTAATCTTGTTTTGATTTAAGATATCTATGCATTTAATTTGATCTTTAGATAAAGAATTAAATTGTTCGGCTAAACTATTTGCAAATTTATTACACTTTTCACTTAAATCTTCTATGAATTTTTCGATGTCTTTAGTATCTAAATTATTATTCTCTAATTCTTCTTTTATGTATTTAAAATCCTGTAAACTAAAATTTTCATACCCCACAAATCTATTTATTAATTCTAGAAATTCATTCATTTTTATATCCCCTTTATTATTCTTTATATTTTATTAATATCCTTTTAAAATCAAGAACTTATTAACTTATGTCTATATCTTCTTCATCAGATAAATACCATTTACCTTCTTTAATTACTGTTTTATATTCTCTTGCATTAAAGAATCCCATCACTACGTCCATGAGTAAATTAAGTTGTAAGTAGCCTTTATTGCTATACTCTAGAAACCACTTATATTCTAATTCATCATTATTAAATTCTTTTAATGTTATATCTGAATTTAATAAATCGTTCATTAATTCATGCTCAACCTTACATTTCTTATTTGACTCAACTACTTCCATAAAACCAACTGGTTGTGGAATTGGTATAAATACTCCATTGATTAAATAATCATATGGTTTCATAAAAGTATATTGGGGATGGCATTTCCAATCCATATGTTTATCTTTATCCCCTTTATCCCCTTCAAGACTTCTATAAATTATCATTGTATTATTTTCTATATGTTCTCCATTGAAGATAACTTTAAATTCTGTTCCTACAGGCATTCTCATAGCTTCAATTATATTTAAGCCTTTCTTTTCTTCTATTTCTTCAAATCTTTCACTTACAAATTCATAAGCATCTCCTATGTCTTCTAAAATATATCTTCTATTTATTTCTTTTGCAACAGTATATATTTTATTTTCTTCTAATCTATTTTCAAATCCCAAATTATTTATACATCTAACTTTTTTCATTCTATTCACTCCTTAATATTCCAAGTAAAATTTCCATTTGATTGGGATTTTTAATTTATGTATAATACCCTTTATTCCCATTCTTTCTACTTCCTCTAACCAACCTCGGTAAAGGTTCTAAATTTAAATTTCTCCATTTTTTACCTCCTACTATTAAAGATACTTCAGATGGAACTATGTTGTATAATTCTGCTATTTCTTTGTATAACATGTTAGTATTCTTACACAAATCATATATTTCTAATACTTTTTCTTCTGTTAATGTGCTATAATAACAATCTCTTCCAACTCTTTTACCCAAAGTATAACTAGCATGTATTTGGTTTTCTTTTTTACTAACCCATTCTAAATTGTCATCATAATTGTGGCTTTTTACTCCATCCTTATGATTAACCTCTTGTCCATCTAATGGTTTGCCTATGAATAAATATGCCACTGCTCTATGTAAACTTCCTGCATGAAACCCATCCTCAAAAGTTATATTACATTGTAAATATCCATCTTTATTAGGGGTACAGTTTAATAGCTTTCCCTTTTTACCAATAATCCTACCTTTATTTGAAATTTCATATCCATTATTTATTATCCATATTTCATCTTCTAAACTTTCTATGTGTTCTTTTCTCATTTAAAACCTCCTTATTTTAATCTTTTCGTAAATATTCTTTTTATTTTATCTAATATACTATTTTATATTAAATCTTTAGTTTATAATTTTCTATTCTTAAGTTATAATTTATTTATGTATTAATATTAATCAAATTCTACCTATATGTATTATTTATGTATTTCATTCTGCTATCTGCCCAAGTATTATCATTGGCACATGGATAAAATAACATATGTGTGTTGGGATAGTATTCTAAAATATGTTGCCATTCATTTAATATTATGTCTTTGTTTTTATGTTTACTTCCTGCTACGTTAAAGGTTAAATCATCATCATGACTAAGACTCCAGCGTACAGTATCATTTTGAGGTAATGTGGTAGGTGTATTTACACCGACTTTAGTATATTTACCATATCTATTTATTAACTCATCACTTGAATATATAACTTCCCCGTATATAAATAGCGTGTCTTTATTTGGTATGCTTCCTAATACCCTGTCCCAATAATCTGAACCACAATTAGGATCGTCAGGTAGCTCAATATGTCTCATCGCATCTATTCTAAATCCATCTACATTTGATGATAAGAGTTGCTTTAAGTAATTAATATGTAAGTCCTGTAAATCGTGACTGGCAGTATTTAAATCTGGAAGTCCTATGCAACCTTGAGTACATTCATCTCTATTTTCATAATCCTTTATTTGAAATGGTGAATGGAAGAAATCTGGTCTTAATCTTATTTCATCTTCTACTTCTATACTAGGTATTAGTTCTTGATTTCCTCCTCCATTATTTCCTACATGATTAAAGACTACATCAATTATTATTTTAATATTATATGTATGCGCTAAATCACAAAGTTCTTTTAACTCTTCCTTTGTTCCTAATCTATTTCCGATTTTATAATTAGTTACTTGATATGCTAAATACCATGTAGGATTGTGCTTTTCTTTATGTTGTTGTAATGGACTCAATTGAATAATATTAAAACCTTGTTCAGCGATTTTAGGTAAGTTTTCTTTAACTCCTTGTATAGTCCAATTAAATGCTTGAAAAATTAATTCTCTCTTTTTATTCATATTATTTATTATCTCCTCTTAATTTATTATTAGTTATCATCTCCTTTATTTAATCTTTGGTTTATAACTTTATGTCCTATGTATAAACGTAATATATAACTTAGTTTATAATTTATTTTATTTATGTAATTTAAACAAGTCCTTTTTTAATCTTATTTAATATTGATATGTATCTATCAACAATTCCTAATTCTTCAAGATACTCGGTTATATTCCACTTTCCATTTTCTTTTGCTTGTAGAACAATGTTTACACCCCATTCTGATTGATATATATCAGAAATCTTTTCATAAAACTCTGAAATATTTAGATTATTTTCATTACAATATTCTTCTATAAGAATTATTAAATACTCTGATTTCATTAATAACACATCCTTCTTTTGATTTCTCTTAAATTCTTCAAACCATTTATCCAATCTTCAACTGTTGTAGGATAGTCAGCCTTATTTAGACCAGCTATATCTATTGAAAAATCATTTTTACAATTATCTTGTTTATTATCATTACTCATAGTATATATTTTATGTACTGCTATTCTATATGTTTCTTGGTCTAAATAGATTCGGCTTGTATTTACTTTTATATCATTACTTACTTTATCAATTATGTCCCCTTGTTCTACTAGTAGTGTTTTTACCTCTTTAGTTTTAATTAAGATAGGAATTTCAAAATATGGTTTCTTATCCTCTAGATCAGATTCCCATTTATTCTGAGCCTTTTCAATTTCAACTAATTCCATGTTTATTCTTTCTGTATTTTCTTTTAACCTTTGTTGTAATTTTTCATTTTTGCTATTTTTAAGTTCTTGTGCTGATTTCATTTTAAATCTTTCCTTTCTTTTTAACATTATCTTTAATTTATTTTACTCTTGTTATTATATTACAACTTGTGAATATGTTTGTCAATTATTATTTTTAATTTATTTAATTAGTTATGTAAAAAATTCCTAGTAGTAATAACACAAAAACAATTAGAAATAGATTAAAACTAAACGTTACTATTAGAGATAAGATTACTACTATTGGTATTGAAATTAATATTAATAATCCAATTATAAAAAAGCTTCTCAAAAAATCACATAATTTTGCCAAATTACTTACCTCCTTTTAAAATTAAATTTTTATTGTTTCTCAAATTTTCTTTTAAGAAATTCACATTTTTCATTATCATCATCAATGACGTAATAAAAATAGTCATTTTCTTCAATTAACTCATATAATTTATTCTTTGTTATATTATTACTAAAGCCAACATATAAGCACTTAATAAATGTCATCATTATCTGTTCCTTTCTTATTGATTTACTACTGGCTCATAATATTTAGCACTTCTAGTTATCCATTTACCATCCTCATAAAAAGTAAAGAATGGATATCCATGTTTATATTGAACCGAATAAACTTTCTTTTTTCTTCTAGTACTTGAGGCTTCATCACAGTATGTTTCTGGCTTTTTGCTATATACATAAAACATTATTCTTCCTCCCACTCTATAAAATCATTTTTATCATCTATATTTGCAATACAATCACATTCTTCATTTGAACAAGCATAAATCCAATAACCAAGTATTTCATTAGAATCAATTAAATCCATTTCTGAGTTGCATTTTTTACAATTCATATTTATCTCTCCTTATATTTTATTCAACTCTTGATAAAGCTAAAGTTTTAGTCTAACTTTTGAAATATTTATATAAGTCATCTCCAAGTTTATATAAAGCATGATTTGCAATGTCCATTGACGAAAAATATACTTGTCCATATTCTTTACCTCTGTTTCTCCATTCAATTCTTAAATTATTATTTTGAAAAGCTATATAATATTTCATTTGTTCTTTATTATCCCAATCAATTTCTTCTTCATTATTTAAATCAGCAAATTGTTGTATTCTTCTATGTAATAATTGTTCAAATGCAACTCTTTCTGCTTCTTCTTCAGTTTTATAATAATTTAAATTTTTAATTATATTATCACTTATCTTATCATGTCCATAATATATATTCATACTAGGAATTCCTTCTGAATTTATTACCCAAATTAAATATCCTTCTTTAGGAGTCCACAATTTCTTTTTATTATCTTCTTTCTCAATTTCCCTTTGTAATAATTCCATCTTTTTAGCTAATTCCTTTTGTTGATTTTTAATCACTTCCATAGTTTCTAATATTTTTTGTTTATCCATTTTAAGTTCATTCTCCTTTTTGGTTATTTTAACATAGTAATCATAATTATTTACTGTTAATGTTTTTATAGCGTTCTTCCTTACTCTAAATTTATTATTGTTTGAATAATTAACTATTCTTACTATAGACTCTCGAACATCGATTAATTTTCCTTTAAAGATATCTCCATCAATAGTTGTCACCTCTATTTCAAGTCCAATAAGTTTATCTATTGTTTTTATAATACTTTCATTATTATCAAATATATTATAACTCATTTTTATTTTATTCTCCTTTTTTGTTAATTTTAAATTAAAGTTTTGCCAAACATAATTTATACCTTCAACAGTATAAAAAAATCTATTACCATCATCATAAATATTTACTATTTTTCCTTTATGTCCTATGAATTGTTTCTTATATTCTTCTGCGCCATAATAGTTGTTAACTATTTCAACTTCGTCATTTAATTCTAACATCGTCTAACCCTTCCTTTTGTTATTTATTTCCAAATAAAAATATTTTAGTGGTTTAATATCCAACAACTGTTAATATTTCTTTATCTTTCATAAAGTGAACTAATCTACTTCTCTGTATAGTTAAGTTAATATCTTTACCTATATTGTCAGTACAATATTCATATGTATCTCTATCTGTATTTATAGTGTGTATCCATCCATCATGAGTATTCATTTTTACCCTGTTGCTTTCGCCTTTTCCAGAACTACGATGAGTATCTAATATAGTTACAGTTTCAACTTTAGTAGAAATAGGTTCTTCTCTAATAAGTTCAAAAAGACCTCGTATACCAACTATTATCATTAGTATAACCATTATTATTATAATTTTATTTTTCATTATTCACCTCCTAAAGACACGATAAAAGAAGTATCTTATCGTCTTTTTAATTTCTAAATGGATCATTATCTTCAGTATCAATATCCACCCATTTAATCCATTCTTCCTTTTCCACAATTCTAACTGGCTTAACTTTTTTAAATGTAATTGTATTATCATCTACACTTACAATGTCTTTATATTCTACTTCTAATTCTAATAATTTTCTATTTTCATTATCTTTAGAATAATATGAACTGCATTCAATACTATCATTATAGTTGCAGTATATTTGTTTATCTCCAATAGTTGCCATTATTTCTTCATTTAATTTATATTCAAATTCTTGCCTATTCCATTTATAACAACTAATTAATTTACCATCTTTTGAATCAACAAACTTATAGAATTTTTTATCTTTAAAATATTCTTCTGCTGAAACTTCTTCATACTCCCTATCCTTTTTCTCATGCAAATCATCTAAATGTTTATATGCATTAATCTTATATTTGTTTTCATTAATTTTTATGTATTTAATAGGTTTGCCTAATATTGATTCAATTAAATCATCTACATCATCAAATTCTATCTTCTCATCTTCTGATATCCCTTTGAAATAATCTTCTTCTAAGTATAAATCTTTTAATTTGTTTACTACTTCTACTAAATCAACTTGTCCATCTTCTTTAATCTCAACATCTTTTAATATCTTGCTGAAGTCTAATCCATACATTCCTCCCAGTTGTTCCTTTAATTCTTCTATTGTATTGATTTCTAAATTCATACAAGTTAATAAGACTCTTATAAACTCCGATTTTGAGATGTTATAACCTTTATTTTTATACTTGTCAACTCTTAACATAGACATGATTGGATAATCTGTATTACTATTAAAATTTAATATACCTTGTATATTATCTAATAAGAAGTCATCATGTAAAATAAACTCCTCAGTTTTAAAATCAAACGCTCCCATGCATACAGTAAAATCAAATGTATCAAATATTTCTTGTGCATTTTTAAATCTTTTAAAATGAATTAATTGCACTAACTTTTCTCCCTTTTTAAATAAAGTAGCTTTCTTTGTATGTGCTAAAATCCAATTAGAATCATAAACATCAGCTACAACATCTACTAAATCATCATCACTTCTAAAATAAACATCAATATCATTAATATCTTTATTAGTAAAAATACTATTAATACAACCCCCAGCAATAATAACATTACCATTTTTAAATGTCTCTACTAATCCCTTTCCTAAATAATTATATAATTTTCTTTTTTGAAATTCATAATTTGTACTCATTATTTATTACCTCCAAACTTTTTAATAAACTCTTCAAATGTGTATCCTATTTTAGTTTCAACTTCACCTATGTAAAAACTTGATGGGTCTTTCCATTGAATATCATCTAATACTTTTTCTACTGTTTCATATTCTCTTAATACCTCGCCATCATATCCACAAACCAATGCAAATTTCATATCTTTCATTCAATTAAAATCTCCTTTACTTTTAATTTTATTTTATTTAATTCCATGTAAATTGACAATCTTATGGTCTTTTAACTCATATCTATTTCAGAATATCCTTCATCTTCAACAAACCATTTACCATATTTAAAGCCAATTATATTTAGATCAATTTTCCCGTCCTCTATATTTTTATTAAATTTATCTTCAGAAACTCCACATTGTAGAAATACATTCTTAACTTCATCATCAATTACGATATATACATAATTACAATATTCATCAATATCAATATCCTCAGATTTTATTTTAGGTATCAATGTATTTATCAATTTCAATTTTTCATCCACACAATTGTCACATATGTCATCTTGAATTGTGAAATCATAGTAATAATATTCGTGTCCACATTCCCCACACACTTTCTTTTTTAATTCCGATGTATTCATTTTTCTTCTTCCTCCTTAATATCTAATATAGCCTATTTTACCAGTTTGAATGTTTTTAACTTTATAATCATTACAATCTTTTCCTATGTATTCATATTTATTACTATCATATCCTTGTACTTGCAAGAATGATTTAAATTGTTCTGACATTATTGATTTCTTCATAATTTATTGCTCCTTTAATATTATTAATTTATTATTTATCTAAACAATGTAGTATTATATCGTTTCCCAATAAAGCGTACCCTACTAAATATCTTTTCTCATTAATAAATATAATTTGATTATTGTTGAGTTTTAATGATTTCTCTTTATTTTTAAAAATTCTAAACATATTTATCATCTCCTATTCGACTAAAATCTTCATTTTACTTGTTTATAATTTATTATTATATTAGCCATCATTAGAGTTTTTAGTTAAGATCTGCTCTATATTTAAATCAACTTTCTTAGCTATAATCCAAGTACCATATTCCTTACTTGCTAATTTTATTGCTCTTTCTTCCGTTTCAGCTACTATAGTTTGTTCAATATATTCATCATAACCATAGTCATCTTCTCTTTCTAAGACATACACATTTAACATTATTTCACCTCATTCAAAATATATTTTAAAACTTTAATATTCTTTAAATCAATTTTACCAGTAACCCCTTGATAATCATCATCGTCAAAAGTAAATTCAAATTCCATTAATTTATCTACCTCAAACAACATTTCCCAATCTTCTTCTTGATTAATCCCTTCAATATCATCTGAAAAATATCCATCGTTTAATATAACATGCCAAGCATCAAATTTAGATAATAATACTTTATCTTCTGGTAATTCAACTTCTAATAATACATAATCATCGTCTAGTGTACTTTCAATATGAACGTGGTCTAATGATAACCATAACCATATAGGATACTCATTATTATAATCTTCTAATCTTTTATACATTTGATTCATCATCCATTTATAATATCTTTGAAATTCTGATATAGCATATTGTTCATTTCCTACTAGATAATCTTTTTCTTTTGCTTCATTCCATGCCTGTAATGTTTGTAATGTATAATACTTCATAATATTAATCCTTTCATTATTGTTTTAACTATTTTTAGATTTTCTCAAATATTCATCTATACTTCTTTGAAAATGCTCAAGATCAACAAAGTCTGCATTTGTTATATTTCCCATAACATCCTCAAATTCTGTGTCAGTTACATCTATATTTCTTTCAATAAACCACTCTAATATACTATCTTCTATTCTTCTTTGTTGTTTTTGTAAATCTCTTATCTTTAATGTCTTTACATATAAATGTTTAGGTATTTTTATTTCATAAGGCATTTTATTCATTAAATATCTTCTCCTTTCATTATAAAATTATTGATTTAACTATTTGTCTCTTATTACTTTTCTATTCTCTCCCCAAACTTCATGGCACTTAGAACATTGATATTCTCCACCTTCATCATCATATCCAAACCATTCTACTTTTCCTTCGCAATAAGGACATACATAATAACTATCTTTAAATATTTTTAATTCTCTATGCTTAGACATATTCTTTCACCTCATATTAATAATCTTCGTCAAATATTATAGTTGCACGTATTTGTTTATTATCTTCAAAATAGCCAACTTTTTCTGTTTTTCTACCACCAATAAATTCTTTTATTTCTAAAGTTATTAAATTCCTATCAAATGTATTAGTATTCTCCTCAAGAATATAACTTAATATTTTTACTTTGCTTGATTCATCTATTATTTTCTTTACCATTTCTATTCGCCTCACTTCCACTAAAAGATAGATTTTAGACTAAATTTCTCGCTTTACTTTTGTATATTCTGCAATTTCATCTTCTATTTCTTCTTTGTTTGCTATTTCAAATCTAGAACATATTTCATCTATTTTTAGATAAATTGGTTCAACAGATTCATATTTATACTTATAAAATGGAATTGTAGTAGTTTCTGTTCTTAATTGTGATGACTCTATACACACATCTCTATTTGATAATTTCAACATTTTAGAATAATATACTCTTATTTTAATATTATTCTTCCTATCATCTCTAGTGTTTTCTACTCCTATTCTATATTCTTTTATGGACTTACTTGGTAAAACATCATATTGTATATTCCTTCCTAATTCTTCACATAAATATTGCAATGCTTCTAATTCATTATTTGAATAATTATCAGATATATTTTTAATGAAATTGTAATAAGAAGGCAATTCTTTTAATGCATCGCTATATCTTTCTTCTCTAGAAATTATTTCTGTTAAAATTGTTTCTATCTCTAAATTTTTCATAATTTTATTCCTCCTAAATTTTGTTAAAATATAGTTTTTACTTGCTTTTACAATTTTTCTAAAATATCCATGAATTGTTCATCTGTTAAATCCCAAATGTTAGTATCTTCGCAAAGTATTTTATTACTGAAATCTTCTTTAAGTTGCAATATAACAGATTCCTCATCTCCCATATAATCTTCACCTAATATTTTCTCCATGACCTCGGTATCTGTAGTAACAAATTCAAAGTATTTTCCTTGTGGATAGGTATTTAATTCAAATCCTTTTGACAGTAATAATTCTTTTGATAACATCATAAACACTCCATTTCATTATTTTAATTATATCCTAACTATGTGTATCTGTCATTCCTTTATCTGTTAATATAATTATAAATCTTACCATTTAATAAGTCAAACATTATTTTTAATTTATTTAATTATTTTAAAGTTTATCAAGATTTAATCTTTAGTATTTAAATTATTTAACTATTATAATCTCTATCCCATGTACTTGTTTCATCCGTAAGTACAAAACATTTCTTCATTCCTATAAGAACATCAAAATATTTGAATTCTAGATTTTCTATTTTAAATATTTTTTCTTTCTCTTTAAAAAAATTATCTATGTCATTGAATAAAACTTCATCCTCGATCTTTTCTATTATTCTTTCAAAATTTTCAACATCATTTATAGTATACATTAAAAATCTGTAGTTTTCTTTAGTAATAAAGTTAACGCAGTCTACGCCTCTCATTGGAAATACTGGAGTATGTGTGATTTTATTTTCCATAATTAATTCTCCTTAATTATTCTTCTACTACAATTTCAATTGTTTTATTTTTAAAATCTAACTTTATATCAGGTACGAACTCACAAACTAATTCTCCTGAATCTTCATCTACAAATCCTTCACGCAAAGCACCAGTGAACCCAAATGTTGTAGTAATAAACCATGTTATAAAATCTTCTAACTCGTAGTCTCTTTGATATTTCTCACTTGAATTATAGATATTTTCTAAATAATCAAATAAATTTTCCATTAATAAAAACTCCCTTGCATCTTTATACTTTAATATATGCAAAGGAGTTGTAAATATTACTATTTAATTTTATATTTTATTTAAAAGACAACAAGTTTAGAAATTTACTTTCTTATTCTTCATATTTAAAATTTTCGCAATCTCCATCTTCTACTATCCCTTGCTCTGGAATATTCTCTTGTGTTACATCGCATATCCACTCTCCACTAAATATTGGTCTACAATTCGCACAGTCAAAACAATCGTTCTTATTTATCATAAGCTATTCCTCACTTTCTAATTCAAAATTATCTTCAGCATCTTCATTTTGGTCGTATATGAATCTACTGCAAATAGCAAAACATTTAAAATCATTATCTCTATTTTTACATCTCCCTTGACTTTCACAAATCATATGTATTCTCCTTTCAACTTCCAATTAAACATTTATTTTATTTTAAAATCCATATTTTATTAAAATGATATATTATCTGCAATATTTTTTATTACTTGATAGTGTTCATTTTCTTTTATTTTTTCTTGCAATTCCCTTTGATTTCTTTCTTTTTCTATTTTAGACATTAAATCATTAGTTTCTTCTATACACAATACTAATGTGTCTCTATGATATTTTTTAACTTCTTCTATTGTTGTACCATTTAGAATTATCTTTTTACCACTGATTGAAGCAATACTAGGTCTGTGCATAGAAGAAAATTGTGATGGATGATTCCATTTTTTAACAAAGATTGTTTTCCATTCATTATTAGGATAATTAGATAATTCGAATGGAATTGTATATAAAGCACATCCTTTACTACCATCCATTCTAGGTGTAGTAACTTCATTAATTAATATTTTATTTATCTTTATGGGAATAAAACTATTTTTTTGTATATTACTACTATTTTTAAAAGCTTTAAGTTTCTCTATAGGTGGTTCTTGAACTGGTGGAATATCTTCTTTGATATCTAATATGCAGGCACACAAATCATTAAACATATTATCATAATTTTTAGAATATATATCATCACTTAAATCAAAATAATATTTCCCCAATAAATTTGTAGGTGCTGAATTAATCCATATTCCTTTTCTTAATATAAGTATAAATTTTTTATCATTTTGATTATTGAATAACTCTGCTGATATTATATCTCCCTCATATCCTACACCACCTATTCTATTATTAGACTTTTCTTTATATTTCGGTGTGCATATAATTAATACAAAGTCATTATCTCTAATTTCTTTTTCCATAAAAAATGGTAGTTTATCCCCTCCGCTTAAATTCCATGCATCTAGTCTACTCTCTATTCCATAATTTCTTAAATCAGTAGCGAGTTTTTTAACCCATGTTTTATGATCTTCATCTTCCCAACTATACGATATAAATACTTTTTTCATAGTATTTTACCTCCTTTAATTTTATTTACTTAAAATTCATCATTTAAAGTCTTTTAAAAATCTTCTTATCTTCTTCGCTAACACACTCATCACATAGAATATTCCCATCATTGTCTAAATAAAAATCACATTCATCTACACCTAATGTTTCTTCGCATTTGCCACATGTATATCTTATATAATTTAATGGATTATACCCACTAATACTTGATCCTAGAATTTCTTCCATCTCTTTTATTGTGGTTTCTGATACTTTTACCTCTGTAATATCTGCTTCCTCTAAAATTCCATAAACCTCACTATGTTTTCCTAATATTTCACCAAAATATACTTCTTGTCCCATAGCTAATTTGACTGCCTTTTCATCTGCAATAAACATTCCTTCTACATCACCTTGTCTTCTACAATCCCAATAAAATTTATATAATTTCTTCATTACTTAACACTCTCTTTCTTTATTTTTAATTTATTTAATTACCATCAAACTAACTTTTTATCTAGACTTGTCTTCTATCGCTATAATTTCAACATTGTATTCATTACAGAACTCTTCTATTAAAGTATCCGAATATATGCAAGTATAATCAAACATATACCATTTAGATAATTCTTGATTCCTCCAATAGTCACTCAATAAAATTAAAGTTTGTCTTTCTTTATAATTCTCAACTATAACAGTTTTAATAATTTCTTCGTCTTCATCTTTGAATGTTATTTCTGTCCCAACTGGTAAAACAGATTTTACACCTTTTTCAAGTCTACAAATAGTTTGTTTTAATTGGTCTATCTCATGTTTAATTTCTATTCCATTTTTAATATTTTCTTTATATTCTTCTTTCTTGCGATCTAATGCCTTTTGATATTTTTCCAAATCTGACATCTTTTATTTCTCTCCTTTAACAATTAATTAATACTTTTCCTGTGCATTTACAATTAATACATTGAAATTCTTTACCTACTGGTATTTCTTTTTCGTAATCAAAGAAATCTTTAGGGTAATAATCCCATATACCAGTACCTTCACATTCAAAACAAGGCACATAAGCATAACCTCTTTCAGTATCTTGTTCAGTAACTTCAACCTCTATTGGCGTTGTACTCCAAAATCCTACATATGCTATAGCTTTTATATTTATCACCTCTTTATCTTACTTTGCATGAAACTTAACTTTCATGCAAACTTTAAAACAACTCTATGTATTTTACTTTAACAGTTCCATCATTCAATATATTAAGTCCTACCATTCTAAATGCATCATTGAAACTATTTTGACTACTAATCCATGCATTATAGCTACCAATATCATCAAATAATTTTTCTTTTTCTTCTCTAGCCATACTACTCACCAACCTTAATATCAAATATTGTATTTATACTGGATACTTGCTTATATATATTAGAATACAAACTCTCACAATCTTTAAAGTCATTATTTTCAAATTTACTATCATCAGAATCACATTCACTTTCAATATCTAAACATAGTATTTTCCCTTTATAATTTCCTAATCCATAAGGTAGCTTTTCTTTAAATCTTCGTATGTCTTCTTTTAATGCCTCAGTTATAGAGTAACACTTAACTTCTCCTACTATAATTACCTCTTTTAAATTGTCTTTTAATATTTTATTCATCTTAATCATTTCTCCTTCATTCTTTTTAATTTATCTTTATTCGGTCATAACTACCATACAAAATAGTATTAATGTAGTTGCTAATGCAAACATTCCACCCATTACTTTAATTCCTTTAACTTATCTATTTCAATTTTTATTTTAGTCAATAAATCCTTGTCCATTTCTAAATATTTATTATTGTCTTCTTTATACTTATCTATTGTTTCATCTTCATTATACGCATTCCTACTTGCAGAAATTAGATTTAATCCTAAAGCTAATTCTTTTAATTCTTCTAGTGTTAAATTTTCCATTGCTACTCCTCCATAATTTTAAATATTGATTTTATTAAATGCTTCTGTTCAAAATAATCATATAAATCATTACTATTTTTAAATTCTAAATCACCTTTAAATCCTTTGAACTCTTTTCTATCTAATAATAATCTGTTAATGATATCTTTTAGTTTATCTTCACGCTTAAACATATTAATCATTCTAATATACCAATGTGATTTAATAAATAATATTTTAACTTTCTTATTAATTCTACTATAGTCAAATGAGTTAACTCCTTGTACGTCTATAACATAGAAATCAGACTCTTCTAAATCTTCTATCGTTGTATAATATCTATATCCATTATAGTTAGTCTTTGCAACTGCGTTATCAAATTCTTTATCTGCAATATCATCAGTTACAAATTTATGACCGATTTCTCCTTCATATCTAGCTTTTCTAGTTGTTCTGCTATTAACTTGTTTCATATTAAATTGTTGACAAATTTTATTTATTATATAAGTCTTACCGCTTCCCGACTTTCCTACTATCAGCCACAATGTTTTTTTATTATTCATAATTTATATCTCCTTTCAATCTGTTATTTCAACTTTATATAGATATAAAGCATTGTATAATTTTTGTGGAATTTTACTCCTATAATCATCTGCAATTTGTTTTATGTATTTTTCTTTTTCTATTTTATATACCTCAAAAGCTTGGAGTGAAGTATTAAATGATCCTAAATACTTTTGACTTTTTCCATTCTTACCTAGCATGCTAAGTTGTGATGCAAACTTATTACTAGATTTTTTAAAATAAACTCCAATTGGATATTTTCCCCTAACCTTATCTGCTTTAGTAAACAATACATTTATTCTACTAGGTACAAACACACAAGTTTCAGGACTATATATTTTATTTCCCTTATGTAATATATCCTTATCAATTTCCATTCTTTCATCCTTAATTTTATACCAGTTTTTATGAAACCACTCTGCGAAGTTCTGAAAATTCAGCCATTCTTCACATACTTCGCAATCTATATATGTGGGATATTTACACCTATGTTCTTCATCGTAACATCTTTTCATCATATATATCCAATATTCATAATCTTTTGTTCTATTTTTATTAACACTTGATACATATTTCCCTGTACCTAAATATCCTATTCCATACACAGTTTTGTCATAAGGATTTGATACCGACCCATTTTTAAATTCTTTATATGCACTTTTCGCTTTGTATCCATTTTCAAATTCAACCACTATATCTTTTGCACTGTTATATTTAATTATAGTCATTTTATTTCCATATTCATTATAATTTATTTCTCCTGTTCTATCTTGAAGCATTGAATATTGAAAATTAGGATTTTTAATTCTTCCTTTTATAAAATCTCCATAATTTCTATTATATGATGTATACCCATCTTCAAATTCTATATCAATAGATAATGAACCTCTATACTCCCTTATCCACATTTTTAATCCTTGATTATTATACTGCGTTTCCCCTGTTCTATTTTTTATTGTTGTACCCAATATCTATATTTCACCTACAATTTCAAATAACTTATCTAAGTCATTCTTTTCTCTAGTGTTGATATAAATGTGTGCTTTACACTTCTTTCGACTACAACCTACTTTAATTATTTCATTACCTTTTCTATATATGTATAAATTGCCATAAGCTCTAAGTTCAATTTCATCTGAATTATCTATTGATATATTGCATCCGAGAATAAAGTTTCTAGTTAATTTCTTTTGGATAATTTCATCAGAATCGTTCCAATTTCCTCTTATAAACCTTTTATACTGATTCTTTGCATAGTCACTTACATTTAATAATTCTACTTGTCCAAATTTTGTTTCCATATTTATTCACCATTCTTTCTCTTTAATTTATTAAACCATTGTTAAAATAATCTATTTATTTACTTCTAGTATCATTATTTATTCTTCTTCACTTTCTGATGCTTCGATTCTATAAACTAATTTAAAAAAGTTTTGAACTCCTTCGAGTTTTCCATCATCCCAAAATGTATTATATTGAGTTGGCTTTTCTTCTTTATTTGTTCTAGTATCTAAAACCATTATTTTTATATTAAACATTTTTATTTGACCTCACTTTCCAAATACCATTTTCCTTTAGCAATAATTTCTTTGAATGCTATTGTATTAAATTCTCTTGATAAAGTATTCATGATGTTATCTAAGTTTTGATATTGTGTTAACCATTCAAATCCTGAATCTTCTTCCTCAATTAATTCATTAATTCTATAATAATCTACCTTGCATCTTCTATCAGAATTAACTACTTCCATAAAACTTACTGGTTTTAGCAATTTTTCTACTTTAATAAAGGTTGCTTGTGACATTTTTTCAGTTATAGTTACTTCCTCATTGAATTCTTCATCTCCACTATCCCATTCTAGATATTTTCCACGGTCATCCTCATGTTTTTGAACAGTTATGTAACTAATATCTGTATTACCATCTTTGTATTTAACTTCAAATTGTGTATTAATATCTTCTTCTAAAAGTTCATTAAAATTATACTCTCTCATAACCTTTCAACTCCTTAAAAATATATTTCATCTTATCATTTAATTTATTATATGCTTTTCTAGTTCCTAATTTTTGTATATGTATTTCTCTTTCTTCTTTGGTCATTTCATAACTAAATTTCATTTTTATTCCTCCATTTCTATTTCATAGTATCATAAACATATTTGCTTGTCTATCTTTATTTTTAATTTATCTAACCTCTTTTTTATTTTATATTTTCTACCAATTCTTTAATTATATCTTTTACCGTCCAGTCTTTGTAGCATTCTAAAGTCTTTTTTAATTCTAATGCTTGACTATAAACACATCCATATATAAAATACAATTTTTCATTATCAGTCATAATTTTATACCTTCTTTCTAATTGATAATCAATTGCAGTAAAACACGTCTTTTACACTAATTTTATTTCTTCTTACGTATTAATTCTTTTAATTCATCGTAGTCACAATTATAAATAATACTAGTCAATCTTAAAGCCATATCATTTGTTAATAATTTTAAACCAATTAGACAAATTACAATAATAATTAATGTTAATACTATGTACATATTTATCACCCTTCCATTCTATAACTATTCATATTACCTTCAACACAAGTTTCTGGAACTTCACAACCATTTTCCTTATAATAAGGACACCCATAACAAATACTATCCTCGTCTAGAAAATATCTAGGTTCATCAGCTTCGTATAATTCTCCATCTATAACTACCATATTAATTTACCCCACTTTCAATATAATTCTTAATATTAAATTTATAATGATCTTTAAAATATAATACATCTCTAAGATCTATATTATCACCACAATTAAAGAACTCTCTTCTATACCATTTAATCTCATAATTATCATCTATAATTAATAAGTCTCCATATTTCCAGCCACTATCCCATGCAATTACATTATATATTTTACCTTTAATTAAATATCTATCATCAATACATTTTAATTTTAAATGATTAACTTTCTCTAATAACTTATCAACTATATTTTTATTATCATTTAACCATTTTTCATCATCTCTATGTAAAAATACTCTTAACTCTTTACAAATACCATAGTAATCTTTACCTACAATAATAATTCCATGTAATGTTGAATCAACTGCCATTGTGTTATCAAACCTTGTTTTCAACTCATCTATTAAATCTACTAGATTAAAACTATCATAACTTATCCATTGTCCTCTGCTCATCTTTTATTTCTCCTTTATAATTAAATTTATATTATTTTTTAATTTATTTACTCTCGTTAAAATCGACTTTTTATGACAAATTATTTTATATCCATTTATCTATTTCTTTCCAATATTTATAATTAACCCATTGAAAATTTTCTATTCCTATCTCACAAAGTAATTCATATTGAATAAAGTATCGTTCTAACCAAATAATAGTTGTTGAATTAATCTTGACTGGAAATATTGCAAACTTATTAATTATTTTCTTATCTCCAATTTTAGGTTTTATTTTTTCTTTAATATTAAACACCATAAACTTACCTCCTACCTTCATTTATAATATCACTCTTATTTATAATTTATCTAAACATCACCTTACCCAACAATATTTATTGGTATCCAATATTCTCCTTTCTCTATTAGCCACAAATAACTTATATATCCATCAACTATAATATATTTCTTTCCTCGTTGTTCTACTTCTATCGCTTTTTCTATGCCATTATTTGCTTTATATTTATTATATTTGTTTAATCTTTTACTCTCTTTGGGTCTACTATTAACCATTACATGTGGGATTATTAACTTATTATATTGAATATACTTCTCCATATCTATTGGTTGCTTAGTTAATATTTTCCTAGCATCAACATCTTTAGGCTTCTTCCTTTTCTTAGACTTATTATTCATTCCATTTAATTCATTAGTTAACATTCTAGCTGTTTTTCTTGCTAATTTATCTACAACATTATTATGTATGCTATATTCTGAGGGATTTTTAGAGTTATGAGCTTTTATCCATTTAAGTGATATTTTCAATCCTACCGTTTTTATTAAACCAAGAACCTCATCGTATATTTCCCTAACTTTAGCTTTAATCTTTCCTTCAGTTATAAAATCATTTATAATATTTACTACACTTTGACAATCAGATAAAATAATAACTTGTACATCTTCTAAATCATTTTTTAAGTTGTTTAAATGTAATAATAATTGTTTTATAGCTTCAATCTCCATTAAATTGCTTGTTGTTTCTATTTGCGTACCACAATTAATATAACTATCCTCATTTATAATTATTTTATAAGCCCATGCACCAACTCCAACTTTTTTATATTTTTCTTCTTGCAGACAACTTCCATCAGTAAAACATTTGATTTCCATTTATTATCCTCCTACTTATTTTATTACAACTATAATTTATTTACCTTAGCTGTTAAATTAAGTATATATCTTCCACAAATCAAAGTCAATACTTTTTAAGTATTCTTTTTAATTTATTTTATATAATTCTTATATGACAATATTTTACAATAAAATGCAAATTTTAAATGGTTTTTGATACCTTATAATCAAGAAAAGGATGACTTTAATCATCCTTTAACTTTCTATTTTTCTTGAATTCATTATTATACCATTTAAGAAAATTCCCATGTAATTTTAGTTCTGCTTCTTCTCTTGCTTTGGTAGCTTCTTCTTTTGTAAAATGTCTACCTAAATTATAAGTTTTCTTTTGAAATTGAATGGTAGCCCTATATTTACCTTTTTCAAAAATAACACCTCTAATACCTGTTTTACTATTTTTAAAAGCTTTATTATTATTTATAGTATCCATTCTTGTATTAGCAATATATTTATTATTTATAAATTTAGAGATGTTTTTAGGGGCATTTCCTTTTGCAATTTCACTATTTCTACAACCACAACTCAAGGTATTTCCTGTGGTTAAATTAGTTAAACTTACATATACATCATCTTTACCACAATCACATTTGCATAGCCACATTATATGACCATTATCTCGTTTACTAGTAGATTTTATGGCAGTAAGTTTACCAAATTTTTGTCCAGAAATATTTCTTGCTTTTAACTTTCCTATATTGGCTAATTTCTCATCACGCAAACAACCGCAACTTAAAGTTTGCCCTGCATTAAGTGTGTTACCTGCAACAAAAGTTTCATTTCCACATATACATTTACATTTCCATATAACTGAACCTTGTGATGATCTTTTTACTGTTGGTTCAGTAGCAGTTAATTTAGCAAATGTTTTTCCAGTTAAATCTTTAATTCTACCCAAAGTAATACTCCTTATGATAAATAAACTTTATTCTTATTGTTAATTGCTATTATACCATATTATTTAATTTTATAAATGACAAAAATTTATTTTGATTAATAAAACCTGTGGATAACTTTGATTACATTTAAAAATTATGTTGACTTATCCACAATTTTTCATTAAAATAAATACATAGGAAAAATTCAAAAATAAAAAGTCCTTTCAACACTTATTCAGAATCCCCATTCTGGACAAGCTAGGAACTTAAATGGTACGTCAATACCAAGAAAGTAACGAAAGAACTTATTTAATATCTTAATTATATATTATAATTTTATCATTGTAAATATATAATTTAAGAAACATAAGTAAGATTTTTACAAGCTTTATTGGTATTAAATACTGATAAAGCTTTTTATTTTTTTGTAAATTTGGGTAAATAAAAAAAGAAAGTTACTATCAATAACTTTCCAACATTTAACCTACCTATAAAAAACTTTATATAGAATTATTATTCTTATATACTTCCGTTTAATATAAGTAAAATTTATCTCGCAAATTTATTTTACCACAGATTTTTTAAAAATGGAAGTGTTTAGGCTTAATAAAGTCAACCTTTTTTAGAGTAATATTGAGGATTCCCATATTTACAGGGATGAGCAGTACAAATATACTTTAATTAATAGATAAATATACAATTATTCTAAAATACTAAAGGTGGCTTCAAAGTGTTGAAAAGGCTAATCACATTAAAATAACCTGCCGTAAAAGGTGCTACGTCCTCACGCATTGAAAAAAGTATGCAAAGAGCGAGGTATAATTCTATACTTTTTGACTATATACAAGAAGTATAAATCCCCTGTGTTCATAGTAAGGTGAAACTCCGTACAGGGTTATCAAAAATGTGAGGCGATAAGAATGACCAACTCTTATCATTTTGGAAGTCCTAACGTAGAAATACGTGGCAATATCATAGTAATACTTTTATAGTAGTTGTGTTAGGGTAGGAATGACATAATTAAAACTATGATTCTTATATAGATGTGAAGATACAATTCCCGAAAACAAAGCATAATATTCACATAATATCTCTTATTGCTTCTCAGCATTAAGGGGTTTTATGTTCAAACGTGTCCACCCTCCTCAAAGCATATCCTTTGGCATATATCAAAGTCAAGTAGTAAATTCAATTAAGTATGCAAGTTTGATTATAACTAGAGTGATAACTCAAAGTAAGCAATACACTCTAGTTATAATATTTAATTAGGATATCTTAGCAGAAACTTCAACATTTAAATTATATTTATTGATTAAATATTTAGCACATTCTAAATCAGTTTCAAATACTTCAAAATCATTACCATCTGAACTACATTCTTTAGTTTTTGGATTTCTATAATCATATCCTGCTATACCATCATTATCAATATAATAAAAAGTTTCATATTCTGCATTTTCTTTTTCACAAATGTTTTCTTCTAAATCTTGATACACAATCCTTGTCACATCATAAATTTTGTTTTTAGTTACACCTTGTACCATTTCATTTAATATTAATATTTTCATAATAAATCTCTCCTCCATATTTTATTTTATGTATTCCTTGTTGATATAACTATCATATCATTTATAATTTTAGTTGTCAATATTATTTTTAATTTATTTATCTATTACTAAAATGTGAATTTTATTAACTGTTAAAAAGGAACAAAATCAATTGTTCCTCATAATTATCTTGTATTGTATAAATTCTTGACCAAAAATTGTAACTCTTCAGTAGAGTCTATACTACTAATACTTATTATTCCACTAATTAAATCATTCCACTTATCTATATATACCTTTATAAAGTCGTTAGGAGTATTGATGCCATTAGGATATATATTTTCTAGTATTGAGTATCCCCTATCCTCAGAACCCCCATCTGTACCTTTTAGTAATATTAATAGGTATTTAGATAACTCTGATTCAAGTCTTAACGTTACTCCCCATTCTAAAAATGACAAAGGAATTGCAAAACATACCTCATTTAAATTTGCATAATGGAAACCATTTACTTTAATAGATGTTATTATTATATTGCTTATTACTGTCATTATCCCTTTTTCATTAGTTTTACACTGATACTGTAACCAGTCAGTAAAATATTTTATATTTTCTACCTCAAAACATTTATCTTCATTATTATAGCACTTTTCAAATAATTCAATATTCAATGTATTTAATAATTCATCTCTGAAATTATCTTGTATATCCCACGGATGATCTCCACCCATTGGTTTATTTAACCAATATCCCATATTTATCATAACCTTTCAATAATATTATACTAATATTATATCCGTGATTTAAAAATCATATACGTATTTTTTAAGTATTTGTTTATAATTTATTTAATCGTAAATACTAAAACATTTCTGTAATAATATTTACGATTACCAATTTATTGTTGTATAAAATTAACTTCACAATTTTTAAATTTAGTCATAACCATTTCATTCCAAAACCCTTTCTTAAATGTTTGTATTAGTACAAAATGCCTCTCTAATGAATCTTCTCTAGACATTACGTCTGAAACAATACTTTCAAAGTTTTCTTTAAAGCTTTCTTCTGTAAGAACGTCATATAATTCTTTTACACTATCATATATAAAAGTTAAACAATCTGTTTCTTCGGTTTCTTGTACTAAACAAAAATAATTAATTGCTTTCAAATTCTTATCGTAAAATACTTTATATATCATATCTTCTATTTTTATTGTTTTAATAAACTCCATACTAATTATCTCCTTTCTTTTATGCAAATCTTCTTCTTCCTTGATTTCCTACTTTATAATAATTCCCATCATTATAACTTATTATAACGTTTCTAACTTTACTAGTGTAAAAATCTACTAATTGTCCACAACATTGTTCTAAATCACCTTTTTCCATCAATGCTATTTCTTTTGGAGCATTCTTAGCTCTTTCTCTTATATACTCACTATCATAAAAATCAGAAACATATAATTTTAAAAATGCTCTAACAAATGCTTGACTTCTAAAGTTTTCATTTTCCTTAAATAAGTATAAATCATGTAAAAAATTTATTATTTCCAATTCATTTTCTATATTCAATTTTCCTTGTTTAAATAATTTTAATCTTCCTGATTGTCCTAATTGCTCTTTTGATAATTCATCCATTACTACAATCAAATCACTAATATTTAATTTATATTTTTTTATCATATTATTTAATGTTACATACATTGGTAATTGTCTACTAACACCAGATGATAAATAATCCTCTAGTTTCCAAGTATTAGCCTCACTATTCATTAAAAGCATTTCGTTAAATCCTGCTCCTTCTTGTATGTAATATCTAATAGGTTTACCAGAAGCTTTCCATGCTGAAAATCTATGTTGTCCGTCTATTATTTCACCTTTTTCATTTATCATAATCATTGGTAACATTTCATTCCCTGATAATATGTAATTAATTATTTCTTGAACATGACATAAATCTATTGGTCTATTTCCCTCTATTAATTTGAAATTTTCATAATCTGTTGAATAACAATTTACACCTAATACTCCATCACATCTAATAACTTTATTTTCCATTTTACTCTTCTCCTTTTATTATAAATTTTCTATCTAAATTTTTGTTTAAACATTTTTTACATTTATTTGATAATCCGTCTTTTGTACTAACATTAATTATAAACATTGATACGTCTAATTTTTCTCCACAACATTCACATACTTTTAGTTTGTTGATATTATTGTCTTTAATTTGTTTTTTCTTTTTATCTCGTTCTATTTTTATTTTCTTTTGTGCGATTCTGCATTCATCTTGATACCCACTAGGCTTGTTTTTATTTAAATTAAATGCATCTAACGGATGAAATTTATTACAATGCCAACACCATTTCCTACCATCATCTGTTATAAGTTGTCTGTTTGATGTTTGTCTTTGTTTTTTAAAACCACATTCTGATCTCACTTTTTTTACTTCTGCCTCTTTTAATCCTAATTCTTCTGACATTTCTTTATCACTTTTAAATCTAAAATTATTTTCTATGTAATCAACTTGTTCTACTGTTAACTCTTCATATTTGCTCATTTTCGTCTCCTCCTATCATGTTTCTTTACTTTACATACATATATCGAATCCAATCTCAGTTTTCTGCTTTCATATTCCAAGTCTTTTGTTTTTCTAAATTCTAAATAACTTTCACAAATACTGTGACATCCTAATTCTCTATTGGTACAATTCTTACAACTCACTTTGTTTTCTCCTTTCATTTTCTTTTATATATTATCTTTAATTTATTAACTTGTCTACATTTACTATTATATTCTTATCTTTCCATTATGTCAAACATTATTTTTAATTTATTTAACATATTTAAATTCTTTCAATCTATCTAACAACCATTCTTGACCTTCTTTAGTTATACTTATTCTTATAGTTTGTATTCCTGCATCTTTGTCTTTGATTGGCATAAAATTGCTTTCAGTAAAATAACCTTTATCTAAAAATTGTTGTTTAATTCTCTTTTTATTTAATGTTTCATCTAAATAAGTTACTCCATGATCAAATAATATTTTATGAATTTTATTTCCACCTATATTTTCATAATCCTCAACAACATCTTTTAAGCTTCTTATATAAGCTGAAATACTTATATGTTTCTTTGAACTATAATTATATTTAAAATCTTCTAATATATCATCCACTTCAAAATTATCCATATACTCTTTTAGATGCTTCATATATGCATCTGTTCCACTAATATAATCCCTTAACTTACCTTGATATTCTAAATCTTCTATATCTTTTAATTTCATCATTCTTTCTCCTATCTTTAATTATATTTTATCTATATTAATATTAATTATTTTCAATTTTAGGGAAGCTATATAACTTCCCAGTATTGATATCTTTTATATGTTTATTTTTAACTTTTCTAAATTTGCTTTCACAATTTTAAATCTATCATATTTTAAATTATTCTTTTTATGATATTGTTCATTTCTATTATCTATAAGCCACCTAGAATAAGTATTTAAACCATGTGTAAAGTATCCTTCATGCTCATAAATTACTTTATCTTCTTTATAATATCCTAATGGTGTGAGTAACCCTTCATAAAAATGAATAAGTTTTTGTCTTTTAATCTCTTTATATTCAGCAGAGAACCACTTTAGATATTTATTGTATTCTTTTTTATCTAATTCACTATACTCGTTATCACAATCTAGTAAACTTGCATCATATAACTTATTGCACTTAGCACAATAATAAAGTCCTATAATATCATCATCAACATTTAAAATACTGTTATCCTCATATTGAAGATTATTTCCACACATACAGTTACTCATTTTAAATCACCTCATTTCTTTACATTATTTTTAATTTGTTATATGTATTATAAATTTCTACGAGTTCCTTGTCGTATCTTCTTTAGTGGTGGTAGTCCCAGATGTCTCCAATCAGCACCAGTAGCTATACGAGATATTGCTGAAGGTTCTGTATTATATAATTTACCTATATCTTTATATTTCATAGTTCCACTTTTACACAAATTATATATTTCAATAACTATTTCATTAGTTAGTTTATTATGATAGTTGTTTTCTCCACCTCTTTTCTTCAATATTAAAGCTTCGTGGTCTTGATTTTCCTTTTTAGTACACCATTCCAAATTTTCAACATAGTTATGTGTCTTGATCCCATCAATATGATTTACTTCAGGTAGATTATTTGGGTTAGGTATAAATACATGAGCAACCGCCCTGTGAGCATTTCTAGCAATAAAACCGTCATCAAACTCCAAATGTGCTGACACATATCCATGTTTAGTAAGTTTTCCTTTAAATAATTTTCCAAGCTTAGTGATTATCCTACCTTTATTAGATATCTCATATCCACTATCTTTAATCCATACTTCACCTTCTAAATCTTCTATTATTTCTTTTCGCATTATAATTTATCCTTTCCTATATTTTTCAATTTTAAAAATTGTCGTAAAATAGCCATTTTATACCAATTATTAAGAGCTACAAGCTAGTCGTAGCCCTATTTTAAATTAAACTAATTTACTTTTAAGCCATAATAAATTCATCTTGTTGAGCCTTTATTAAATCTTCGTGCCACTTAAGGGCTTCTTCGTATGTATCAAACAACTTTCCATCGTACTTTTCGATATTATCTTCAGTAATTTCCATATCTTTTTCTTTTAATTTTTTGATTATTAAATCTCTTTCCCATTGTTTTTTAATTTCTATTGCTTTTAAATCATTTCTAAATTCTACGCAATCATGACCAATATCAAATCTTGCTTGGAACTCATCATCTGTTATATATGGTCTAAAATCACCACCAAAGGTTAATCCTTTAGAATCTAGCCATTCTTTAAAATCTACTAATAACTTATCTCTATCTATTTTATCTTTGTGATTACATATAAATTCACCTTTTATTTTTAATACATCATCTAAATGTGCCATATTTACTCAATTCCTTTCTTCTTTTTAATATCATTAATTAACCATTCTAATTTACCATCTGTAATATATCCTTTATCTTTAGATTCCTTATTATACTTATCTATTGTTGTTTTAGCATAACATATATCATCTTCAGTAAGCTCTATTACTTCCATAATCCCAGCTAATACATTGTCACAGCTTGGACATATAATGTGTTTAATATGTCTACCATAACCATCTCTAGGATTAACCCATGTTGTCAGTTCTCTTTCTTGTTTAGGATTCTCAAATTTAAAATTCTCTTCATACTTCCCACATTTGGGGCAATAAAATATATTTTTCATTATCATACATCACCTCTTTTTACTATTTATTAAAGTTCTTATAAAAGTCCTCTTTTACCTTATTATCTATAATTTATTTGTTTGTGTCTTTTAATGGAGTAAAACGAATGTCACCATCGGAATTTCTTAATATCATTTCTTCTATAAATTCACCATTTTCTTTACTTATAACCACTTTTACACTTTTAGCAGTGATATTTGCTTTACTGATATCACTCAAATTATTTATTTCTAATCTATTTCTATTTTCGTCATAAAAATTTACATCTACTTTCATTTTATCAATCTCCATTCTTTTATTATTTTTATTTTATTTATTACTAACTGTTTGCCAAACTTGTCCATTAAATTTAGCTACTATTGGTTTAGATTGTTTTGTATTGCCTAATGTGTAATAAATTTCTACTGTATTTTCATCTATGTATACTGGTTCTTCAAAGTGAACCTTTATTGATAATTTACTTGTATCCATCATTCTCACCTCCTTCTATTATAGAATACTTTTTATTTTATCTAATGTCAATACTTTCTTTGGATTATTTTAGTAAATATTTATTTACTTAGTTTGATTATTTATATTTAATAAAAAGATTCTCTCAATTTCTTCTATGTCTTTTTTAAGTTGTTCATCATCATAAATATCTCCACTATTACATATGTTTATTAAAGGAGCTATGTCTCCTTCTTTATCATTAGTATTTTCATAAAACAAATCTGAATTTAATCCATACTCATTTTTAAGCATATCGTCAAATTCTTCAGTTAATTCACATACTTTTCTTGCAGTATTGTTAATTTGTATTAATTTTCTCTTTAATTTTGTGGGCAATTTCTTTGTTATTATGATATCCACCTTCTTTTTAGTTCCATTATTTGTATCATTAATCTTAATCTTTTTCACACCGAATGACTCTAAAATCCTTATAGCAATCTGAACACTCATAAAAGTCATTAGATTCACCACTGGGTTTCAAATTATATAGTACTTTTCCACAGTAAGGGCAACTATTTTCAGTTTCATCATAATACATATAAAAATATCTAATATCCTCCATTAATTTCCCTCCAATCATTAATTATCACTCATATGAATCATTCCAGAAATAGTCGCTATAGCTGAATCTGCATCATATTCTACTTTAAAATCATCCTCACAACCCCAACAAGTAACATGTTTTTTAAAATGTTTATCATTAATATTTATCTCATGTTTTTTACCACAATATGGACAACATACAAAAATTACACCCATACTATTTCCCCCTAAAATTATATTTATTAATATTATACCATAATTTAGGAACTATATACATTTATTTATTGATTTTTTGGATTTAAAAACCCAATAAAATTTCCCATTTAAGACATTATGCTATATTTTATTATTAGAGAACTAAGTATATTAATTCTCTTTTGTTTTCTTTACATTATAAACAAATTCTAAATAATGCTTTCTACAATAGCCTTTAGCATAATATTTTCTATTACAATTTTCAGTTATGCAACTATTGGCTTTCATATATAAAGGATCGCTGTATATATGAAACTTTCTATAATGACTTTCACAATATCCATTAGAATATGATTTGTCATTACATTCATCTACTTGACAAACTTTCGGATATTGTATCCTTTTTTCTACTTGCGTTACTTCTCCATATCTTTGTATTTGTGCATAATGTCTTTTACAATATCCCTTTGCTATAACCAAATCATTGCAACCATCCACCTTACAAATAGAAATATCTTTTAAGCCTAATTTAAGATCCTTTTCTATTTTCAGTTTTCTTTGTGAAGTCCAATGAGACTTACATAAATTTTTAGCATAAGTAATTTTATCACAGCCATCTACTGAACATATTGTTTTTTCTCTTCCTAATTCTCTTTCTGGAGTCAATCTACCATGACGTATTATTTGGGTATGGTGTTTACTTCAATATCCATCATTTGTATGCCTTTCTTTATTACAACCTTCAACTTTACATGTATCATTTGTCATTTATATCTCACCTCGCAATTATATTATTTGCTTAGTGTTTCAATTTTATACATACTATTTTATCCTAACTTTTTACCAATATAATAACCTATTACCAAAATTATAATACCCAATACAACCAACTTAATCATCCTAATTATATAGTATGTCCAAAAATATATCTTAAACATAAATGATGATACTATTCCACATACTATTAATATTAAGAATAATAATAGTGACCCCTTAATTATGTACTTCAATTGATTTCTCCTCCTTTTTATCTTTTCTTATAAGCTAATTTAAAGTCACTGGCATAATGTCCTTAAATTAACCCACAATGGGCATTAGCATTTGTTTATTATTAATTTTATCACATCTTTCTATGTATTAGTTATTGTTTTGCAATTCGTCCAATCTTTTTAACATATAATCAATCTCTTCTTGGGTTATAACTGTAGAAGAATAATTTTCTTCATTTGTTTGATCGTTATTTGAAAATATATCTTTAAATTTGTTTTTTATATTGGCTAAAAACATTTTTATATCACCTCCCTTCAATAACTCTTTAAATCCTCAATTTAAATTAAACTTATTCTCTTTATTTTATTATTTTTAATGCTTCTTGAATTTCTATATCAATATAATCCGATTGCGTATGTATTCCTGTTAGCTTATTTAATATAATTAGACTTACTGCAAATATTATTACTTTTATCATTAAATTCACCTCTTTATTTTAGTTTATTTATAATTAATTTTATATTGTTTCTAAGTTTATTTTTAAAGAGTAGACAAAATTATATGTCTACTCTTTCTTTGTCTTATGTATTTATTACCCTCTAGTTGATGTTCCAGCCATTGCTACAACACTTGATAAAATCATAGTTGCAGTAATGATGAACATAATTAATGTTGCTTTTTTCATTCGTTTCACCTCTTTCATATATGTATTATTAATATAGAGTTTTTTAATTATATCTATATTAACTTATACATATATGAAAGTGATTTTACTATATAGCTTGTATTATATTACTTTGTTTTAATAACAATACCTTATTATATAATAATTCATTGACCGTTTTTATTTCTTTTATCAACTCATTAAATTTTTTTTCATATTCAGTATTGTTATTATGTAAAATGTCCTCAAGTATCTCAAGGACTATGCTAAAATTTTCTTTTGCTAAATTTAGATCAAACTTTGCTACTAACTTATTTAAATATCCATTATCATTTTTATCTTCAATATTTTCATAAATATGATAGCAAAATTCATAACCTTCTATTATTTCTTTTCTCGTCAATTCTTTCTTATGACTTTCAATATAATTAATTAATACCCTAGCATATAAACAAGCATTATCCCCTTCTTTATAGCCTATTTCATTATCCATATCATTCTTTAATATTGATGTATAAAATTTTACTTGGCTCATTTCGTATACTTCTAATCCGTTTTTTCGTCCTATTTCTATCTCTGCTACAATCAAATTATGAAGTATCAATCTTCTTTCTTCTATATAAGTTAACATATCATATTCACTAAAATACATTTTTTTCAATTTATCTCTTGCCACTTCCACACCTTTATTATCCCAGTCATCAAAAATTTCTCCCAATACTCTTTTTTTTATAGTTTTCTTTTTTACCATCCTAAATTCACCCACTTCATAATTTATTTACATAGCTATTTTTTCCTCTTTCTTTTCATACATTTTATAGTAATCTCTATAATTTAATTTATTATCTTCACAAAACTTTTGTAGTGACCATAAAAACGCTTCTCTTTGTTCAAGTAGATTCTTTATTAAACTTTTATTTTTTGCTTTACTTAAAGCCTTTTCGTATGTGTATATATCATCTAGTATTTCCTCTATATTATCTTGCATATATTTTGGTAATCTCTCTAATGGAGTCTTTGGTTTTAATCTACCATTTTGTATTCTAATTGCTTGCTCAACTTGCTCCATTATATCCTCAGTCACAGTACCTATTTTATATTTAAATTGTGTTTTTTTATCTATTGGACATAACGTTTCTGCTAAAATAACTGATTTTTTCTTTAATCCACATTCTTCAAAATTATCTATTTCCACATGTATAGGTAACTTTGATTTACCTAATTGAGACGTAATTGCACATCCACTAATATTTGGACTATATCGGTTGTTTAATTCGTTCGAGGTAACTAAAAAAGGTCTAATTCCACCCTGAATAGAATGTCTTCCTGCTCCCAAATCAACTTGCCATATTTCATATTGTTTTATTTCTAAAGGTCTATTTACACTTTCCTTATAATTTATTTCCATAGTAACTTGAACTTTATCATTTTCAAGTTTATTACTATGTACATTAATTGTCATCTTATCGTTATTTAATTTATTATCCACTTTAACCTCTTGTTCTTTTAACATTTGTAAAGCGTTCATACTTTTTTCATTTAAATCTAACACAGGTTTACCTCCTATAATTTAACTAGTTATTATTTTTATTTTGTTTCATCTGATAATCTAATATTACCATGTCATTCCATTGTTGTCAATAACTTTTTAAATTATTTCTTTCATTATTTTTAATTTATTTGTTTCTTCCAATGAGTTAATAATACTATATATGGATTTATAAGTCAATACTTTTTGTTAAATATTTTTAATTCTTTTTATTTTATTATACACAGACAAAAAAGAAAGGGTTAGATATATTCTAAACCCTAGTTATTATATAATGTTTCATCTAATTCTACTATTGTATTATCTTGGGTAGGTGGACTTGCTTCTTTCAATATGACTCCATCTGAATCGACTTTCATACCATCGACTTCTTGTATTTCTTTATTTTCAAACTTTTCTTCCCCATTAATAAATTCTTGATATCCAATTGCTTCAATAATGTCTTCAACTACCTGTTTTGAAGCTGGATCTTTTAAAGGTTCTAATAATCTTCTAGCATTATTTCGATATACAATTTTATCTTTAGTTAATGATTGATAAAATTCTACTAAAGCAATCGTAATTTGTGGAGTATGAACTCCTTTAAAATTTAATTGCACCCATTGAATATCATCAATAGATAATTTTCTTTCTTTTCTCATATCAAGTAAATAATCCATATATCTAGATTTTAATAAATCTCCAATTGCAATTCTTGGTACTTCCGCACCTTCACAAGCAAGGTATATTCTTGTATCAATTGTATGTCTACTAATAAGTAAACTACTATCATTTTGATTTTTCTTAGGTTTCTTTAATACATATCCAAAATCTTCTTCGTCAGTATCTAAACTAAGTTTATATTTATCTATCTGTTTAATAAACCTATCATCCACATCTAATATTCTTGGAGCTTTACCACTTTCTACAATACTTACTTGTTTCTTTTCATAATTTATATCATCCCATTGTAAACTTCTCATTTCAATTAATTCTTTACCTATTATTCCGTATCTAGCTAATAATAAAGGTATTGTATGACTTAGCTGTGACGTTTGTTCTATTTTAACTAATAGATTATAAAACTCTCCTAGTCCCCAAACTTTATTAATTAATACGTTAACCATACTTTTAGTTGTGCTTTTTCTATCCATAGCTTTCACAGAATTATGTTTTATTTGTTTATTACTGACTCCCCAGTTTTTATATTGACTAATGAAATTTATTATTTGATCTTTCATTGCAGGAGAATATTTAAATTTAGTTGCAATAACTTCATCAACTTCTATATTACTAAAAAACATTGCTTCTTTTCCTAATTGTATTTCATGCTCATTAATATGATTATTATAACATGACCACATGCTTTTTACTGTTACTTCATTATCATACAATTCATTTAAGAATTTAAGTTTATTGCCTTTTGTTTTATCATAATCTTTTAAAAAGTTTTCATAATCATGTTTTGATTCAGTAGTGAGAATTTTTGAATTATCAAGTTCATCAACAATAAAATATTTATTCTTCATTAGAAACCACTTCCTTTGCTATTTTTTCAAAGAAATTATACACATTCTTTACACTAACACCTTTATTAATTAATTTCAATGGAATTAGTTCTTCTTCAGTTAATGATATTATTTTATTAGAAATTTTCATTAATACATCATCATAATTTTTTAGTTCATGTAGTATATTCGCAACTGCTAAATAGCCTATGAAAATGTTAATATCGGCTAAATGTGTTTTATTTATTAAATTATGCATTGTTCCATACTTCATTATAAATGATTCAAACAAATCATCAATTACCATTGCCATTTTCCCAGCAGTCATTCGTCTGTTTAATCTGTTGTTAACTTGAATATTAGTACACATTTTTTCTATTGTTTCACTCAAAATAGCTGAATAAGTTAAATGCCCTTGGTTAGCAAAATAAGATTCATAACTTTTTGATACCTTCTCTTTCAATGTTTCTGATTGTTCAATTAATGCTTCAATAAACATATTGTAATCACTATTTTCCAATTGACTTAACCAATCTGCTGAAGTGTCTGTTCTTTTAAATATTTGATTTACAATATTCTTACTACCTTGTAAATCTCTTATAGTTAATTTCAAAGGAAATCCTTTTTTATCAAGTGTTTTGCCCATTTTATAAGCTTCTTCATAAGCTAAAACTCCAGCTAAGGTTCTATGCATACCATCTAATGGATTTACTACAGTATAATTATTAGAAGTTCTATCATAGTTTGGCGTAACTTCTACATCACAAATAGTCTCAGTACCATATTTTAGTGTTTCTCTTACTTGTAAAACATTTTTAGAATTCTCTTGATTTAAAACATTATATATTAACATATCTTCTTCATATGTTCCAGCAATAATAGATTTTGCTATTTCCATTTTAGCTTTATCATTTATTGAATAAGTTTCAAAGGTTATTTTTTTATCTCCAGTTCCAATAGTTTGATAAACTGGCTCTCTTTGTGCTTCAAAATTATAGATTAATAATGTGTTACTATACCAATTATATATGTCAGATATTGGAGCGTAGCCCAAGTAATTATAATCATCAATTTTTATTGCATCTTTTATGAATATAGAATTGACTTCTTTTATTTCTTTAACTGCACTATCATATCTAACTAATACGTCATCAGAGAACCATTTGTTAATATCTAATATCTCCATATCAGGAAGTCCATCATGTGCTCCATCAACAAAAGCAATTTTTTCATATTCAGATAAGGTTTGCCATTGCTTTTCGCCACCAAATAACGAAGACATTAATCTTATGTTAAGATTCTTTTCTCTAAATTTCTTAGTAATTGCATCTGAGAGTTTTTTATTTTTATATTGTTCTTTTAATATTTCATTTATAACCTCGAATTGTTTTTCTTCAGGTACTAAGTCTTTTATATTTTTAATTTCATTCATAATTCTTCACCTCATAATTATATTATTAACTTAATTTATTAAATTATAACACAAAATAAAATTAAACGCAATAAAAAAGTAGGAAAATTTACCTCCTACTTAAAATATTTTTATTTATATATATTTTATTCACGATACAACACATTATAATCACCATTTGTATATAGGACTTTAACTGTAATCATATTTTCTATGTAATAAATTTCTTTAATTTCAGACTCATTTAATTCGTTTAGTATTTCATCATAAGGAACATCTCTTCTTATAAATCCTTTTGAATCAACAACTTTTAAACCTTCAATACTTTGTTTTAGAAAATTGTTTTCAAAATCACTCCTTGTTATTTCTTGTCCTATTTCTTTAAACTCATGTTTTTGCATCTCCATAATATTCTCTCCTCATTTTTTAATATTTGTAATAAATTAAAAATAATCAACTCATTACATTTTCAGTATATAATAAAATAAAAATAATATCAATCTATTTTTATATTTATTTTCCATAATTTTAATATGAATAATCATTCTTACCTATCCCGTCTTAATCCGAATATCGGATATTTTAAACTAAAATCGGATTCACTTTTTAAATATTGTGTCAAGATTATCCAATATAGTTTAAAATAGAGACAAAGGAGTTGAAAATTGCACAAATGGTTAAAATGAAACTACACATGTTGCTTGCTGAACATGGCATCACACAAAAACAACTATCTACTGCTACAGGTATACGACAAGGAACTATAAGTTCATACGCATCAAATAATTTTAAGCATCTAGTAAGAAATCATATTAATATACTTTGTACATATTTTAACTGTGATGTTTCAGACTTAATACAATTTAAGAAAGATTAAAGATTGGATATTTAATAGTAATGTCTAGTCTTTTTTATTTTCCATATTTTAGTACGAATGTTTGTTCTGCCTATAGTTATATTCTACTACCAAATGTTTGTTTGGTCAATAGCTTTTTATCGGTTTTAATGATATTTTTATATTAGCTATTGGTGTTTTAATTTTCATGTTTATATTGTTCAACTCTGATATTCATTATTATACATCTATTATCACCTTATAAGAAACACAATGGGTAAAGATTTTCTTTATATTTTTTAAGTTTTCCATATTTTATGTGTTGATTTGACATCCACACGCTTGATATAATGTACATACGTGCATTTTTTGTCGAAAGAAGGGTGATAATTATAAACAAAAGAATATTAAAAGAACCAGAGCGTGGACAATATGAAATACTTTTTAAACATTTTAGAAATTTTAGACATATGACACAAGAAGAACTGGCTTTTTTAGTTAAAATTGCTCCTAGTTATCTTTCAATGTTTGAACAGAATAATACTACTAGAACTCGTTCTCCTAAATTGAATTTAATTAGAGATGTTGCTTTTGCCCTGAATGTTTGTCCAAATGATATAATATATTTTCCTTGCAAAACCTGTGAAATGAAGGATAGTTGTGTAAGAAAAAAACAGGTCATTGATGATGACCATAACTTTGAAAATATTATTAATTACTACCTTGAATAAGTATTAAAAAAAGAAATGAATGATTCTTAAAATTACAAAAATAAAGGATTATTCATTTCTTTTTTTAATACTTTAAAATATTCATTTGATTAGAATTATTATTTCTCGTACAAATCACTAATATAAGCATTAACTAATCCTGTTCTATCTTCGTTCACCCTTATAATCGCTACATCTCCAAATCCCACTATATGTTCTACCTTGCCTTGAATCTCATTCCCTTTAAAATCCACACCTTGAACTAGGCTATCTTCTCGTATCATTAAAAACACCTCACATTAATATTATTTTAATATTTTAGCATATTTTAAATGATATTTCTCTAGTTTCTTTATTAGAACCACAGAATATAATATCAAACATGCTATCACATATGGTAGATAACAGTATTTTCTCATTCTTTTTATATGTCTTCTTGAATTTAAATAAGTCTTCTAAATGTTCTTGCAATTCATATCTATTAACTCCAACTATGTTTCCTTTGTCAACCTTAACATTAATTCCATTTTTCATTTTAATTATATCTATCATTATTACATATCCTTCTTTCACATAATTGTTTTTATTTTATTATTCTTATGTATTCTATTAGAATAAAAGAAGTTCATCTAAAAGTAACATTTTAAGCAAACACTACTCTCTATACTCTTTTAACAATCCTAATTTATAATTTAACTCATATAATTTTTCTTGTTTTAGGACTATTTCTTCTTCTAGTTCTATGATATCTTCTTGAATATCATATATTTCTTCTTCAGTTTCATTAATCATATCTTCTTTACTCATTTTAATACCTCCTAACTTTATAAATCTAAGATTTTAAGAACCTTCTGTTTGAAATTCTTTTTTCCATTTTTTAAAACACTTTTGGCAAATTGTATCAGGTCTTTCATAAGCTACACATGATTCTTCAACTGAATTAATAATATATCCATTATACTTATTATTACAAAGACTTATTGAATCCACAAAACAATGTAGCTTATTTGTTCTTATGTTTTTAGGTAATGCCCATTTTGGAGTTATTCGTTCCATTATAAATTTTTCATCCCATTCAGGAAAACCACTCATTATTCTCTCTTCCTTTCAATTAATAATTATTTTCAATAATACAGTAAAATCAGATTTTTAAACTATTATTTAGCACTATGCATATTTAACAATTTAAGTAATTCATCATAGGTTAATGTATTAGCATATTTTATACATTCAACTGATTTTTTCACCGCTTCATCAGTTAATTTTATTAGAATCTTATTAATTCTTTCTTGGTCTATTATCATACCAGAACCTTCTTCATCATATATAAATATATTCCCTTTATCCTCATCATACATAATAGTATTCTTTTTATATACACCACAATCTAATATATTTAATATTTCTTGTAAATTAAATTTAAAATCTTTTGAGCTTAATTTTTTCATCATTATTTTAGTATTTTCTGATATATCTTTATCAGTTCTATTTAATATTTTTAACATTAATATTCCTCCTATCCTGTTAAAGTTCCTATTTTACTTAAATATTTCCTCATTCTTTTTCTTTTCATTTTTCATAAAGTTTTTTAATATTCTTTCTCCGCTTCCTTCTGTCAAATCTTCACCATAATCAAATAAAAAATCTACAAATTCTTCAACACTAGTTTTTCCAACTACATATATTTCTGAAAAAGTTTTCTCCAATTGTTGTTCCTTTAACCACTCTTTTAATTTCTCAACTAAATTATTTTCATCAATCCAGTCTTTGAAATTAATTTTATTAATTAAATTACTATCTATTTTTAATAGTTTTTTAAAGTCTTTCATTTCAAATTTTTTATCATTAGTATTCTCATATATAAACATTTTTCTTATTAATTCTATATCAAACATTATAATTACTCCTTAATTATATTTTTAATTTTATTAATTTCTCTAGAGTTATTGTTATTTATGTTAATTGCAGTATTTATTAATGCATTGTTTTCCTTATTTATATCTGATAACTGTTTACATGATTCAGATATATCTTTAAATATATTACTCATTCTGTCTAAAACTTCTAAAACCTTATCCATATTAATCACTCCCCTATTTGTTATTATATCATAATTTTTATTTCCTAATCTATCTAAGAACATAAAAGATTTATTTTACAATCTGTTCAATGGATTATTGATAGCCATATCTCTTAATTCTTCCTCATCAACTCTTAAATAACGTTCTGTAGTTTTTATTGAACTATGACCTAATGCACGTTGTATTTGTCTTATATTCGCACCTGCATTATGATTCAATGTAGCAAATGTTCCTCTTAGTTTGTGTGGTGTATATTTTTCGTCTGTTAATTCTGCTATATTTAAATACTTTTTAACCATTGTTCTAATAGAATCTGTACTTATTTTTGTTTTATAAGTACGTGATAAAAATAAGTATTGTTTTACATTCTCAGGATAATCTTCATCAAACCTATAGTTTAAATTATCTTCTATAACTTTTTTGCAAGTATCATCAAGATATACAAATCTTTCTTTTGCTCCTTTTCCCCATATTTTAATTTTATTATCTTTTATATCTTTTATTTTTATATTTGCAAGTTCTGATATTCTTAAACCACAATGTAGAAATATATTTAAAATACATTTATCTCTATAATAGTTAATAGAACCTTTATCTAATGATTCAAGCAATTTTATAGATTGATTTAAGTTTAATGTTATTGGTTCAGTTTTAGGTTGCTTAGGACTTTCTAACTCATAAGCTGGATTAAAAGTAATTAATCTTTCTTTGTTTTGTAGATAGTCAAAATAGGCTTTTAAAGTTGCAACTTTCCTACATCTTGTACTTGCTTTATTATCACATTCTTTTATTAAATAATTCATAAAATTATGTAGGTGTTTCAACTTAATAGTTTTTATATATTTATCATTAATAGCGTGTCTATCTTTTCCTCTATTATCTTTAAGGAATTTTACGAACATCTTTAGATCATTCTCATATCCTAATGCAGTTTTTTCTGAAAGACCTTTAATATTTCTGCAATAGTTTAAAAAATTTATAACACTTTCAGGTAATTCTATATTAATTTTCTCTCTTACCATTCTTAATCACTCCTTAATTCGTTTAATCATTGTTTTTAATTTATCTTATATATCCATTATAATACTACTTTATGAAGATTACAAGTAAAATATTCCTGTAATCTCTAAAAATATTATTTAATTTATTTAGCTTCAATTTTATCTAATTTTAGTCTTTCTGTTCGTTGCTTGAATAATAATTCTTCTTCAACTGTATTATTTACCACATAAGCTATTTCTTCAATTGTCATTCCTTCATTATAGTATTTCAATAATACGTCTTTAATATTTTTATTAATATCATCACTTAGTTCTTTTGCTTGTTCTGTCCATCCACCTAATTTTTTATTAAATACTCCCATTTAACATTGCTCCTTTATATAATTGTCTATTGAATCATAAAATTTCTTTCTAGTAAGATTCAGTAATTCTAAGTAAGTTAATCCTAATGCTTCTTCCTTAGTTGGCATTAGATTGTTTATATGATAGTGAAATGTATGTACCTTTCCAGTCTTCATAATAACATCAAAATGTTTATAATCATACTTTGTTGGTGGTTCATTGTTAAATCTAATGTCTACAATTGTATTTTTCATCAATAACACTCCTTATAATTTATTTACTCTTTTTAAAATGATAGGTTTACTCATTTATTTTAATTGTTTTATTTTCTCCAAAAAACATTAGTTGCATTTCTTCAGTATTACTAAATTGTTTTTCTAAATAATCGTATTTAAATTGTCTATATTCCATTTCTATAGAATAATCATTATTATAATAATCAAACTTTATCCTTCTATTCCATTCAACAGGTAATAGTCGTCCAGTTATATTGCTAATTTTAAAAATGTTTTCCATGCTTAATTTATGTTTAATACATTTTGTCCTAATAAACATTTCAATATATTCTAATTCTTGGATACAAGTATCATTTGGTTTCTGTCTTTTATTGTTTATATTAAATATTGTTATTTTAGATAATTCTACATTAATTTCCCTATATTTATTTATATACCAATGCAATAATTTCAAATCTTCTTCACTAACTATTTCATTCTCTTTATAATTTATACACTCTGTATAGTTATTATACTCTGAAACGTAGTCTTCTGTTTTTTCGTTCATAATACTACTCCTTTATACTTAATTTCTATTTTATTAATTAACATAAATCAATGTTTTTAACAACTTTTTATTTCTTCTAAAATATCTTCTAATAATTCTTTTTCAATACCATATCTTACAATATCGTAATCAATAAATGAATTATTCCATTTTTCTTCAGCTATATTTAATCTTCTCTTTATTATTTCAACGTAATTATTATTTATAGTATTTTTAATTTCTCTTTGAATTATTTCTACTGTTGTCATCATACCTATTAATTTAGTTCTCAATTCTGTAGCTCTACAAGAGCCAATTTTGCCATTAAGTTCATCTTTTAATATCTCATCTTTTTTATTTAAATATTCATTGCAAATTATTGTTCTTATATCTTCTAATGTTTGTTTATCCATTTTTATTACCTCACCCTTCTTAATAAATTTATGAATTTATCAACTTTTATAAATTTTCTTCTATAAAGTTTTTTATCTCTCTTAATTCATACATGTTGCAACCACTATCCCAGCATATTAAATTATCTATGTTACTCTTAGCATTACTCTTATTGTTTTTGTATATTTTAATATTAGTATCCCACCCTAATTTATAAGCCATCAATGATATTATATTACTTTTTAATAAACTTATTTCTCTTTCTACATGAATGGTCAATTCATTATCTTCACCTAAATTGTTAATTGTACTTTTTATATTAATCCATTTTTCATTCATATATTGTATCATCTCCTTTTTTCAATTATAACATAGTTCCAATAAGATCAATATTTTAATTACACTTCTTCTAACCAGCCTAAACCAATTTCTATCATATTTCCAACTTTCCATGTATTCATATGATAATTAAATCTTTTACTAAAATCACAACTCGTTTCTATTAATTTTATTGTCACAACATTATCTTTATTTATATCTAATACTTCACCATCTAAAATTTTTTCATGATATAGTGGTTCATACATTTTATTCTTATACTCTTCTGTAGTTTTGACATGACTTCCTATTTGTATCATTTCATACCCTCCTTTTACTATCTAATTTATTTCTACTTGTTCAACATCATTTATATCCAATCTCAATCTTCTTCCGTATGTAAAAAGTTCAACCACATTTCCTTTTATAAATCCAATAAATATACCTTTTAATTTATCATCATTCTTGACTTTAAATACTCCCATAATCATCGTTTCCTCCTAATAATATAATCTTAAATCTAAATTTCTATTTTTAACTTCATTCCATAAATTATTAAATAAGTGTTCTTTACTATTGTCCGACAGTATTATAAATAACATTCTAATAGATTTATATTCTCTCATTAAATCATTATTACTTAGTTTTTGGATATTCATAACTATCACTCCTCTTATTTAATTTATTTGTTTTATTGATTATTATATGTATTTGCTATAAGTTGGAATAGCAATCTTTAGTTGTGCCGATTGGCTTAGAAAATGTATCTTCTATAGTTATTATTTTACTACTGTTATTACTTAAAGTCAATAATTATTTAATAAAATAAAAAGAATATCTTAGTAATTATATTTTCATAATCCATAAAAATATGTATCATATTATTTACATAAGTGTTATAATATACATACACTCTTGCCAAGCAAAAAGGAGAGTGAAAAGATGAAGATTAAGAAATTAAAATTCATGTTAAATATCATAGCTTTTCTTAAGTTATCACTAGAAATAGAAAGATAATTTAAGTCTTGGTAAGAAAAAGGGAAGTAATGACGGTATATACTTCCCTTTTTTAATCGTATTAAATTACCGAATTTATCAACTTGTACAAAACAAAAGAGTATAAATTACAAATATACTCTTTTAAGCTTTTTTATTTAATTTTCTTCTTCGATATTAGAATATATAAATGTTCCTTTATTCCATATGCTAACATAATAAAAATCTTTATAATCAATAAACTCATCTACTCTTTCTTTTGCCTCAGCTATATCTGTATAAACTTCTATCAATAGTCGTTCTGCATTAATGGCCTCATCATTACATATCAATTCTAAGTCTTCAATATCTTTTCTAGGACTTCCTACTCCACTTGGTTGTATAAATACTGAAATTTCTTTTATTGTCTCACTTATTGTTGATAATATATTGTCATTGGAAAATATTACACTATGTTCTAACATTTTTTCTCCTCCTCACTATTTAAAAGTTGTAATCCACCTAAAGCGGAAAGCAAATTATTTTTAACTGTTTCTAATATTTTAATATTCGATTCATTTTTATAATCATCTTTTATATTATCTACTAATTTAATTGTACTCATTATATTTTCCTCAATTAATTTCATATTAATATTCCTCCTATTCATTTAAATTAACTCTTTTAAGCAGATATTAATCTACCATATAACTTTTATAGAATCTGGAGTTCCATAATCAAGTAATTCTCTTGAATCTCCTAATTCACCCTTTACAAATTCTACAGTATAACCCATTTCTTCAGTTTCTAATTCTATTTTTATATTTTGAAAAATTTTATCTTTATAAAGAGCCATATTATTCTCAAATTCAACTTTTACAAAATTTTTATCCTTAGCTTTTCTTATTTGGGTGTCAATTTTATCAATCATTATTTTTACATACTCTTGTATTTTTTCATCTTTTGCTACATTATTTAATTCCCTTGCTTCACTTGCTTTTATCATATTACACATCTCCTAACTTTTTCTAAAATAACTTTTTATATTAATCATATCTGTCATTTTCTCCAAGCACCCATAATAAAGTGGCTATAGTTGAAGAACAATCTAGAATTTGGCTTTTCATAACATCTCTTGGTATCTCACTATTTTTATAAGCATTTCTATAATTTTCTATGGTCTTTTTGGTTGCTTCTATTTCGTGTCTTATTTCTTTCTCTGTTTTCAATAATTCACCTTCTTTTTTTAATTGATAATCACTTTCAATAAGCTTTTAAAACTCTTGATTTACTTGGTTATTAATGGAAATCTACTGCACCATGTTGTGACGCATATTCAAAAGCTTCTTTCCAATCTTGATATTTTACAAACCAATATCCATCATCCTTTAAATTTTTTGAGAATTCTTCTGCTTTTTCTTCATTGTCTACAAAATCTTTATATAATTTTTTAGCTACAATATATCCTATTACACCTTCATTGTCAGCAAAATTAATCAATTCTTCAAATAAGTTTTTATTATTTACACCTACTAGACCTACATTTCCATTGCTATCACATTCAAATTTAATTGGTAATATTGTTTTTGCAAATGCTTCTAACGTATTTCTCCATGCTCCATATCCCGAATAACTTCCTGCTCTGAATCCAATACTATCTTCCCAAGTATAAACTGTATTTGGATTGATTCCTTCCCCTCTACCTTTAAAATGCTTTTCTGACCATTCCATACTTACTCCAGCTTTCCATTCTGTTTCCCAGTTTATCAATTCTCCTTCTTCATCAATTTGTGGATTTTCAACCACCTTTAAATTTTTATATGCTGTTATATCTAATCCCATTGTACTTCTCTCCTTCATTAATTTTTTTATTTATAATGTTTACTTTATTTTCTAGGTAAAAGAACTATTTTGTTTAAACTTTTATTCTTCTAAGTCGTCTATAAAAAATTTATTATCTAATCCAAAATCTTTGAATTTATTTTGTGTGCCATTAAGAACAATTTTATTCCTTTGATTTAATACAATAGATATCATATCAAATTGAATTCTATATTGGTTTTTCAAACCATATAATAAACCTAACTTATTTTTACTATCTTCAGTTAACTCATTCCATTTTGTGTGGTCTGGATTAATTATATTAATCTCACTATCAATCATTTTCATTTTTTCTATTAATTCTCTACCTAACTTTTTTATAACCGTTATACTTCTAATGTCATCTTTTAACGTTTCTTCCATAACATCATAAATATCCATAGCTTTCATATCCATTTTAACACCATCCTCTATTTATATATGTATTTTTCTTAACTCTTATCTTAATTACATTATATATCATTTACCAAACATTGTCTATATGTTTTTAATATTCTTTTTAATTTATTTTTAAACCAAACAATCTAAATTATTTAATATCCATTCCAATGAAGTACCACGCTTTAATAATTCCTGTACTTTTCCCACAAAACTTAAATTAATATTGATATTTTCCTTTGTGCATTGCTTAACTATTTTACTATAAATATTATAACTCATTATGTATTCCTCCTATTCTAAAATCTCAATCTCTTCTAACGTTAACCATTTATAACCATCCAAATACTTATCTTCTTCATCAATAAAATTACAGTATATTTGTGTTACTTCATCATTATTAGAATTTTTATACCTTACTATTGGATTGTTTATATAAATAGGATTTTGTCCAAAATGATCCCACTTAAAATCATCTATTATTTCTTTTTGAAACTGTTCTTCAGATAATAATTCATTATCTTCATTCTCTAATGTTATTTCATTCATATATTGTCTTTCTAATTTATTTCTTTTATCTAATATAGTCTTATGGTTAATTGAAATTATTTCTGTTGTATTGCTATTGCCGTTTTCACCAATTGTTAATTTATATCCTATCATTGTCATTCCTCCACTTTTAATAAAATTTGATTTTTATCTTAATTATAATTTATTTAATATTCATCTGTAAAATCATTATTTCTCAGATAGTTCATAAAACTATATAGTGAATATATTTGTAATTTAATTAGCATGTCATAAGCACCCTCATATGAATTTCCATCGTTATCAATTAATATATAATTGTGCGTTAGTGAATCTGACATTCCCTTGAACCATGTTTGCTTAAAAGAATGAAAAATTTTATTATATTGAGGAACTTTATAACTACATTCATATACAAAACTTTCATCAATTATATTACTATATTTTTCTTTATTATTATTTATATATTTCTCTAATTCTTCTACGTTATCCCTGTTGATTTTACATTTATGCTTTATATCAATTCCTAAAGAAGTATTAAGTAAAAAGTGATTACTTTTAGTTTCTAATATCAATTTAACAAAAGATGAAACATTATCAAATCCACTATTGTTTAATTTTTCTATACTTTCTTTTGATATGTATTTCAATAAAAAATTTCTTTGTTTATCTGTCATATTATTACCTTCTTTCAATTTATTAACAATTAATATAATACTTTTATAAACATTCATTTACTGAAATAAGATCATATTATCCAATTAATATCACCTTCTTATTAATCTATTATTACTTAATTCAATAAACATATTTTCAATATCACTTTCAATAATGTTGTCTGATATAAATACTGTCATAATATTATCTTCTTTAGATTTAATTATAGCAATTAATTTTATTACCAAGTTATCTAAAGCATATTCAGAAAAATCTTCTATTAATTGTATTGGTCTTTCTTGATATCCTACATCTTGAAAATAAATCCCATCTCTTTGTAACGCAATTCTCGCACCTGTTTCAATTTGTCTAATAATTAGGCAAGTCCAGTTAAAAACTTTGTCTTCTTCAATTATCCACTTCATTCCTATAGATTTAAAAATTCTCATATTTAACACCCATCTTTCATAACAATTTATATATATTATACATATAGAATAATCAAAAAGAAATAAAATATTTTAATTAATAAAAAATATCACTGTAAAATGCAAGATTGATTGTCTTTTTAATTTCTCTATTATGTATTAACAAGCTATATTACTTAATTCTTCTATTACTTGTTCTAATGGTTTATTAAATACTTTTCCATCTTTAACTAGTTTCTTATATATGTATGTAATTCCTTTAGGTCTTATTAGCGTTTTATAGTCTGTTCTATGAGTATACTTATTAACTACTGGAATAACTTTAAAATAATCAATATACGCTTGATATGGTACATTATTATCCATTAGTATTTTACTATCTCTTAACCATGTGAACAATCTAGTTCTTCCTAATTCTTTAGACTCTAGTATTTTTGCATATGTACCTACATCATAACAACCATTTGCATTAATAAACTTGTCCATTAAACTTACAATAGGTTTCATCTCAGCATTTTCATCTTTTAGTAATAAATTTTCTTCTTTTAATCTTGTGACTTTATTTTGTAAAATAGTCATGGCTTGAAGAACAAATTCGTCATCTGACATCTCACCACTTACAACTTTTTCTTCTCCGTTTATGTATGCTCCATCTTTTCTAATTGCAGGTATAACTACTCCTGTAATCCATTTTTTAAAATCTTTCGCTATCTTATATCTTTCTGGATTTCTTTTAGTTATAGACAATACTGAATTATATAATCCACTTTCATTAATTACTAGACATTCTTGTTCTCCTCCAAGGGTAAGCAAAGTTTGCGTATCCTTCTCATCATCATCTAAATTCCTTGTCATATCAGTAGCTTTATCATATTGCAATACTTTTGCCACGTCTGAACCCATAAACCAAATTACATTATTAATTTCAATTGCTCTTACTCCACCAAACCTTTCATTTAAAAATTCTTGTACCTTATTACTCATTAAACATCTCTCCCTTTTATTTTTTTATTTTGGCATTTAATATGCTTACATAAAGATACCTATTAGATATCTTTAAATTTGCATACTGTTTATATTCTCTTTAATTTATTACTATAGATAAAGTGAGTATTTGATTGGAACTTAACTACCAACTAATATTAACAAATTCGCCTTGTTGTGCATCTGAATATGAAAATTTATATCCTAAACTCTCTAGTTCTGTTTTAACTTTATCTCTTAAATATTTTACATTAATCCAATAACAACCTTGTTTTGTTTCTGATAACTTATCATTGTATTTTATTGTAATACTGTTACATCTGCATTGTGCTTGCCTTTTTAATCCTTCAAATAAAGTTTCTTTAAACTCTTCCCAAAACTCATTAGCTCCTTTAATTTCTGATTCCTCAGTGATCTTTCTCATTTCTTCTGCTTTCATTTTAATACATCCTTCTTTCATTAATTATTTTTATTTTCCAGTTCTTGTAAAATTCATGTTTTATAACCTTTTTAATTTATTTAAAATATAAGTTTTATAAACTCTTTAATATAGTAATTAATACTTTATTATAATAAAAACAGGTGTTTTTAAGTCACCTGTTTTATAAGGGTGTTTACCTAACTTCAACAACATAAAATCCTTCAGCATTAGCTTTATCTATCAATTCAATGTTATCTATGTGCATACAATAAACTCTTTCTCTAAACTCTCTAGGAACTAACTCACAAAGTTTTCTTAATGATGTATGAACATTTCCATCATAATCAGCTAAACAACAATCAGTATATACAATTCCATTTGCATCAAGAACTGTTTTCATATTTCTATTTCCTGTTGTATCTCCTGTATATAATGTTGGTATATTATTTTTTGTTAAAACGTATGAGTACGATGGTATTTCTTTAACATGAAGTGTTTTTAAAGATGTAATGCCAATTTCATACTTATCTTTAAATATTCTTAAATCTAAAATATTGTATAGTTCACCTAATTTACATCCAGTACAATCTAAAAATGTTCTTAATTGATATTCTTCAGGATAGTATACATTGGCTTTAATCCCCTTACAATAGAAACAATACATTATAAGACTACTCAGACTTCCACAATGGTCACTATGAAAATGAGTTATTAATACATTAACTTCCTTAACATCATCAAGTAATTTCTTTTCTAATATCCTTTGAAATACTGACTCGCCACAATCAATAAGTAATAACATATCATCTTGTTTTAAGTAAGCACTTGTATTCCCTTCTTTAACATTAAATGCACTTCCACGACCTAAAAATTTTAATTTATTCATTATATTTTATCTCCTCTATAATTTATTTTTTATTCTATTAATATGTATTATAATTTTAAAACTGCTTCAACATCATATCCGAACTCAGCACACCAATTTCTAACCATTAATTCCATCTGTCTTAATTCTTCATTGTCTAAAGTATCAATTAAATACTCATACTTTTTCTTTACTCTATTTTTAACGTTAATATGTAATTTGTAATTTGCAATCGTCCACACATATTTCCAACAAGCCTTGAAATTTTGATGATATCTTTTATCAGCCATAAATCTAACTATTCTATTTATAACTAATCTAGTATCTTGAATAGTTACCGCATTAGTAGTAATAGTCTTATTAATATTCTCTAATTCTTTTATTCTTCTAGTCCTCATTCCAATGAGTTCAGTTTTTAATTGACTTTCTTTTGGATAATCTCCATCATACATAGCCTGTGCCATTTCTTGCATAATCATTTGTTCGTTTCTTATTTCATTCACTACATTATTTATAATTTGTGGTTGTTGCTTTTCTACATCTTGTATAATATCTAAAAGCCTTGTCCTAATTTCTTTTGCAACTTCTGAATCTCTCAATAACATACCCATTCTTAAGATAGATCGCTTAGAGAATAATATATTATTTCTATTTGCAAACCTTTGTCCTTCAGCCATGAAATAACCTTTAAAGTTAGTAAGTAAAATTGAATTACTTACTAAAAATTCTTTTGTTTCTTTACCTGATAAATTCATCATACCATCTTTTTCAAATTCATCTCTATTATTATGTAATTGCATTTTAATAGTTCCTAATTCTACTTTGAAATAATTTGCAACTTGTTCTGTAGTAGCATGATTAGTGCTTGGTAATAGCAATAATGTTCCAACCCTATCTAGTATGTCTATTCTGTCAATCATTTCTTCTCGTCTCTCCTTGTTTTCTAATAGTTCTAATTCAATCATTTTATATTCTCAATCCCTCTTTCATATAATTATTTTTTTATTTTAGTGGTCTGTTATAATGGTGTCACTTAACCAAGTTTAATACTTTATAATTTATCTTCCTTGTAAAATAGGTTTTTTACAAAGAAAAGAATATATATTCCTCCATGCTCTCAATCACTAATCAAAATTAAATTCTTCAGCACAACCTTGACATAATACATTTTTTCATTTTCCTCCATTATAATCTTACAAGTTTATACTTTTCTGCTTTGGAGTTTCTTTTTAATTTGCTATTTTATATCACTCTATTTATTTACAAATAAAATCTAAAACTTTATTTGTAAATAAATAGAGAAACAATAGTCTATAAATATTATTATTTATATCTAAACTCCTTACTTTTATCATTATTTTCATAATCCATCAATCCAAATATTATTTTATCATAATTATCTTTACTATATTTATTGCTTATTTCATCTTTTGTCATATTTTTTAAATCTTCATAATTATCTTCTATGATTGGGTCTAACATAAATTTATCTTTAATAATATTGTTTATATTATAATAACGTTTTTCAATACTCTCAAGCAATCTTCTTAGTTTATACTGCCATAAAACATTATGATAATCTCTTCTGTTATCTTTTAATTTATAGATATCACTAGGTATAGTAGTTCCTGAAGGATTATAAAAAATATCTAATTTAAACCATGAAGATAATCCAGTTTCTCCATATGACATACCTAAATAATCTTTAGCTAAATCATATTTACTATGAGAAATACGACCTAGTTCATCATATTTATCCCATAAACAGTATATATCTTCAATAACAGATTTATTCCATAAATCGTACAAACTCATATCTTCATTCTCAAATTCTTCTCTAGTAAAGGTGGCTGTTGCATATACAAATGGAATTTTATTGGCTGATGTTGTAGTTGGAACAAATCTCATTGTATAAATTCCATCTCCATATATTTCACTACTTAAATAACCTTCTTTATTTATTGTTACTTTATTCATAATATAAACCCCACCTTTAATTTATTAATTATTACTATATATTAACAATATTATACACCTTATAATACTTGAAAGTCAATAATTTCTTAATTATATATTTTTAATTTATTTTTCCATCATTTCTAAAAATGAATCTGATTGAATAGATAAGAATGCTTCATCACCAATACTAAAAATAGTTGCTAATTGATTCCAATTTTTATCATAGTACTCATAACCATTCTTAATGTGTTTTCTTGTAACATTACCTTCTATAATCATTTTATCTAATATTTTTTCTGCTTTGATATAAGATTCCATTGTTTTTACTCCTTCCGCAATTGATAATTATTTTATTCTCTGTCGGTATGTATTTCTTATCCTTTATCTTGATATAAGTATACCATGAAAGACAATACATTGCAATAAAATAAAAAGAATATTCACTAAATAATTCGACAAAACATGATAAAATAAATTTATAATAAAATAGGCTAGTTAATTATTTCTAGCCTATTCTTCATACTCATCTAAAAACTTCCATTCCAATCGTTCTCCATTTTTAGAATTCGTAGTATATCCAATGCCTTTTTTACAACAACGTAACACGTTATCAGGCGTTGTGCCATAATAATTTCCAGCTTTTGTTATACTATCAAATTCTTTACCAGTTGTTATACAAATAACTTTTCTTTGTATAGAATATCCTATATTGGGTTTAAATAAATCACTTTCGTTTTCAGAGTCTACTATATATAAATTTGCTATAGAATTGTTAAGTATATCATTATCCTTATATCCTATTATTGTATCTATAGTCATTTGTGTATATGGATTAAAAGCTCTGTATAATACATGAGATAATAAGAATGTCTTATTTTTCCCATTTCCATCACTTAACGTAACTCTAATAAGACCATCTTTTGCAGACCTTTTATTTATAAACTTAAATGGAGTTTTTGTTATTGGTTTATTAGTATTTATATTTATATATCTTTACAAAGATACTACATCACCTTTATTAGAAACCTTATATCTGCCCTCATAACCTATAATATCTTTCCATACTCTATCTTTTAGTAAATATTTTTCGTTTGCTTTTTCTATGGAATCTAAAGATTGCTCAATATCATCACCAAAAAATACTATTTTCTCTTTACATTTATTACAATTAAATAATGTTAGTTTCTTTTTTAAAATACGAATTCTTCTAAATCTTCATTTTTATACTTTGAATTACAATGAATACATTTATCAGGATAAGTATTATTTGATTTTATATTTACTGCTTCTAGTAGTCTAATCACTTCTTGTCTTTCTTTTTTCTGCATATTATTTCTCCTTAATTATATTGTAATATTTTTATTAACATATAAACATTATACTTGTTATTAGTAGTATGTTCAAAATACTTTTAATTATATCCAACAAAAGATGATAAAAGAAGCCTTTTATGTTAACTCATTATATAGTATTGATTAACTTATACTTATAAATAAAAAGAACTGATCTTCACCAGTTCAACTTTAAGTATACAATTTATGAGAAATTTTCTATCAATCCTTTATCCAAACAACTTGCAAAGCATTTTGTTGTGTAACTTGCTTCCTGAATTTCATTAGTACTATTTTCTTCCTCATATCTATAATCTACAACATTTATATCTATAGCCATTTGAAAATCAAAATCTCCTGCAACAAAACTTTGAATATAATATCTTTTATCATTAATATCTGCATATGTTATTAAATCATCTATGAAATTATATTTACTACCATACTTTCTCATTATATTTTTTACTTTTGTTTTATAACTCTTGTATTTTATTTCACCTTTTTCTAATTGTGAATACACTTGCTTTACTTCTATTAAGGCATACCTTTTAGCAGTTTTATAGTCCATAATTTAAACCTCACACATATTTATTTATACTTTATTATATGATATATTTAATAAAATATTACCCCTTTTGATAAAATAAAAACAATATGAGAAAGTAAAATTATAGTTTTAATAACTGTTATTATAAGACCAAGAACTATTGATTTAGTTCTTGCTTAACTACATTACTTTTGATTCTTCTTTAACTTTTATTTTATATTCTATTGATTCTTTAAAATCATTACTAGATATATACTTTAATATATCCTCAGTACCCTTATTTGTGTTAGGTAGTTTTATACCAGTTATATGATAGAACACTTTTCTTGAAGCTGAATTATGAGTTCCTAACCATTCTATTAATTTATTTTTGCATTTATCATTATCGATATTATCTATTAGAGTCAAAATCATTTTACATGACCTTTCTGGATAATCTCCAAACATATCAATATAAATAAGTTTTGCAGTTTCTAAATTTTCAGAATTACTATATAATTTCCATTCTGATTCTATCCAAATTTTAAAATCATTTTCTTCTTTTTCTTTTCTTAATTTCTCTTGATATTCATTTTCTGCTTTTTCAGCTTCAAGTGCTTTAATATTTTTTATTTTATTATCTTCTAATGCTTCTAATTCTCTTACTTTTTCAATTGTAGTTATATCATTATTAATTAACCATGTAGCAAAATCATATTCAATTTTTATAATTTCATAATAAGAATCGTCTTCTGATTTTAATTTATATAATGTTTTTGGTTTTGTATATCCATCTATTTTACTACTATAATAACTATAGTTTTCTTCTAATTCTAGTTTTAATCCTTCTACTATTCTATTGATTATGAATTCATATCTATGTAATATAACTCCGTCATATCTGTATTGTTTATCTAAAGTATTAATAAGCTTAGCTTTTCTCATTTCGCTTAGTTCATTTCCATAACCTAAGATATTTTTAACTTTTATCATTTTAAAAACCACCTCTATATTAATTATATTTTATTTAATGCTCTGTTTTTATGTTTTTCATTAACCTATGATTTAATTATATACTATCATAATTTGTTTGTCTATAGTTTTAGCAATAAAATAAAAATAATATTACAAGCAATTAAAAGATTAATTTTATTTAAAGTCAAAAAAAGGAACTGAAATAGTTCCTTTAATTTTGTTTCTATATTACCATAGAAATCCTATATTATCTAGTTTTTGAACTCTTTCTTTTTTCATATCTCCTTTTTTATAACTTTTTCTTTGTGTTATTGTCCAAGTTCCTAGTTTTATAGAATTAAATATACAATTTTTAGATATTTTAATTGTATTATATTGTTCTTTATATTTAATCAAACAATCATACATGATATCCCATTGATAATCTCTAATATCCCACACAAAACCTATTTCATTTAGTTTTTTAATTCTCTCATCTTTGTTATTGATATCTTTATTAATTACTTTTCTTTGCCAACCTACCCAATTACCTAATTTTTCATCTTTATAGATGTATTTATCTGGTACATTACAATCACCATATTCTTTCTTATATTCTTTTAATAATTCATACATAGTATTCCACTTATCATCTTTTTCACCTAATGAAAAATTTATCTTTTTTAGTTTTTCTAATCGTTCATCATCTAATTTGTTATTTTTAAAATCCAACCTTTGTCCTGATATCCATGAATATAATTTTTGATTCTCTTTAGTCGACACATTACAATGCTTATATTTTTTATAATACTCAGTAAGGTATTCATACATTTGATTCCAATTCTCTTCTAACATATTCCATATGAAATTAAGCTTATTTAACTTTTCAATTCTTTCTTTACTTAATATACCTTTATTATATTGTACTCGTTGATTTCTTACCCATATATAAAGTTTATTACTATAATCACTGGTTATATTGCTATGATTATTTTTATTATAAAATTGACTAATTTCGTCATACATAGAATCCCAATTATCAATTAATTTTTCTTCTATATTCTCAAACAAAGTTTTTGCTTCTTGTATTTCATCAAATATCATAAATTCATAAATATCTATGTTCTTAGTTGTTGATTTTTCAATATCATTCTCATCTTTTTCAATTATGGAATATTCTTTTAAATCATTAATAAATTTTTTCGCCCCAATATTATCAAAATTATTAACAAAATCAAATATTACTGGACTAATATCTTTTCCTACTTGTATTGCTCTCCCTATTTGTTGATAATAAATTATAGGAGATATTGTAGGTCTTAATAGAATTACTCCAGTTATATCTTTTATATGAATTCCTTCATTAAACATATCTATACTAAATAATATTTTAACTGTATTTATAGTATTGTCCATACGAAACTCTTCAACTTCATTATCAGTATTTATATACCCTGTGTATGCTTTATAAATCTTAATGTCTTTAGATATTTGGGCATTTTTAAACCAGTCCACAACAATATTTATCATTTCATTGAGATGTTCTGCATTTTTACAAAATACTATGAATTTATAATCATTATTATTTAAATGTTTCTTTAATATATTTGGTATGCCTTTGCTTAATTCAAGTTTATTTTTCATTTTTTCAATCTCTTTTAAAATTTCTTCCTTTTCATTTTCACTATTCTTACTATTTTCTACTTTATTTTTCAAACCATTAATTTCATCATTAAATGTATATAAAGCTGATACATATTTAGGCATTGGTAAAATATCTTTAATTATTGCTTCTGTTAAACTTAAATTAGTTACTATGTTGCCATTAAATAATTCTTCTGCCATATCTCTATTATTATCTAAAAATCTAATATTAGTTGCTGAAGTTCCTAATATTTTAGCATTGGGAAAGCTTTTAATTAAAGTATCAACTCCATTTCCCCATGATTCAGCACCACATCTGTGAAATTCATCTAATATAATCATTGATGGATTTAAACTTTCAATTTCTTCATTTGTCATATATGATAATCTTGAGTATGTTAATAAATCAGTATTATCTAGCTCTCCACCTTCACGTTCTAACTGTTCTAATATGTAAGTAGATGGAGCAATTACAACTTTCTTTTTATTAATAAAATCATATAGACACTTTAATATTATATATGATTTTCCAGTTCCTGTGGCTTGAACTACTGCGACTTTGTTTGTAATTTTCCATGATTCTATAACTTTTTCATAAGTTTCGTAATTATGTTTATATAATTTTATTTCTTTCATATTTATTCACCCCTATATTGTTATATAATTATAATATCCAAATTTATCAATATTTATACTAAGCTCCAGTATATAGGTTTTATGTATCTTTGTTCTATAATAATATTAACATACTTTTTATTTTGTTACAATAGAATTTTTGAAATTATTTTTTATTCTCTATATTTTATTTAAACTATTAAGGATTATTTCACTTTAAATAAAACAATCCATTTACTGGGTTTTTATAAATGACTTATAATAACTCCATTTATAAGTACATAACACTCATTACTAAGCATTAACTCTTATTGGATGAAAATGTACACCCGCTATCCCATTGTCAAAAACGTTTGGGAATACTTTTTTAATTATATTATATGCTCCGTTGACATCGCTATTAACTAAAATTCCATCATTAGATTTAAACAATCCTCTTACGATTCTTCTAGCTTTATTATAATTATCTTTTCCAATAGTCTCATTATCAATAAAACTGCAACCACTTGTATAAGATTCCTCATTAGTTATTACACTGATCCCTATACTTTCTGCTTTATATTTAATCATACTTATAAACTTATCATAAGGTATTGAAATAAAGTTTTGATTGACACGTTTAATTAATTTACTTTCTTGTTTCCATGTTTTATTAAGTCCTATAACTATTGTTGTTATATCTAAACTTTCACAGTAATTAATAATTGATTTACTTGCACAATGTAAATAATAGTCTATTTTGTTATCTCTATCTCTTTGTAGCTTATCCAATTTATTACTCCAGTCTTTACCATGTCTCTTCTTTAAATCAGCTTGAAGTTTTGATCTATTCTTATTATAGTATTGATTTATAGACTTAATAACTTTACCATTTATAACAATAGGTTTAACACCTATGTTATTAACACATGTAGCTAAATTATCAACGCCTAAATCAATTCCTAGTATCTTATTATTAAATTCTTTTGGTTCTAGAATGTTGGTATCATAAACTATTTCTAATACGTAGCTATTACCTTTTGGTATAACCCTAGTTTGAAGTAATTTATCAGTAACATTAGTTTTAAATAAATTATTTAATCCTTTAAGTGGAGTAAATGCAAAATATAAATAACCATCTTTAATGTGAGTTTGCATATTAGTTAACATAAATACATGTCTACCTTGTTTGTCTTTATATTTAGGTAATTTAGGTTTACCAAGATATTTACTAGGATTCTTTGACCAATCCTTAATTGCAACAAAAAATGATTTCCAATCCTTACACAATAATCTTAGTGTCATTTGTGCTGAATTACTTCCTATATCTTTGAATGCATCAGTATGTTTTAATTGTTTAGATAAATCTTCATATTTTAATATTGGTTCTTTATTAATAAATAATTGTCTTTGTGTGTAATTTGCTAAATTATAAATATTTTTAGCTTTGAAACAATATTCATCGAATAGCTTATAAGCTTTGTGATTTTTATTGATTGTATGTCTTTCAGTTCTTTGTGCTTTCATTAATTTCACCTCCCCACAATAATTCTTTATTTATTATTTAAGCCGTCTTTTTATTTAATATTTCATAGGTATTAATAAACCATTCATGCTCTGTTTTACACCAGTCGTTTTTTAAATTTTCACTTGTATTTTTTATTTGATTATTAAAGTATCTAAGCATTCTATCTCTATCATCAAATGTTAAAAATAACTGCCAATTACCTAGTTTCTTACATGAGGTATAAGTATAAACATCATATGAGTTATTGTATTCTATAACTTTCCACCCATTTATTATTTCATTATCAACTTCAAAATAAGTTTCACATAATTTATTATTTATTTTATCTTGTTCATTTGATTTATTATCTGAAATTTCTTCTTGATTTTCCCAAGCTGGTTTCCATCCATTTGCAAGTTCTTTTACTGTAACTCTGCAATCTCCTTCTTTACTTTGAGTAACATCAATAGTAGCAATTTTTTCTGTATTACTTAATTTTTCAAAAATCATATTTTTACATTTTAATATTATGATTCCAGTTTTGTTTTCAATTGATTTACTTAATGTTTTATAATCCACGTTTTCAGCTAAACCTTGAACTGGTTTTCCTTCTATCTCCATAACTGCATAATACTTATTTTCACTATTTTTTACTACTTTACAAAACCATCTATTCATATTAATTACCACCTTTTATTATATTTAATTTATTTATTAAGTTCTTTTTATTATGTATGTCTTCCATATATTTATAATAACATTATTTATAATTTATTGCAATACCTTTTTCAAAATTCTTTTTAATTTATTTTATACACGCTATAAATATACTCTTAAATGGCTTAAATACTAGCTTAAACTTACGATAAAAGTTGACTTTTATTTGGTTATTTTTGGAAGTCAAAGGCTAGATATTAATTCAGCCTTTGACTATTATATTTAACTTGCTTTTAACGATTCAAATGTTTCAATCATTTCTTTGTATGAATCTTCTAATTGTTTCTCTTTAAACATAATCATATTTAATTTTGCATCATTTAACGCTTCTTCTTCTGTTGATCCATGAGCAATTGAAATTCCTGATTTCAAATCTATTATAAACCATTTATCTTGTTTTTCATATGTATCCTCATTATTCTCATATATTCCGAATATCATACTTTCTATTTTAACTTCTTTTCCTTTTACAGTTTCTAAGTACATTCCTTTTTTATATTTAACAACTTCAATTTTAATTTCTTTTACAGTTTCGTCTTCTATTATATTAATTCCTTGGATAATGAAATGTTTATTTAGGTAATACTTTTGTAATTCGTCCAAACTTCCAAAAATCTCTTGAGATATTTTTTCACCGTCTTTTATTTTATTGATTATATATTCAAACCATTCACCTTCAAATTGATTTTTTAAAATATCAGAAAAATTAATTCCTGCTTCGATACATTCTTTTTCTATTTCACTTACATATTGTTGTTTAGTTTTCATTTTAATCATTCTCCTTATTCTTTATATTTTATTATATGTATTCCATGTATTAAATATAACATAGGTAATTATATATTTCAAGTATTATTTTTAATTTATCTTAATTCTATGAACCATAATGTTAAAAAGTCTTAAATCTATGAACTTTATTTCTTCTCAATACAAGTCATATACACACTTTTCACACCAACTTACATATTAGTATTACTTCAGTTCCGTATAGTGTTAGATAGGTTGTAAAGTGTGTTAAAATTAATTAGTTAGTATAATATAAAAAAATAGTAAATTAGTTAAAGGTTTAAAAAGAAAAAAGTTAAGTAAAGATTTATTTGTATGACAACTTGCTTGGCATACAAGACCGAGGAGAACGGCACGTTCGGGCTGGTCTAAGCCTACTCTCCTATAGTCTTGTTATGTATTAAAGTTTAAATAAATTGATTAAGTAGTTTAATTCCTCTATTCTGTTACCTTTATAATATATTAATGGATTAATTATAAAGAATTTCTTTCCATAGTCCTCTATTAATAAAGTAGTTTTCTTTCCTCCAATGAATATATTTAATAATTGTTTCTTTAAAGTAGTTGTATTTTTATTTGTGTATTGATTAAAACTTTCTGATAACTCTTTTAGTGTTAGTGGTTCTATGTCCTCCATTAATGAGCAACTTGGATTTTTACAAATAACATTATATTTAAAATGTATATATGGCAATAGTTCAATAAATAAAGATAGCTTTTTATGTTCCCTTGGAGTAGATCCTAAATATAATTCTTTTATAGTTTCTTTAAATATTCTTGTGTAGTCTTGTTTATAGTTTCCTTTTGAAATTTTCCCAATAAAGCTAACATTATTATTAACTATAATATTTTTATCACTATCAATAGATATTAAATTATTTTCTAATAAGATATTTTTTGTTTTGTAACATTCAACTTTTTTAAGTTTTAATAGTTCCATTAAATCACCCTCTTTAATAAGTTTGTATCTATTGTTTTCTTGTTGAACTTGTATTCTATTATCATTATACTTTAGATAGCAACATAAATATATAAATCTAAATTTGTATTGTCGGTCAATGTCAGAAGGAATATTATTATAAAAGTTAAAATAGAATCTCCCTAACTTTTCTTTTAAGGCTTGTTCAAATTCTGATATCTCCTTTCTAATTTCAATTCCTTTTTTACTTTGCTCAGCTTGTTCTGTATTAGCTTTTGCGTTGGTCTTTAGTATTTGTTCTTTAATGGTATTTAAAGCGTCCTCATGAATCTCTACCACTTCACCATCTTTAGTTATTGCATTTGATTGTATAATCGTTTCTATAGCCTGTAAATTGTCTTTAATGTTAATTGTTATTACCTTCTTTCTGTATTATATTCTCTTTAATTTATTTATATTCATATTGTTTTCTGTCTTCATTATTCAGATAACATAAATTTTTACTTATATTCTTTAAATATATATCACCAGATTTAGTAGCATATAAATATTCTATTAATGGGTTTCTGTTATAAGTTGCAATCATACAAAATTTATCCCATAATCTTATATAATAATCTTTAGTAGTAAAATAAGCTTCATATTCTAATATTACTTGAATAACTTTGTTATATTGAATCCAACTATAATGTTTACTATTCATTCTATTTAAGTAAGTTTGTGATATCTCGATATTATCTTTATATATATTGTAGAGTTCCATATAATTATTAAAATATATATCTTGTTTTAGTACCTTTTGTTTCTTTGTTAAATTTTTATAATTAAAATAGATAATACTATCAACCATACTGCAATTATAACCATTATAAAAACTATCATATTTATCTATGTAACATTGTTCTCTTTCATGTAACATTTTAGAATCCTGTACTATTTCAAGAATATTATATGTAAATATAGTTTTATCCTTTGTCTTATTGAATGAGCGTTGAATTTTAATAGAATGATGTTTATTATGTCTTAGCATTCTATCGTGTTCTATCCATCTCCTATCTATATCAGAACTACTGCCAATATATCTCTTATTTGTATTTATGTTTAGTATTTCGTAAATTCCTTGTTGCTTTATCATTATTTCATTCTCCTTTTATTCTATTTGTAATTATTCTCTTTAATTTATCATTTATTCCCTCAGCACCTTATCACAACCCCTCAAATTATTTTACTAGCCACTTAAAGAGTTACAACTCCAATATTTTTTGAAGTCATAACTCTATCTATATAAACCGTATAAACGGATTGTACTATATTTATCTATATAAAATAGATTTAAAATCTATGTATGTGTTAATTTAATAAACTACTCCTTCAAGTATCAATATTAAATCAGATAATTCTTTTCTTTGTTCCTTGCTTGAATTTGTATCATTATAACAAGTTAACATACTTTTATAATATCCTAAAATTTCTGAAAATCCTTCTTTGTCTATAACTTTCATTAAGTCGTTTTTAAACTCTTCTTTGTCTTTGTAGCCATGTTGTAAAGCTCCATTGAATTTAGTTTCAAAGTCTATTATTTCTTTTGCATAAGATTTAACATTTATCATATCATTACACCTCATTCATAATTTTTAACATCTTTTTGAAATAGAAGATTATAACTATTGATTGGTCAAGCGTTTTACCACTTCAAACCATTTTATTTTATTCCCAACACATTATTGCTTGATATATTTCCTTTTGTTCTTGCTCTGTAAATTCTCCATTGATTTTATACTCACCATTTAACCATTGAGTCATTTTAAAAGTTTTCCCTTTGTATTCTCCTTCTAATATTCCCATGTTTGGTGATTCCCATTTTTCAGTATAATCAATTTTACTCATTTTAATACACTCCTTCATTTAGCTATTAACTAGCTTTTTATTTTATTTGTTCCCTTGCCTATATATTACTACTATAGGTTTATATTGTCAAGAATTATTTTGTATCCTGTTTATTTTATTTAATTATACTGCTACTCTTTCAATTCTTTTAATTCTATCTTTAATAACTTTTATTCTTGCGTTACTATTTTTCAATACATAAGACGATAATTTTTCTTTACCTTCTTTTCTAGCTTTAATATTATAATCCTTATAACCTTTGTGTTCTTCTTCAGCAAGTCTTAATTTCTCTTTTAATTTTTCTAATGCTTTAGGATCACTTGATTTAATAATTTTGTCACCATTTATTATCTTATCTATTTTAGATGATATATCCTTTATATCGTTGTATTCTTCCCATAACTTACCTTCTTTAGATACAAATTTATTATGCTTATTCATATTGTAGTTTCCTGCCCCTGATATCATTTGTGAAACGTGACTCGCACCATTTGCATTATGTTTATTAGTCCATGTTGCATATGCTCTTTTATACCAGTTTAAAAGGTTATCCAATTTTATTTGTGAATCTGCTGACACTTTTGTTTTTGCTTCTTCTATTTCTTTTGAGACTTCTTCAATGACTTGATTATACTCTGCTGTTGCTGAACCTTCTTTGTAATCATTAAATGACATATTTTGTTTTGATATTCTTGCTAAGTCTTCATTGATAACTATTTGTGGTTGTTCTATTTTTTGAACTTCTTTGACTTGTTCAGTTTGTTCAATAGTTTCATTTACTATATTATTAAATTCTTTTTGAAGTAGTTTTGTTGGTTCTTCTGAGAATATAAACCCTTTTTTAAATCTGCTATAATATCCACCTATTGACTTGATTTTTAATTCAATGTTTTTAAATTCTGCATATTCAATTTTATTAATTAATTTTGCAACAAATATTGTAGCTCCAGTTTTTGTATGAACGTCTTTAACAACTGTAAAATCTGTTGTATTATTATTTTGAGTTATTTCTGTTGTGTTTTCAATTTGTTGTTGTGGTTCTTCTATATCTTTAATCTCTTTTGATTCTTCAATGGCTGTTTTAATTTCTACTTCTTCATATACTGTTAACCCTTGATTATTTTCTAATGATTTAATACTTTCTTTTATGTAGTTCATAATTTCTTCAGATACGTTAGATTGTTTAGCTTCATATATTAAATTTTCACCTAGTCCACATTGAATATTATAATTTTCTTTTCTTAATTGTTTGTACCAAAACATTTTATTATTAGCTACTTCTATAATTTCACTTTCTAATACTTCATAACATTCTCCAGCACTTGAATAAACTAATTCTTGTGAGTATTCATCATAATATGATTTTCCAGAATTTCTTTTAATATAACCTTCAGCACCTCTTTTAGTTTTGAATATTCCATTTATATAAGTTGTTGCTACTACATAGCATTTGCCATGAAATAATGAATTTCTAACTTCCTTTACTTGGTAAGCTGATTCATTGATTTTATTTAATAATTCTTGTTTGTTCATATTAACAACCTCACTTTATTATATTTATTTTATTCCTTTATGTAAGTTACAAGCTGTAACTACTTCCTATACTTAGTATTATACGCTTATATTTGTTATCTGTCAATAAAATAAAAAGAATATTATTAATATATTTTATAATTAGTTTATGTATGGATTGCACGAAGCAACCCTATTTGAAATATATTGCTATTAATAAAATTACTATAATTACATCAAATATTAAATTAGCTATTTGCAACTTATTCATATCAATTCACCTCTTTACATACATTTATATTAGTGTTATTATTCTTGTAAGAGAAGTCTTAGAATACAGAAGGCATTTAGCCTTCCATATTTGATTTAGTTACTTTTTAAAATAGTTTAGAAATAAAAATGTGGTTGCAACAATTTTTAAAACTAAATCTATTATCTTGTAACGTTTGTCAAAGTCTGTATTGTTAGACTTCTTTTCATGTTTTGACATTCCCTCAACCTCCCTTACAAATATAATTATATCATATAATAGTATATATGTAAATAAAATAAAAAGAATACTTAGATAACTTTTATAATCATATTAGATTGGTTTTGGTTTATATCAAACAGTTATATAATAGTTTGTGTTAACTCTAATGGTTCATTTAAGCGTTGTTATAGTTTTAAAGTATTAGTTTATTGAATTGGTTTAAAGTCGCTGGAATAAGTGTTATTTATTACAGTAGATTATATTAATTAGTTTCTACTTATATTTACTATATATAATGTAGATATCTTTTATTAATTCCATTTATAAAAATAATTTAAAAAATATTAGATAAATTATAAAGAATACTCTTGACTTGTATCTGTATTAATGTTAAAATAAATTATAGAGTTAATTAAGACGTGAACAACGTTAATAAATTAAAAAGGATGTATGTAAAAATGAGCAAAGTGTTATTTAAAGATGGAAATGAAAAATTAGTAGACGAAAAAACATTACAATTTTTATTAGATATTAAAAATGCTAAGAAGGATCAAATATTTACATATATAAACGAAAAACATTTAGATAAAATAAAATATATATGGTCTAATAAATCAGAAGAATGGTTATGTATGGCTTAACATAAATTAAATAAGATTAAATAAATTATAAAGGATGGATTTAAAATGAAAAATATTAAAACTTTATCAAATGTAGAATTAGTGAAAGTATACCAAGAAGCAAAGGTGAATTTCAGAAATGCAGTTGAAGGAACTCCTGAAGAATTAGAAGCTGATAGAATATATACTGAATTATTTAATGAGCTTAATGATAGAAATATTGATTTAAGAGATTATCAAGAAACAAAACAAACTATAGAGAACAAAGTAACTAATTCAAATAACACAATTAAACAAGTTAAGACATTTGTAAAATCATTAGTTATAGCAACTACAATATTATTAACAACATCTATTCTTGCTTTTGCAGATACTACACAACCAATTCAAGATAAAAAGATTGTAGATTATTATACAATGCAAAATAATGATGTTAAAACAATCTATGAAGATAATAGTTTCTATATTAATTCAGATGTAAATATTTATTCTATAGATAAATTAAATAATACTATTGCATTTAATAAAGAAGGTCAATTATATAGCTTTTATGTAGATAAAGATATTATTGATAGTTATTACTTAAATGAAGCTATTAATGTTACTATGGATAATAACAATGAAGTAGTTGATTGTATAGTGGATACTCAACCAGTTGTATATAAGAATGTAAGTGTTGTCTATTCAGATGATAAAGTATGTTGTGTTAGAATCAATGATAATGTATATGACTTTGTTAATGAAGATAGTGAAGACGGTTGGAAAGTTGGAGATAAATGTAATGTGATTATTCAAGATGATATGGTATTAGAAGTTAGACCTGTACCATTATGTGATAGATAGTTATTTAGTGATAAATTAAAGATAATAATCTCATATAGTTATATATAGATTCAGGAGTTGTAAGTGTTTGCTTATGGCTCTTTTATTATATCCTAATATATCTTATAGTAGTTATTAGAGTTATCATATATATTATAGATATTAGATTGATTGTAAATGTACTGTTATAATAGACTTATACAGTATTCTCGTTTATGTTGTGCTTTGTATTGACTTATAGTTAGTTTATATTAATGTTAGCAAAGTGTTTATACCTGTTAATTTATAAGCGTTGTATGAGGTTGTTATTTGGTTATAATTGATGTAATAGTATTTGATTATTAGTCAAATAAAATAAAAAGAATATGATTGATATATTGTTCATACTATGATAAAATAAGGTTGAGGTTAAATATATAAAATAATCTCAATAATAAAATATAAAGGAGAAATGTTTATATGAAAGAAAAACAAATTTGTAAAAACTGTGGAAAGGAGAAAATTATTCATGCTCGTAGATTGTGTAAATCATGTTATGATAATCTATATTATAATGGATTAATTGATGGTGTAGTTGCCCATAAATGTAAAGTAGATGGATGTGAAAAATCTGCTCGTGCTGATGGTTATTGTCAAAGACATTACACACAAGTGTGGAAATATGGAAAGATATCAGAAGGTAATACTAATAGAAGTAAAATGGAGCGTAATGAAATTATAAAAGATATTGAAAATAATATTGCTTACATAATTTTATATAATTCAAAACAAGAAGAAAAAGAAAGAACTATTATAGATTTAGAAGACATTGATAAAATAAAAAGTTATAAATGGAATTGTAATAAAAGTAGTAAATTTCATGTAAGTACTATTACAAAAGACGGAAATTTAATGTTGCATAGATTAATAATGAATTGTACTGATGATAGTTTAGTTGTGGATCATATTAATCATAACCCATTAGATAATAGAAAATGTAATTTAAGAATATGTACAAATGAAGAAAATAGAAAGAACAATAGTTTATATAATACAAATACAACTGGCATCATTGGAATATACTATATTAAAAAGAGAAATATATGGCAATCCAGTATAACTGTCAATACTAAGTTATTATTGTTAGGTGAATTTAATAATAAAGAAGATGCAATAAGAGAAAGATTGAAAGGAGAAGTATATTATATGAAAGAGTTCGCACCTCAACAACATCTATATGAAGAGTATGGAATTGATAAGAATGCAGAATATGAAGTTAAACAGTATAAGCCAAGAAAGAAAGGTAATGAATATGGTATTAAAGGTGTATTTAAAGGAAGTGGAAACAATAAAGATAAATGGAAAGTAGAATTTAAAGTTGATGGTAAGAATATATTCTTAGGTCATTATGATATATTAGAAGAAGCTATTGCAATTAGACAAGCTTATAAAGGATAATTATATATAATAAAATATAAACTGTACATATTAAGAGTAGTAATTTAATGTTGCTACTCTATTCTTATATAGATAGTTATGTATGTGTTAATAGTATGGAGATGTATAGTCGTTGTGTATTAGTATGTTTATAAGAGTTGTTATTGTATCATATAGATATATTTATATATGATAATATATACTTGTTATAAAGTTAGTTATCATTGGTAATTTAGTTGTCATATATAAATAGCTGTCAATGTATCAGTGTACTAGTTCATATAGAACACATTATATAGTAGACAAATCTTATCCACGATTATTAAAGCCACTTATAATATAAGCATTCGTATTTTTAAAAATTATCCAATTCCATCCAATCAAGTAATGAGCTGATAAAAGTAAAATTTTAACTGTATATGTAGTTGTTGATACCTTATAATGTACTATTTCAGTATTGTTATTACTGGTATTAATTGGATAACTTTATCTATTAAATATACATTTAGTGAAGTTGAGTTGAAACCGTTGGTATCACTAGGTTGTAGCGTTTGGAAGTGTGTTTTTAAAGGTATTTTGTATTGTTGATATATGTTATCATTACTAAATGGCTCGTATACTGGTATGGGGGCTATAAATACATATTAATTGATAATCATTATCAACAGATAGCCACTATCTCTTCTAGTCGTCTATACGGTAACATTTGTTACGATTGGTATAAAAACACGAACATTAACCATGAGTGGCGTTCGTCCTATGCTTCGTGAAACCTCCCTATCCACCCCATTCCTATCTAAAATTTACCATCAAAAATCGCTCAAAATAACCCTATTTATAACTACTAAAACCCTCAAACCTACTGATAGCAATACCTAAGACGATTAACCCTATACATCACTCAATACCTACTAATCGTCAATCAATACTCAACATCGCTAAAACCTAGTAATAGACTAACTTACAACCTATTTTAAGCTACTCCAAATTACCTCATCACGAGTCATAGTTATCGTCACTCATCTATCATTAAAAATTCAACATTAATTTAAACTACCCTCACATCAATTCTCCCACTCTAAAATTCAACGCAACTACTATTACCTAATTTTCTTCACACCCTATTTAAAATCCATCTCTAAGCTTGTCTAAATTACAAATATCAATAAATCTCCAAACAAAAAGAAACTATCTCAAACCAATAAAAGTTCAAAACAGTTTCTTAAATAAGGATATAGTGGTTGATAGATATTGAAAATAAAAAGTAAATATAATACTTATCCACACAATTAAATTATATACAACAAATCCAATTCTTTCTACATGTAAATAATACCAACTAGAATAAACTATATAGACATAGGGAGGGGGTATATTTTAAATATAGAATATAAGTACCTATATATAGTACCCTAGCTTATATAAAATGTTGTAAACAATATCTTTTTCTAAATTACAATCAAACTAACAATATATAGTCCTATAAAAACTAAACCACAAATTCCAATTAGTTTATCAAATAACATTCCAGTAGTAAACCATCTAAGACCATATCTTCCACTCAAAGGATAAAATAATGGAACTCCACTCTTAGTCATACTATCAAGGAATAAATGGCTTGCATATGATATAAACCATATTAAAGCAATATTCTTATTAAATACACTAATTCCTAAACTACTAAACATTAGAAAGAATAATCCATGTGTAAAAGTTCTATGGAATTGCTTTCCTAATACTAAATCTAAATCTGGAGCTATTGATCCTAGAATACCAAAAATTCCAACAACACCAGTAACGCTTCCCATAATAGGTAAACTCACTAATGTCCCAATAGCCAAATGTGTTTTCTTTGTCATAAAATTCACGTCCTTCCAAACTCGCCACAGAAGTCCAGCCACTCCAAACCACTTCTTATCGGAAAAATTTTTTCCTTAATTTATGCGGTTTTAACCTATCCTATGTGTGCGTCCTTTCTGTGTTTATTAAAGTATATACCTTACTGTTGTACCAATAACTTACTTAATAATATACTTATTTATTCTATTATTAGTCTTACCACTTGAATATGTATGTATTCATTTTAAACAAAAAAAATAAGAGCCTACATAAAATTAAATGTAGTATAATGATAATAGGTTATTTAGTATATTATGTATATTAGATAACCTATTATTTTAATATACTATAATTACTAAATGGATGTTAAATAATTAGTATAGTATGTATATAGTGTAATATAGTAGATATAAGAATAGACAAGAGAGGAGGATAAGTTATTGAAAGTGCAAGAAGTGAAGTTGGGAAACAACGTAAAAAGATATATGTTGTTAGATCATAGAGGATTACCAGTTATTCCAGTTGTGAAATATTTAAAGTATCTTGATAATGGAGAAAAGAGTTATAATACGCAAAAGACTTATTGTTATTCTTTAAAACTATATTTTGAGTATCTAAAAGAGATTGATGTAGATTATAGAAAAGTTAATATAAATATCTTATCTAATTTTATTGGGTGGCTTAGAAATCCATATGAGAATATTAAGACTATAGGAATAAAACCAATAAAGGCTAAGAGAACTGAAAAAACAGTAAATTTATCAGTAACAGTTGTAACTAATTTCTATGACTATTTATTTAGAACGGAAGAAATAGAAAATGATATGATTGAAAAATTAATGAAACAAGTATTTACGGGTGGTCACACTTCGTATAAAGACTTCTTACATCATGTTAATAAAGATAAACCTTCTAATAGGAATATACTAAAGATTAAAGAACCACGAAAAAAAATAAAAGTTCTAACTAAGGAAGAAACCGAAAAAATTTATAGAGCGACAACTAATATACGAGATGAATTTCTTATTAAATTGCTATTTGAAACTGGATTGAGGATTGGTGAAGTTTTGTCTTTATTCATTGAAGATTTTAAATACGATCATAATAAAGGTCATAAGATAAAATTAACAGACCGTGGCGAATTACCCAATGGTGCTAAGTTGAAAACTGGTGAACGTGAAATATATGCATCACAAGAGTTAATGGATTTATTTGATGATTATGAATATGAAATCTTAGATGAATTAGAAATAGATACAAATTTTGTATTTGTTAAATTAAGGGGTAAGAATAAAGGACAACCACTTGAATATCAAGATGTAAGCGCGTTATTTAAAAGACTCAAACAAAAGACTGGAATTGATGTTCACGCTCACTTGCTAAGGCATACACATGCTACTATATATTATCGTCAAACAAAGGATATAAAGCAGGTACAAGAACGATTAGGACATTCACAAATACAAACTACTATGAATATGTATTTACATCCTTCAGATGAAGATATAAGAGAAAGCTGGGAAATAGCACAACCAGCATTTACATTAAATAAAGGAGACAAGAAAATATGAAAAGTATTTTAAATACTTTAGGATACGAAAGTATAGATGATTATGACAATAAAATAATCACTACTTTATCAAGTTATATAGAGAAAACACCTAACAATGATGGATTAGTAGATTATAAAGATATTAAAACTACATATTTTTTAGAAAATGACAAATGGCACATAGGATTTTTTAACGGTATAGAACAATTTAAAAAACAAATTGAAAACTACAAATATTCAAATAAAAATATATCTTTCTCCTTTAACAATGTGAATATAAAAAATGAAACTAAATTTATAGTTTATAATAAATTATTTTCGGATGAATGGAGTTTTTACTCAGTTATAAATGGACAAATGCAATTCATAAGAAGGTTAATGGAATTTATAAATGAAAAGCATCATGATTTAAATTCATTACTTGACTTGGATTTAAATAAAACAAATATTCAATGGATAGACTGGCTTAATAGTCGCAATATTAAAACCATAACAACTACAAAACTTATAGAGAAAGAGTATCAGAATAAAACTGCTATTTCCAACTTTTTAGAAATTACATATAAAACCTTATTTAATCTAACAGATGAGCGAGAAGAATGGGAAAAAGATATTTGGAATGTAAGAAATTTAGAGCGATATGGAATAACTTATAATAAATCAATAACGATATATATTATTGATTTTACTAAAATCAATAATATCAAAATTAGGAGTGAAGTTAAGAAATATATTAAACAAAGATTAATTTCTAACAATAAATTTTCTTGGTCTTCAGCAAGGAATTACATGTTTCATTTGCCAAACTTTATAAATTTTATCTGTGAATTAGAGCCTACTTGGGATGATTTAAAAGGATTAGAAAGGTATCATATAGAAAAATATTTAGAATGGTTGAACATTTATGTAAAAAAATTAATTCAAAAAAATGCTAATCCTCAACAATATATAAGAATGGCATTATCTTATATACAAAAGTTTTTATCTGATATTCAAATTAGAGAATATGATATTTCTCCTATAAAAAATATTAGAATATTAATATTTCCATCAGATAAACCTATTATTAAGAAAAAGCCATACGACCAAATAGACTATGTTCCAGATATAGTTTTAGAACAGTTATTTAAAAATATAAATAATCTTCATAAAGAAGTTGTTCCCGTTGTTTGGACTATGTACAAAACAGGGCTTAGAATATCTGATGTATTAGGGCTGAAACAAGATTGTTTAGTCAAATTGAATAATAAGTTTTGGATAGAAACTGATATAGAAAAAACTTATGTTCAAGGTCATAGAATACCTATTGATGATGAACTTGCTAATATGTTAGCAGTTTTAATTGATAATGCTAAGAGAAATAGCAATCAAGATAATAACACTGAAAATTATATCTTCGTAAGATACAAAGGTAGTAGAAAAGGAAAACCTTATGGTAGTTATTGGAGCCAAACAAAACTTAATATATTAGCAAAAGATTACGATATTACAGATGAACTTGGAAATAGATATCATTTTAAAAATCACGCTTTCAGACATACCTATGCTATCAAAATGCTTAATGGTGGTGCCGATATATTTACGGTTCAAGAATTGTTAGCACATGCTTCCCCTGAAATGACTATGAGATATGCAAGATTACTTGATGATACTAAAAGAAAAGTGTTTGATAATGCAATAAAACAAGGTGTATTTAGTTTTGATGAAGGTGACAAGTTAAAGGAAGAAAATAATGGAGAAATACCTTCTGATGTTCTTGACATGCTTTGGACTAATCATAAGTTAAATGCTATTGATACTCCTTATGGAACTTGTTTACAAAGAACTAATGGTAAGTGTCAATTTGCAAAGCAACCACCTTGTCTAACCTGTAATAGCGGTAATCCTTGTAGAGATTTATGTGTTGGAGCATTTGAAGGTGATATTAAAAAATATGAAATACTAATAAATTCAACAAAATCTCTTATAGGAAGTGCTAAAGTTTATAATAGAACAGAAATGTCTAAAGAAAATGAAGAATTGCTTAATTTATATGAAGATATTCACTCTAAAATAATGGAAGGAAATATAATTTATAGTAGATTAGATAGGTTAAAGAAAACGGGTGATAAAAATGACTAATTTTAATCGTAAAGAGCAATTAAAACAACTTCATGAAGAACGTAAAGTTAAGACACAACAAAAGGTAGATGAAGCAATTAAACGTCTTATTAAATATCAAAAGCCTATTAATTTTAATAGTGTTGCTAATGAGAGTGGTGTTACAAAGGCTACTCTTTATAATAATCCAAATATCAAAGAAAGAATTGAAGGACTTAGATTACAACAATCTAAAGTTCCTACTCCATCTCAAGTAAAAAGAGAAATGGATGAGAATAATAAAGATGCTATTATTGCAAGTTTAAAGAGAAGAATTAAAAAATTAGAAGAAGAAAATAAAGAACTTAAAGAACAAGTTAAAATAAGTTATGCGGATATATATAAACAAATATAATTTTATAGAAAATAATGGTATAATTTATACATGAATTGTTTCGTACTCGTAATCTTTAATGCAACTTTTGGCTGATAATATTCCTTGATTTTATGACGAATAGTGAAAAAAATGCGTCTTAGCTATTGGAATGGAAAACACGAATCATGATCTTCGGAAATTTAATAATGCGGTGTAAAAAAACAAAAGCATATACTATATTTTACAAGAAAAGTCACTAGTGAAGAAAAGTGGTACGTATATATGTAAAGATGCTATAATCATTATTAGTTAATTCAAAGTGCTAGAATGTTTCTAGTGAATAACGAGGGGGCAATTAAAATGAGAATACCAATTTATCAGATTGATGCATTTACAAATGAACAATTTAAAGGTAATCCTGCCGCAGTATGTCCATTAGAAGAATGGATAAAAGATGATTTAATGCAGAAGATTGCTGCAGAGAATAATTTATCTGAAACTGCCTTTTTTGTAAAAAATGGTGATGAATATGAGTTGAGATGGTTTACTCCAAAAGGGGAAATAGACTTGTGTGGACACGCTACATTAGCAACCGCTTATGTAATATTTACTTATCTAGATAAATCTATAATGAATATAAAATTTAATACCAAAAGTGGAATTTTAGAAGTATCTAAGGAAGGAGGCTTATTAGCAATGATTTTTCCTTCTAGAGAAGGAGAAAAGTGTAATATTCCAGAGTCACTTATTAAAGGTTTAGGAAAGCGACCAAAAGAGGTATACAAATCAAGAGACTATATGGCGGTGTTCGAAACTGAACAAGATATAATTAATCTTGAATTAAATATGGATGATCTAAAAAAACTAGATGGATTTGGCGTAATAGTAACAGCAAAAGGAAATGAAGTAGATTTTGTATCAAGAGCATTTGGACCAAAAGCAGGAATAGATGAGGATCCAGTTACTGGTTCAGCTCATTGTACATTAGTACCATATTGGAAAAATGTATTAGGTAAAAATGAATTTGTTGCATTACAATTATCAGAAAGAGGTGGAAAACTTTTTTGTACTGATTTAGGTGAAATGGTAAAAATCTCCGGAGAAGTGGCATCTTATTTAGAAGGATATATAAATGTTTAGACATATGTAGTCTTTTTAATAATTTAGTTTACAATCTGAAGATTTAAGCGTCACAACTATAAAACCGAATAATAACCACAAATGCCGTATTATTCACTAGTGAGTTTTACAGCATTTTTACGTCGCATTTCAAACTATGTGTCTATCTATTGTAAATTTACGATAGATAGACTTTCTTCTTATATTACGAAACAAAACCAGCAAATTATTTGCTGGTTTTTATATTGCTTACAAATTATACATATATAGTTTGTATAAATAAAGTAATATTAATATTTTTTTCAATTAGGTCTTGATAATTTTATGTAGACTCCCAAATAAGTATATGATTTTAAATATATTGAAATGTATATCCTTTATATTGCTTTCTTTTACCTAGACAAACAGTTGATATCATACTTTGAATTAACTTCGTTCCAAATCTTTTTATAGACTGTCTTTCTAATTCTGTGGCAGAAGGGAATATACCAAGACTAATTCCATCTTTAAATATTTCTACTTGTTTAGAACATCTCTCTTGATTTCTAATTCCATTATTCTTATTATTCTTTTGTTTTTCTTCGTCGGAATCATAATGACACCAACCAAGTTTGTTTCCTGATTTGAGCCATTCAATAATTGTACTTCTATCTATTCCCTTTTCTTCTACTATTGTCGTAGTTGTTAATTCTGGATTATTATTTTTCATCTCACATATTTCTTTAGCCAAATTTGATAAAGCGAATTCATTACACCTATTCCAATCAATTTTATTTAAATCAAATAATTTATTTAGTGTTTTATTAGTTACTATATTTTGTTTAATGAATTCAAATCTTTTGTGTGTTCTATAATCACAATCAATTCTAATAACCTTAATACCATGTAATCTTGCTTGTTCATCTTTGTAATTATCTATAGCCTTTGATTCTTCTTTAGTTTGTCCACTCATTTTGTTATCATTATTGTGAAATTGTCCGTCCATTTCTATAATATACTTTTTATTGTTATATATAAAATAATTATCATAAGACATTTTTTCTATCCAATCTGGGGAATATTCATGTTCTATATAATAAAAATTATATATATTATCTAATTGATTCAATAACTCATAAGAAAACTTATTAGGATATTTTATACCATCAGAACATGTACAACCTATTGAATGTCTTCTATAAATATCTCCTATAATCATCGGTTTATTTTTAATTATTGAACAACTTGGACAAATAGGGTATATTTTTCTATGACTATTATAGGTATACATTTTAGCTTCGTCATATCCATTTTGGAAATATGGAATCATCCAAGGAGAAGTAGATACGATTGAATTTATGTTTTCTACAACAACTTTATTGTCACAACAGGAGCATCCCCCATGATTGTTTAAATGAGATTCATCAATCCATAATTCATCTTGATATAAATCACCCTTATAATGCTCACCACAATCAAAACCACATTTTTTGCACTTGTACTTATAATATTTTCTAGTTATAACACTTTTGTCTTTTATTTTCTTTCTATCAGTTATTGTGATATCTCTTTTATCATCTTGAAATCTAGTGCCTATCTCTATTTTAAAAGCTGAAGTTTTTGTACCAATTATGTTACCAACTTTACTCTTCAAAAAGCAACTAGTTTTAATTTTATACTCTTCATATTCATATAATACTACTAATATTTGTCCTTTTGTAATATAATTTATTATCTCAATCCACCCTTCAATATTATCATAGACAAATTTAATTTTAGAACTTATACACTCTTTCCAATTAATTTTACCTTTGCATCTTCCTTCTGTATATTTAGGTAACTCCTCTAGAAATACTTTCCTAACTTTCTTCTCTTCCATTAATAATCAATCCTTTCAATATGTATTATAATTTATTTATCAATCCTAAAAATAGTAGGGAAGTAGCGATTGATTTTCTACTTGTCATTTGGTTAATTACTCCAAACTATCCATATTGATAGTATATCACTTACCAAGTTACTTGTCAAGTGTATTCTTTTTATTTTATTTAATTATAAAAACACGCTATTTTTATACCATTTTTAAGCGAAAAATCATTAAAAATTATGTAAAATTGAGTGTTTTTCAGTAAAATTTATCAATATATTTGATTTAATTGGTATCATTTTAATACATATCGAATAGTATAGACTATAAGATACTTCAAAAGGAGTAAAGAAAATGCCACAAATATTAAGTGTATTAGAAATATTTTTAGTATCAAATCTAATTGCATATACTGTTCATTGTATAAAAGGACATAGTAGTAAAGAAAAAATTGAAATAATGTCAGTAAGAAGTGAATTACGAAAATTTAAAAAATTAGACGAATCCGACAAAAAATCTATATTTTAAAAAATAGTAGTAACACATTAATAGTTTAGCACATAGTATATATTATAAGAATTTAAGAAAGGAGAAATAAAATGCTTCTATATGAGGAAATTAAACTAGTTTGTAAAATGATTAGCAATAATAAACCTTGCCTACCTAAACAAAAAGCAGTAATAAATAAATTTAAACGTGATTGGAAAAGAATTATGGCTTTCTCTGGACTTTATAATGCTATGAAATTTACTTATAGTCCTAATAGGATAAAAATAACTAATTATGGGCTAGAGACATCTATATATATAGTTCCTCCTTTAACTTTTAGTAAAATCAATGAATTAAGAGATATGTTACAAGAGAATTTAGGATGTATGATTTTGTTTAATCACTCTAAAGTATCCCCTTTTATAAATGCAAAATTTATATTTAATCCACATGATGAAGATACTTATAAAGTAGTTAAACAAAAGTATCCTTGGGAAATCTATATTGGTAACAATTATGCAGGAGAACCTATACTTGTAGATATAAATAAATATGTTCATATAGGAGAATATGGAGGGACACGTTCGGGAAAATCAGTACAACAATCAGTTATACTAACAAACTTAATAGCGAATATATCACCTAAAGATGTAAATCTATATTTATGTCAGGCTAGTAAGTCAGATTTAATACTGTTTAAGGCATGTGAACATACTAAGGCATTTGCGCAGACTTTAGAAGAAATATGGACTATATTGGATTATTTAGTTAACACAGAAATGCCAAGAAGATCAAATTTAATAGAACCTTACAGAGAATGTGCTAAAGCAAGTAATTATAAAGATTATAATAAACTTAAGAAAACTGAAAAAATGGTAATGACTTATGTAGTATTCGACGAAACTTCTTCTTTATTCCAAGAGCAAAATAAAGAAACTAAAACAATAAAAAGTGAAATAGAATTTTTCATGGAAGAAATAGCTAGAACAGGGGCTAGTCTTGGTATCGTACTTCTTGTATCTTTGCAAAGACCAACAAAAGAAAACATGAATACCACAATTAAAAGTCAGTGTACTACTACAATATCATTCAGACAAAATAATTCGGTTTCTAGTAATGTTGCAATAGATGATTCCAGTATTGCGATGGGATTAGAGATGCGTGAATTTGTTTATAGATTGGCTTCAAAAGATGTAGAATATGGTATTGTTCCATGGGTTAAAGATATAGAACTTCAAGAAATAATAAAACCATATAAGAAGCCACACAGAACCCTATTTGATGACTTAGAAAAATTATCACATAGAAATGGTGTTAAAAAGAATAAAGAAAGTCTAGTAGAAATAGGAACTCATATGAAAACCGAAAAGGAAATACTTGAAGAGAATAAAGCCAAAAATCCTAATTGGGTAGATTGGCAAAACCCCACAGGAATGACTATTATAAATGATACTAAACTATCATCCAATAAAACAGATAAACCAATAAATAATGGGAGGGAAAAAATATGCTGACTCCAAGAGATAGGGAGATTATAAACTTTATAGATGATATAGGTTATTCTACCATACAAAACATTGCAGATTTGTTTTTTAGTCAAAATAGATTCTCATATGATCTTAGTCGTAAAAGACTTAAAAAGATAAAAGAAATGGGAAATTATATAAGATGTTTCACTAATACTGAAACTACAGAAACAGTGTATATACCTTATGAATCTAATAAAAAGAAAGTATCAATCCATGATGTAATGGTATTAAACTATATATGCAAATTAAAATTAATAGGATGTAATATAGAAAAAACTGAAATAGAACCAATGTTTAATAATACTGTAAAACCTGACGCACTTGTACAATTTGTATTTAATGGATATAGATTTTATCAATTAATAGAGATGCAGATTAGACATAATTTAATAGATTTAGATAGATATAATAAAAAAGGTGTCATGAATTCTATACTAGACAAGACTAATAACACTATACCCAAGCTAATAATAATTCAAGATACTAAGATAAACTATGCAGATAACAATCCAACTCAATTAGATATTATTCAAATGGATACATCTATTGAGGACATAGCCAAAGTAATTATGGATTAGAATTACTCCCTCCTATAAGGGAATTACATATCAAAAGATGAAGATTATTCTGATTGCAAAAGATAGATATATGTCGTAAGTCTAAAGGCTAATATTTGATTGCTTGATTTATAATATGTGTTGATGGAGCATTTATAATTATATAGTGGCTTATATACTAGGTATTGAGTTGTAGTGAAGTTTATATACTTAGTCTTAGCTAGTATATAGTATATGAAGTTACTATATAATTATAGATATTATCATTAACATGGTGTTATAAATTATAGGCAATTATGATATTAACTTGATAAACTTCTGATTAAATAATCTTATTTCTTAAGAGATATGAAATTAACTTTATGAAGGAGGTATTCTTTATGATAGAATACATAATACACTTGTTGTTAAAAACAATACTAATACTTGGACTTGCCAATATAGCATTAGCTTTTGTTCCATCTCCAATAAGAAAAACAATTATAGGAACATTTAAATTTGCATATAAGATTACTAATTTTGTAGTAACTCAACTTAAAAAAGTTGTCAAGAATATTTATGCAAACTACAAAGAAATTGAACAACCTAAAAAAAGAAAGTATACTCCACGTAAAAGGAATACTAACTCTAAGGTTATCCAATTTCCAAAGAAAAACATACAATAATATTATTTTTAAGAAGATTGATTAATTTCTTTCTTCTCTTCCTATAATAGTATTATTGACAAATATAAAATTAATATACATTAAGGAGAAATAATTTTATGAAAATAGTTAAATTTAAATATTTTAAGAAAGACTATAGAAAATATTATAATGAAGATAGCAATTGTATTTCAATAAGAACTGAAGATAAAATGCAAGAAACTTTGTTTGATATTTATGATACAGATGATTTTGAAATAGACTATGAGAAGGAAATAATAGAATTGTATTAAATTTTAATAATAATTAGGAGAGAATGTATTATGACATCAACAATAATAGCTGGACTTACTGGACTAGGAGTAGCAAGTATAATAGGAGAAAAGATATTAAATAATATGGGTAAAATTGAAATGGGAAGTTTCGTAGGATTGGCAGGATACTCACAATTAGCAATTTCTGCAATTTCAGGTGTTGTAAAATTAATTTCAGTAATAGCTAAGATATAAGGTAGGTAATATTATGGGAACAATGTTATCTAATGTAATTGGTGTAGGATGTGCTGGTTTTATATCATCTAAAGTATTTAAATGCTTAGGGAAACCTGAATTCAGTGAATTAATGATGCTTTGTGCATGGGTAGGAATAGGAATATATTTTTTTACATGGTTAAATGGAGTTAGTTTTACTGTAAGTAATAGTTGGTTTGGAGATTTGGTTAAGTGGTGTGCTAGTTTAACAAATTAATGACACTTATTTTAAGGGTTGTATTATTGCAACCCTTTTTAATTTTTTGTATAAACAAAATAAAAATAATATAGTTTACAAACAATATGGTAAATAGTATACTATCAATATGGATAGTTTGGAGTAATTAACCAAATGACAAGTAGAAAATCAATCGCTACTTCCCTACTATTTTTAGGATTGATAAATAAATTATAATACATATTGAAAGGATTGATTATTAATGTTAAGACAAAAGAAATTTAAAAAGATATTTTTAGAAAACTTAATCACATATGGCTCTAGTTCCAACAAAGGAAAAATTAATTGGCGAGAAAATATTGGAAAATCAATACATTTTATTTATGATAATATTGAAGATGATTTGATTTTAATAGAAGTAATCACTACTCCAACAAAGAAAACAAATTTAATTTTTTCTTATAATAATAAAATTTTAAATCCAATTGCTACAGGAAATTTTATAAGATGTCAACTTGGTAATATACTAGAAGTGTTTACGCCAGAATTCAAATATGAAATAGGACAAAGGATAATTGATTATAATGAGAATGGCACTATTAAAAGAGATTTTATAATTACAGATTGTACAAAAATAAAAGCTCAAAATGATCAATGGTTAAAATATTATAAATATAAATGCAATTTATGTGGATTTGATTGTGGAGAATATTATTCATCTAAAAATGAACAATATTATGATGAATATTGGGTTTTAGAAAGTGGAATAAAGAAAAATAGTTGTTCTTGTTGTTGTGAAAGTTCTAATATAGTAGTGGAAAATATAAATTCAATTATAACTACAGCTCCTTGGTTAATACCCTATTTCCCTAATGGCTATACTGACGCTAAAAAGTATACTAAAACTAGTAACAAAAGTATAATTCCTATTTGCCCAGATTGTGAATGTAAAAAATCTAAAAAAACAATTATCGGAAGTATTTATAGATGTAATTCTATCGCTTGTACATGTTCAGATGGTGTGAGTTATCCAAATAAGTTCGCTTTTAAAATGCTTAAAGAATTAAATATTGATTTCATTAATGAGTATTCTCCAGATTGGATAAAACCTAAAGCATATGATTTTTATATTCCTTCATTAAATGTGATAATAGAAATGGATGGAGCACTCGGACATGGAAATAAAGTACATAATAAAGATACAAAAACTATTGAAGAGTCAAAAGCAATAGATAACTATAAAGATGAACAGGCACAACTACATGGAATTGAAGTAATTAGAATAGATTCTAAGGTTTCTGAATTAGATTATATAAAGAAAAATATATTATTAAAATTAAGTAAATTGTTTAATTTTACTAATATTGATTGGTTAGAATTAGAAAAGTATTCACTATCTAATTTAGTTAAAATCGCTTGCAAATATAAACAAGACAATCTTAATATAACTAGCACTAAAATAGGTGAAATAATGGGATATAGTGATATGTCAATTCGTAGATGGCTAAAAAGAGGAACAGAAGTTGGTTGGTGTGAGTATGATGCTACTTTAGAGAAAAGTAAATCTATAACAAACAATAAAAAATTAAATAGTATGCCTTTGATTTGTTTAAATACTTTAGATATATTTGAATCAACTAGAGATTGTGAAAGACGTTGTGAAAAAATTTTAGGAGTTAAATTTTATGCAAGTTCAATAGGAGAATCATGTAGAAAGAATGGAAAACCTTCTAAAGGATTTAGTTTTAAATATATTTCAGATTTAACAGATGAAGAAAAACAAAAATATAATATTGCATAAATCAATAAGCCTAGAATTTAATCTAGGCTTATTGATTTTTTGATTAAAAACGCATAAAAATAGCACCTACTCAATTTAAGTAAGTGCTTGGACTAGATATTATTTTAATCCCAAAAACTATCGTCTTCAAACATATCATTAAGTTCATTGCTTGAAACCTTAGATGAAGTATTTTCAGTATTATTGCTATTTGTATTTTTCTTATCTGTTCTGATTTTTAAATCATCATAATCTTCATTAATCTTATTTTTCTTTCTAGACTCTAAATCGTTTTTAGCTTCTTGTATAAGTTCTATTGCTTCTTTTGGCATACTGCAATTACCAAATACAAGTACACTATTTCCATTTTTATTTTCATTGATCTTTTCAAAGTCATAACCTTTATAGTTTTTATTAACATCATCCTTAGTAAAAGTCTCAGTATTTATAGTTCCTACTAATACATCACAATTTAACTTTTCTGGAATATAGAACATACTCTTCCCTATAGCTACATCTACTGCCTTTTTAAAGTCTTTAATATCGTTATCTAAATTTAAAATAACTTTATATCCTTTAGTCGTATGAACTCTCTTTGAATCAGTAGTATCTGTGTTATATTCAGATATGTTGAATCCCATATCTAATTCTTTCATAGCTTTAATATTAATTTCTTTTTCATCAAGAGATTGATTGTTATCTATAAATTGAATTGAATCTATAATACCTTTATTTTTTAAATCTATTAGTTCGTTCCAAAAATCAATTGCATTAGAAAAAGAAATTAATCCTTCCCCTATGTTAGGTAATGTTGCAACTATATTGATAGATTTTTCAGGACATACATGTTTAGATTTTATTAATTTTGCTAACATTATCATTGCTTTACTACCTGTTCCGCCATCACCAGACCCAAAAAATAATATTGTACTTTGATTTGTAAATTTTTTAATCATCTCAACAAACTTAGGAGCTTCTTCTTTGATATATATTTCACATAAATCTCTATTTTTCCCACACCCATCAGCGTTAGGAATATAAAAACAACGCCTTTCTCGGTTAAAATGGTCAAGTGTTTCCATTTCAGATAGATTTGTATTCATAAAAATCCCAGTATATCGTTTATCTAATCCTAAAAATACAGACAATTGTGCGTTTCCACAACCACCACAACCAATAGCTAAAATATCACTTTTTTTCATGATTATTACACCTCACCAAATATATTTTTTCTAATATTATTCAATTCTCTAAATCCTTGCTCTGTTAATATATAAGTCTTTTCTTTTCCATTTTTTAAACCTTCAGTTATAAAGCCTTCTTTTATAAATTTATCTCTAGTTTCCCTTATTTTTTTATCAGATAGAGTAGTTTTAGTAATTAATTCTTTAATTGTAGTTCCATTACTCATACATAATCCTTTTTTTCTGTCATTTCTATCTATAATTGCTTTCAGTATTTGATAATCTTTAGTAGTAAACATGGATATATTACACCTCACTCCCAACTTTTTCTAATAAATTAATATTAGTATATCATATAAATA